TGATAATAATTTAGATTTGTCAGAGGAATTGGTAGATTTGAATGAACTCTTCTCTCCTTTTAATGATGACGGTGAGAGTGATTCAGATGATTAATCCACAATTTTTAAAAGAACTAACTGAAGGACAAGATTTAAAATATTGTAAACAGGAAAATGTAATATATGTAAAACCGGGCATATTTGCAATGTCTCAAAGAAAAATTGAGAGATTGATTCGAATTGCCGAAATGCAAAAATATTATCAATGTAATCCTGTTCGTTTTATTAATGACTTTTTTAATATAGAATTACTTGATGCACAAGCGTGGATTATTCAAAGGTCATGGACTTGTCCTAATGTATTGTTGGTTTGTACAAGGGGTTAAACAAAAAATGTTTTATGTAAATAAAATATGAAAAAATAAAACATTTTTTAGGCTCCGCTGCTTAGAAATAAGTAGGCAATAATCGGGCAAAATCGGTGAACGACTAAGTTGTCATGATATGTCAACACCGAGATAACCAATAAGATTGCGAAAGGTTTATTGGTATTGTAACGCATAGGTAGTGAATAAATATAATCTACCCACGAGTGTCCGACACCCGAGCATTTAAAGATGCGGGTGAAAATATATGCTAATCTGAATTGGAATTGACCAATTAATGAAAATGAAGGAAACTTCCAGAGCGTAAGATAAAAAGCTTACGGTTAATAACGAATGTTTGGAAAATCAACAATTATAGATATCATGATAATGGCAAAAGATATGTTGTTCAATAATTATTGGACATATATTGCTTCAGGTTCTGGTTCTCAGGCTGAAGAAACTTTTACAACTCTTGAACGATTAGCCAACGATAATATAGATACAATGCTTGGTTCTACTGGTTATATTTTTAAACAGGAAGTAGAAATCAAGAATGCCGCAGGTGATGGTTTTAGTCATTCGTCTAATGGTTTTTCGTATAGTTTGTATAATGGAGCTTTTACACAAACGCTTAACTCAAATGTTGATAAAAAAAGGGGCAAACGTGGCTCTGTAGTATTTGACGAGTGTGGTTTCTTAGATGAGGAAATGATGAGTGTTTATGCGGCTTTTGCCATTGTAAACAAAAGTTTTAAATCTGGTAAAGATAGAGATGGAAACACAATTGATAGAAACAGACTTCGTTGTATTCCTAGTAATATCCCGAATCAGTTATTCTACATATCTTCTGCTTCTTCTACTGATACAGAATTTTATAAATTATACCGAGATTTTAGTAAGCGGCAATTAATGGGTGACCCTGATTATTTTGTTGCACATATTGATTGCGAAATAGCTTTTAATCCCACTATTCATGGTGAGGTAATGGAGCCGCTGCTTTCGAGAAGCACTGTAGAAGCGGCAATGAGAGCGAATCCTGAAAAAGCAAGAAGGGAATATTATTGTCAATTTACATCGGATGCAGGAAATAATGCAGTTATTCGTAGAGGTGTCATTACTCGTAATGAAAAAACATATAAGCCAGTTCTTTATAATGATACTGGTAATCGTAAAGTAGTAATTACATATGACCCCGCCCGTTCTCGTGATAATTCTGTAATTTTAGTTATAGAGATATATCCTTTTAAGGATTCTAATGGAGATGTTGAATATAAAGCACGTTTACTTAATTGTATTAATTTGATTGATATAGGTAAAAAAAGAAAGTCTCCAATGCAAACACCTGACCAAATTGATTACTTAAAAGAAGTAATTCTTGATTATAATCAAGGTGGCGATGAAAATTATAGTAACATTCTTGGTGTTTATATAGATGCTGGTTCTGGTGGAGGCGGTGTTAATATTGCTGATTTCTTAATGGAAGATTGGGTTGGAAAAGATGGAAAAATGCATAAAGGGTTAATTGATAAAGAATATTCAAAAGAATATATTAAGAAATTTCCTAATGCTGTGGATAAAATTCATTTAATGTCTCCTAGTCAATACAAATCTATTATGTATGAAGCAATGATAGAAATGATTAATCAGAATAAAGTTGAATTTCCTGCTTCTTATGATAATAAAGGTTACTTAACGGTATTTGATATAGATGAGGAAAAACTTGAAAAAGAAAAAGCTAAGATAGAAACAAAATTAAAAAAGAAGAAGTTATCACAGGAAGATTTTGATTATCAGCTACAAGAAGAATTAGATAAAATTCAAAATGTAAAAACAAAGAATGTTAAACTTGATTGGCAAGAAGAAATAGCCTTAATTGGTATAGATGCCTTGAAAGAAGAATTGGTAAATATGATTCGTATTAAACGTGAATCTGGAAAAGACAGTTTTGAACTTACGCCAGAGAAACGCAATAAATTAAATGATGATAGAGCATATTGTTGTTGCATGGCTTGTTATGCTTTATCTGAAGAAAGAAGAAAAAATATTACTTCTCGAAGAAAACAAGAAGACCCTAATAACCTTCTTGATTTGTTTGAAATTCGTAGAGGGACTAGACCTTCTGCTTTTAGTGATAAAAAAATAGCGATGTAAGGGGGTGAAAGTTTGGCAAGAAGTATGAAAAAAAGTAATAGAAAAACAAAAGACAATGTTCAGCAAGAACTTAAAAAGCGTCCAGAATCTGCTGGCGAAATTCAAAGGTGGTATGAACAAAACAAACTTCAAATAGAAAATTTTGCTGATGCTTCTGATGCAATAAAAATATTAAGGGACGTTAATTCTAATAAAATTAACAGAACAATTAGTACTTTTGATAAAAGTAGATTGAGAAGTTATTTGCAAAATATTTCTTCTAACTCAACTAACTTAATTAATTTATCAAGGTATTTAGAGTACCGTTCTCAGATTTATCACAGAATTATAAAATATTACGCAAATATGCTTTGCATGGAGGCAAGGATTGTGATTCCACCTTATAGTTTGACACAGCCTCTTTCACCTGAAGAAACTTTAAAGATATATGAAGAAAGTCTAGTTGTTTTAAATAATATGAATCTTCAGTATGAAATGTTAAAAGCGGCAATTGTATGCTGGCGTGAAGATGTGTTCTTTGGATGTAATTATTATGACGATAGCGGGCATTTCATTTACCCATTAGATTCTCAGTATTGTAGAATTATCGGTATTTATCCGACAGGTGATTTTGCATTTGCTATGGATATGACTTACTTCAGAAGTAGGCAGGAACTATTAGAAGCATTGGGTGAACCATTTACTACTATGTATAGAGAATATGGTGGAGATAACCAAAAAAAATGGGTTCCTTTCCCAGATGAGTACGCTGTTTGTTTTAAAATTCGGTCTGAAGATTGGGAAACTATTGTTCCACCTTTAGTCGGTTTATTTAATTCTTTGTTAAATTTATCTGACCTTGAAGACATAGAAGCAATTGCAGATGAACAGCAAATTTATAAAATGTTGTGGTTAGAGTTAACTACTTTAACTAATACAGATATACCAGACGATTGGAAAGTGAGTCCTTCTATAGTTGCTCAATATTATAGGAAGATAGTCAATGACGGTATACCAGATTATACTACAGCAATTATATCTCCTGTACCAATTCATGAAGTATCTTTTAATAACGATGCGGCTAGTGATACTACAAAAGTTCAAAAGGCAACCGAATCTGTATTGAATACTTCAGGTGGAGCACAAATATTGAATTCTGCTGCAATTACTGGTAGCACTGGGCTTAATTTGGTAATGAAGGCTGACACAGAATATGCTATCTCTTCTCTCTTACCTCAAATTCAGGCGTGGGTTAATAGATTTTTATCTTATCAAGTTTCTAAGCCTTGTAAAATTAAGTTTTTTGAAGTAAGTGCGTATACTAAAGGAGAATTAAAACAAGAGCTATTAACGTCTGCTACTTATGGCTTGCCGAATAGATTGGCTTTAAATAGTCTTATGGGTATAAGCGAACTTGAGACATTATCTATGCTTAATCTTGAAATTGAGATACTTGAATTAGATGAAAAAATGATTCCAGTTTCTACTTCTTACACAATGTCAGGAAATAATGCAAATAGGGATAATGTTGGTAGACCAAAATCTAGTGACACAGAGATTACCGATGATGGCGAAGCCAGCAGAGATAAAACAGATAGAGCGAATTAATACTATTGGGTCAAGTAGTTAACTTGATAAATAAAATTACAAACATATTGTTTATTTATGCCCTAAGAATAGAGAGCCAATAAATGTTGGCTCTTTTTTATTTTTAGGAGGTAAAAATGTCTTTTAATAATAATACTAAGTTGTTTGAAGGATATATTTATAAGATAGACAATAGTATTAATAATAAAATATATATTGGTCAAACTTCAAGCAAAATAAATTTAAGATGGAATCAACACAAAAGTGCCGCAAAAACTAAAGTATATAGCCTACCCTTGTATAATGCTATGAATAAATATGGTATAGAAAAATTTTCTATTCATGTAATCGAAAAGTATTATGCGAATACAAAAGAGGACTTGTTGGATATTTTGAATGAAAAAGAGATTTATTATATATCAAAGTACAACACATTACGTCCCAACGGGTACAATGTCAGTTCTGGCGGTGATAATCTTTCTCATTTAAATATTATTCCTGTTGATGCTTATTATGCCGATGGAACTTTATTTAAAAGATTTAGTTCTCAAATAGATGCTAAAGAGTATTTAAATCGTCCTTCTGCGTCTATATCTAAGTGTTGCAAAGGCAAAGCGTTTTCCGCAAGTGGATATGTGTGGAGGTATAAAGATGAACCGTTTGAAAAGTATAATATTAATGTAACTCAAGAGCAATTAGATAGGGATAATAATAAAATTCCCGTAGATGTCTATACTTTGGAGGGCGTTTTTGTAGATAGTTATGATTGCATAAAGAAAGCGTTGGAAGGTTTGTGTAATCGGAGTGAGGGAACATCTTTTGTTAAAAAAGTATGTGATGGCATATATAATCAGGCTTATGGATATGTTTTTAGATATCTTGGAGAGCCTTTCGACAAGTACGAATACAAAACTAATGCCGTGTATAAACCAGTTGATTTATACACGTTAAATGGTGATTTCATCGGTACATATCCTACCATTGCTCAAGCCGCCCGTGAAAATAATATTTCTAATCGTTCACATCTTTCTGACTGTTGTAACGGTAAACGAAAATATGTGGAAAATTTTGTTTGTAGATACACTGGAGAACCTTTTGATAAATATTTATTAGAAAGAAAGAAATCTGGAACGATTCCAAAAAAGGTGAACCAATATAGTTTGACGAATGAATATTTAAAAACTTATTGCTCTTCTAAAGACGCTTACAATGAAACAAAAGTTTATTTTACAAGCATATTAAAAACTTGTAGGGGTACGCAGAAAACAGCTGGTGGATATAAATGGTTTTATGCTGATGACCCCAATCAACCTGATAGAACCAAAATAATATCTTAGTGTTGTTAGGTTGCGAACCACATATAAGATGGTGAGAAAATGAATAATAAAAACCTTTTTGTAAAAACAACTGATGCTGAGACAGCAGAGCAGTTAAAAGCTGAAGGTTTTCAGCTTATTTCTAAAGAAGGAAATACTTATACTTTTTTAAATAAGACTCCTTCGACATTTAATAAAGATAATAAGAAAATATCTTATTCAAATATATTAGCAATTTAGATATATTAGCAATTTAGAATCTTCCTTTTACCAGAAAGGAGGGAAAATGAAGGAATGAAGTTGTTAACACTAGACCAATTATATCAGTTTTGTCTAAAAAATAAATTCTATAATTTCAGTTCCAAAGATAGTGGATATCAATTATGTGTTCAAGTTCCTGCTAAATTTGAAAAAGAAGCTTCTGATGATTCTCTCTTATTTGTAAAAATCAAAGTTTTTCATACTGGCAAGAATAGAAATAAATCCAATGTAACTGTTGATGCGGCAAAGAAAGCAATGAAGAATATGGCGTATAAACCCATTTTAGCTAATTTTACAGATGTTAATGGTGAAAAGGATTTTACATCTCATGATGGTTATATTGATGAAAACGGTGATTGGAATTATTTAGAAAGACAAATTGGATGTTTTACCACTGATAAACCATATATGGAGCAAGACCCAGATAATGAGGATAGACAATACGTTTATGCTTACGGAGCTATTCCACGAGAATATACTGATGCCGCAGATATCATAGAAAGAAAGAATGGTACAAAAGTTTCTGTAGAACTTGCGGTTAATGAAATGAGTTTTGATGCAGAAAACAAGGAACTTATTCTTGAAGATGTTACGGTAATGGGTTGTACTTGTCTTGGTGTTGATGAAGATGGTAATCCAGTTGGTGAAGGTATGGAAGGAAGTCGTTTGGATATTGAAGATTTCAGTGCGAAAAATTCCATATGTATGAATATTGACTCAACTGATTTAGTGAAAACTCTAGAGAGACTTAATGCTACGCTCTCTAGTTTTAATATAGATAGCAAATCTGAAAAGGAGGTGAAAAACGAAATGAGCTTTATGGAAACATTAATGGAAAAATACGGTGTCACTCTTGAAGATATCGATTTTGATTTTGAGACTATGAATGACGAAGAACTCGAAAAAGCTTTTGCAGAAAAGTTTGAAACCTCCGAAGAAACTCCTGTTGAAGAAAACGCAGAAGAAAATGCAGAAGAAAATACTGAAGAGTCCACAGAGAATTTCGGTGACGATGATGAAGATGGTGATGACCCAGCAGATGAGCCTGATACCGATGAAGATGATTACACAGGTGATGATGAGGTTACACCAAAGAGATATTCTATTGAAATGTCTGATGGCACAGTAAAAGAATTCGCATTGTCTCTTCAAGATAAAATTTCTGCTTTAGATACTCTTGTTAACGAAACTTATTCAGAAACAGATAATGATTATTATTATACTCTTGTTTATGATAAGGATGTTGTAATGGTTTCTTATTGGACAGGTACAGCTTACCGTCAGGCTTATAAAGAACGTAAAGGTGTTTATTCCCTTCAGGGAGATAGAATTCCTGTACATGCTTTATATGTAACAGATGATGAAGAAGCTGAACTGGATAGAATCCGTTCTAATTATTCTGTTATTGAAACAGAATTATCTGAATATAAATACGCTGAAGAAAAAGCTAATAAAGATGTTCTTATGACATCTGATGAATACTCTTCTATTGTAGATACAAAAGAGTATAGCGAGATTAATGTTGACGAATTAACTTTTGATGAGCTTAAAGGTGAACTTGACAGTATTCTTCTTAATTACGCTAAAGCTGGTAAGTTAAGTTTTGCAAAGAAGAAAGCTGAAAAGAAAACTACTTTTAAGCCTCTTCCATTTAATGAAAAGAAGAAGAAAGGACGTTACGGTTCTTTATTTTCTAAGAAATAAAATGATATATGGTGACTCATGTTAGGGTATGCTCCTAACCCATATATTTGAGAGATTTGTGGGATAATTACTCACCACTCTCCTGTTAAAAGGGACTGCGAAATGCGGTCTCTTATTTTTTATAAGGAGATTTTATGAGTAACGAGAAGAAATTTGTAGATATAGATTATCCTGAAATCGCAAAATTATTTAAATACCCAGAAGAGTCTCATGTTGGCTCTTTTTCTTCCAAAAAGGTTACCGTTGTTTGTCCGTATTGTGGAAGAGAAAAGGAAATGGCCGTTTCCTCATTGGTTAAATTAGGTCATGTTACCTGTTCTTTTTGCAGTGACGGTTTTCCATATACTGAAAAATTGATGAGTAACATATTAACTCAATTAGGCATTGAGTTTGAATATCAATTTCAGCCAAATTGGGCAAAACCATATATTTACGATTATGCCTTTATACATAACGGAGAAAAAATAATATTGGAGTTAGATGGCGGCATTGGACACGGAAGAAAAAACACGTTGGCTAAAAAATCTATAAAGCAAAGTTTATTAATCGACAATTTAAAAGACGATTTAGCAACAAAAAATGGGTATAGGATTTATAGAATCGATTGTGATTATGGTCACGATAGATTTGGATTTTTAAAGAACAAATATGAAGATTTTTTGAAAACCATATTTGATACTTCTAAAATAAACTGGGAAACTGCAAATAAAAAAGCCTTAAACTCTAAGTTTTGGGAAGTTATAAATTACTATAAGAACACTAGTAAATATGTCGAGGATATTTCTGAATGTTTAAATATTAAACAAAGGACAGTAAAAAAGTATTTATATGAGGCAATGCAATATGGGTTTGTGGATAAAAATTTAATAATTACACATAATCCATTTAAGAGTCTTCCAAAGCATATAAAGATTGTTGATGAATCGCATTTGTATCACAGAAAGGGTAACCCTGTATTGTGTGCTGATGAAAATGTTGCTTTTGATTCAGTCGCAACCTTGGCAAATTATTATGGATACACTTTTGAAAATGTATTACATGCATTAAGGAAGTGCAATGGTTATTATAATTTTCATTTGTTTGTATTCTTGAAAGACCTCCCAGAGGATTATGACTTTGAAATGATTGATATTAATCTTAGTGATTATAATAAATATTCTAGAAAAAAGATTATTTATCAATATGATAAAAAAATGAATTTGGTTAAGTCTTATAAAGGTGTTGATGAAGTTTCTCAGAAATATAATATGTCGAACATATATAATGCCATATACGAAAGGCGAGGAACCGCATTTGGCTATATATGAAGTTATGATTATCTAGTAGCTAGTTAATAGCTATATTTTTTTTGTAAAAAATTAGAAAGGAGAAAAAGCTATGAGTTATAGTATTTCTGTAGCAAAAAGAGGAGTTTTCTTCCCCAGCAAGATTCTTGCTGAGAATGGTGGAGAACACTTTTTCAATATTAAGCTGACATCCGACATGGATAACGGTACAATTATTGGTCGTTCCGATGGATGGTCTAGTGGTGAATTTGATGTTTATGATCAAGCTGCTGCTCCGAACGGATTTGCAGGAAAAATCCGTGGACAGGCCGCTAATGGTAATTGGTATGTTGAGGTTACTACACCTGCTGATGCACTTGTTATTTACAATTCTGAGATTCTTCCGAGAGATGACGAAGACCTTTCTCAGATTTCTATGTTCTATAACAGCGTTGTTAATGAAGTAGTTGTTCCCGGTATTGGTCTTCATAAGGGAGATATCGGTGAGTTCTCTAAAGAGTGCTTCACAACTACTCCTACAACTGCGTCCATTGGCAAGGCAGTTTCTGTATCTTCTGCAACCGCAACACTTGGTAAACTTGTTATTGCTTCTTAATTATAGGGAAAGGAGGAAAAAATAATGAATAAGAGAATGTTTAACTTTTCTGCACATGTAACAAATGTTTTCGCAGAGGAGAATGTTGAGTACGAAGGACTTAAGAATTTAATGCAAGACCTTTATTATGGTCGTGAGATTTTTGATGATGAGACTGGAAGAGTTATCTCCAAGAAGGAAGCTAACGACAAAATCCTCTCTATTTCCCATAAGATTATGGGCATTAATGAGAATTCCAGAAAGATGGATAGGAAAGTAGCTTATAATAAGCACGGTTTAGAGTGGTTCTCTATTATTGCAGAGACCGTTGACGATTTACTTTCCACAGGTTTCCGTGATAGCGAATTCTTCGACCAGTTCGTAGATTACAGGAATCAGGCTCTTGATGATGAGATGCAGTTCTGGACAGAGAAAGAAATTATTCTTAATGTTGCCAAAGCTGGAAGAACTCATCATGACCACATTTTGCAGAGACTTGGTGCAAGGGAATACACCACAATTCCGTTTGCTCGTTATGTAGCTGCTGTAGGTGCTAATATCGACCGCTTTATGTTAGGTAAGGAAGATTGGAGTAAACTTATTAACGCTATTACAAGAGCATTCCAAGTACAGATTCAGGATGAAATCTTTGAGAAGGTATTCTCTGCAGCTTCTGCTATTCCTGCACCTGCACAGTTCATCGCAACTGGCCCTCTTACAAACGCAACAAAGGCTTACTTTGATGGGATTATCGAGAACGTATCTATTGCAAATGGTAATGTTCCTGTAGCTATCTTTGGTACACAGACCGCTCTGAGAAATGTGTCTGGACTTGCTGGCGTTGTTGGTGGCAGTGCCGATGTCCATTGGATTGCACCTTCTCAGAAGGAAGATGTTGCTCATCTTGGCAGACTTGGCGATTATGAGGGTCATGTACTCGTAGAGATTCCGCAGAGATTTGCTCGTAACGATGTTACCCAGAAACTGTATGACAATACTAAACTTCTCATTCTCCCGATGGGCGAGGACATGAAGATGGTACTTATGACAGATGCTGGCGAGACTCTGATTGATGAGATTACAGACCGTGGAGAGGCTAATGGCTTCATTGGCGATATCATGAAGTACGAAATCCAGAGGGATTACGGTATCGCTGTAAAGATTGGTAAATTTTGCCAGTTTGTATAGAAATATACAAATGTAATCGGGCAAAATCGGTGAAGGCTAAGTTATCATAATAATTGATGATATGCTAATACCGAGATAACCAATAAGATTGCGAAAGGCTTATTGGTATTGTAGAGCGTAGAAGTTGAATAAATATAATACTTCCACGAGTGTCCGACACCCAAACATTTAGGATGTGGGTGAATATGTACGCCGAACTTATAGGAAACTATAAGAACTAAGGGATAAAAAGCCTTTAGGATAACATAATTGAGATATTTCGGTTGCTGGACTATCGGTTCTAGCTACACTCCCGGTGCTTAATTAATATATAAATTTGAATAAAAGGAGAAAAATATGGCAAGACAGATGAAGAAAAAGGAAGCCGTGGTTGAAGAAGCTACGGCTTCTGTTGTGGATAAAACCGAGAAAACAGAAGTAAAAGCAAAAACTGCAAAGAAAGTTAAGAAGGAATTCAAAGATACTGACGGTATCATGTGTCGTTCTGTTGTGGAGGGTAGATTGCTATTTGTTGGCGAAAAGACAGGTATGCTTTATCAATGGTACGGTTATGGTGCTGAATACGAAGTTGAGTATAGAGACCTTGTAATTGCAGTTCGTACAAGAGGCCCTTACATTTTCAATCCTTATTTTATTATTGAAGACGAAGATTTCCTCGAGGAATTCCCAGTTGTTAAAAAGTTCTATGAGGATTCTTATGATGTAAAAGAACTTAAAAATATTCTTTATATGCCTCTTGAGGATATGAAGAAGGCAATTGTTGCACTGCCGAAGGGAGCATTAAAGACTCTTCAGAGCATAGCTTCCACCGAGGTTTCTAATAAAACTCTTGATAGTATCCAGAAGATTCGTTATCTTGACGAAGTTTTCGGTACAGAACTTTTGCTCTTAACGGAGTTCTCTGAAAGCTAAGGTGATTATTTATGGTCACTGTTGATTTTGCTGATGTTTATTCTGTTTTTTTTAATAAAATAGAAGCTTATGATTTTCTTGAATTAGATGATTCTGTAATCAATCAAATGTTGTTATTATATTTGAAATCATCTTTTACTAATCCATTTATCAGACAGCTGTTCTCTTCTCTCACCGTTGATGAAGATGGAGAAAATTTTAGTTTTGAAATGAAATATGTAATTGATGACGATTCAGATACAGAATTTATAAAAGAAGTTCTTGCTTTAGGATTATGCATTAAATGGATTACTCCTAAAGTTAATTCTATTGTTGGTGTAAATCAAACTTATGGAAGTAAAGAAGAAAAATTGAGAGGTAAATTACCTCACGGTTCGCTATATTCGGAAACGGTATAGTGTATTCCTTCGAATATGCTGGGACGCCCTTAGAGTCACAATACCGAAACAGAATAATGAAATATGTATAGATGGTATGGTTTGAGAAAAATGTGAATTGGGCAATCAGCAGGGAAGTTGCGAATAGTGACACCCTCAACGACTGTGGATTGAAATATCCGTAGGGAGAAGTCTCCCGAAGTGAAGGACTCCTAAGTACAACTTTGTTGTATATGGTGAATGATATAGTCTATGCTTGCGTGAAAGCGTAAGAAAATTTTATACGGTAATGATAACAAGACCAGACAGCGGGTAGCTCCCGTTTCATCGTAGCTCCTTAATGCGATGATTATGGTCTTTTTATATTTTTTTGTTTTTAAGGAGGAAACATTAGACATGTTATTTTCACAAAAAGATAAGAGACAAATTATAAAAATGTATAAAAGTCAAGAATCAATAGATTCAATAATTGCTTATTTTCAGTGCAAGGAAAAAGATATTCGAGTTATTCTGAAAGAAAATTATTTAGATAGGGCTAAAAATCAAAAGTTTTCTAAAGAATTAGAAAATAGAATAATTACTATGCATCAAAATAATAAACTTCATAAAGAAATAAGCGATGAATTATTAGTGTCAAGTAGTGGAATAAATAAAGTGTTAGATAGAAATAATATACCAAGAATGTCCGCAAGTATGCGGAATCGGAAATATGATAGAAATTCATTTTATTTTGATAATATTGATACTCCCAATAAAGCTTATATTTTGGGGTTATTATATGCGGATGGTAATTTAAGCAGAGAAAATCAAATAATCATTAGTTTGCAAGAAGAAGATGGATATATAATAAAACAAATTAAAAATGAATTAGGATATACTGGAAATATTTCCTATGTCGATTTAAAAAAGAAATCTCCTCAATGGAAAAATCAATATAGATTAGCTATTAACGATAGTCACATGGCAAAAGAATTGATGAACAAGGGACTGGTCTATACAAAAAGCTTGGTTCTTCAATTTCCCGATTTCTTGAATAGCGAATTAATATCTCACTTTATTAGAGGTTATTATGATGGAGATGGAAATATTTGGTATGATAATAAACGAAATAAATGCCAAGTATCTATATGTGGCACCAATGAGGTGATGCAAGGTTTATCTATTATACTCACGAAATTAAATATTAAGCATAATATTTACTCTCCAAAACAGTGTAAAGGACGTAACACTTTTGTTTTAAGAACTTGTGGCAACAAATCAAGCTATGCCATTTTATCTTGGTTATATAAAGATGCTAACATGAAGATTTTAAGAAAATATAATTATTATTTAGATTTTTGTGAAAAATATAATAAAGTACCTGTATAAAATCTTATTTGAATTAACGACTCAAATAAGTAATGCAACAGTTTTTTCAGAGGCATCTCATAAAGCAGAGCTTCGAAACATTCTTAATCTTTGGAAAAGAGAACAGTTAAAAAAAATTCGTGACAGAGGATATATTTGGAACGAATATTTGGATGGTGAAATCTAATGAAAACTATCTATGGCGGTTATTTTCCAGAGGAACAATTTGAGGAATATAAAAAGAAAATGCATAAAGAAATGTTTTGGCTCTTAATATATAAAGACCCAAAAACAAAAGATGATTATCTTTATGTAGATTTTGAAAAATATTTTATAGGATTGATGAAGAAATTAAATGGTCTAAACGCTCTCTTCTCTTATCCTGTTGAAATGGTGTCTATTATGGGATTGCTTCAAGGAGCGTATCTTGAGACACAAAAAGAAAACTTTGATTATTCGATTTACAGAAAACTTGTTTTAGATGCCCATGCTTTGGTTGACCAAATTGGAAACAATATTGAAAATGAGTGATTGTTATGAATATCAAACAATATAAAGAATATTTAACCTTGCATGGCAGAAATCAAGCAGAAGTAAAGAAAAATCAAAGTGATTTTAATATTGACACTACTTTTACTCGTGACCCAAATTATAAACGAGTATACATTTTAACAAAAGACGGATGGCAATATGAAGATGCGAAATACCAATTTCATGTTGCTAATTCTATTCTTAAAGATAGTGTTGATTATTATTTGCAATTTAGACCAAAGGTACATTATCCAGTAGGAAGTTATGTTATAGTTCCTGATGACACATCTTTTGATATAAATTTGACCGAGGAACAATTAGAGAATCCATTCTCTCAACCTGTTTCTGAAAGAACTCAATGGTGGTTTATAGTAGGTAGGGACGATGCTCGTTCTTATGTAAGATATAATATTCTTAAATGTAATTGGAATTTCCAGTGGATCTGGAAAGGAAAAGTTATGAATTGTTTTGGTGCTATTAGAGTTGCCAACAGCTATACAAGTGGCGTTTGGAGGGATGAAATCTCCGAATCTCTTGACAATATTATATCTGCATGGGTTCCTGATTATTATTCTGCTTATGGAATTGAAAATCTTTCAAAATTAGGATTGGATAATAATCAAACCATTACTTACAATCGGCGTTTTATGATTACTGATTCTGAATATGAACCCAAGTGTTACAGGGTTACTAAAGTAATTGAATTAACTCCAAAAGGGGTTATTAAGTACACTTTAAAGCAGGATGAATTTAATGAAAAACGAGATGAGCCATTATTAAAAATCTGCGATTATTATACCAACGAAGGCAATCCATTAGCTGAAACAACTATTTCTGGAGATGAGGAAAAAACAAGTACCATTATTTGGAAAGATATTAACGAAGCTGGAGAATTAATTGATAATGAAAATGTAGATAAATTCTTAACTTTGGGAAAATCTTCGTATTTTTCAGTGGTATTTTCTACAGAAAAAGTTGATGCAAAATGGGAAATTAATATTAAAGCAGATGGTCAAAATGGTCAAAATAATCTATCAAAAGATGAAATTAAATATTATAACAATTTAATTAAAATAAGTAAATTCGGCCCAACAGTCATGTCTTTAAAGCCTAGCAAAGCTCACAGTTTAATAGGAAAAGTCTTCACATTATCAGTTAGTGATATTAATGGAGATTACTATTCTTCTATTGAATTGGAGGTGAAAGGATGATTAGAGATATAGATAAAATAGTTAGAGATCTGGAAGAAAAACGAAATAACGACATTATTCTTAAAAAGAATAAATTGGAAGAAATGTTTTATCAAGATCCTGACTTATTAGAAGTTTTAGGCCAAAAAGAAAAACAACCTTTAAATCAGTATGCAGATCCTAATAATCCAACAGATGAAGAATTAGAGGAACGCAGAAAAATTCTTGATTACAACGAAAGAATAAGTCACAAACAAATTATTCCTTTTCTCAAATTAAATGAGTTACAGAAGGAAGTTGTGAATTTTATTATGTTTGATATTGAGGATAGTCTTATACGTTATGGTACATCTGATGCAATAAAACAGCAAAACATAGTTGTGATGTGTTTAGTTCAGGAAGATGACATGGATACTCAATACGGTATACAAAGAGCAGATTTGTTAAGTTATATTGTTAGAGATTTACTTTGTTGGACAAATGCTTTAGGTTCTCAGCTTAGATTGGCTAGTGATTATCCTGAAGTTACCGATTCAAAATATTATTGCAGAACTTTAAAATTTATAATTGAAGCTCCAAATGTTGTAAAAGGTCACATGGGAAAGAATAATAAGTATGACAGATTCCAAAGCATATGAAATTGACCAGTTACGTTTATATTTTGGAGAACCTTTTTCAATAAAGATTCCTTCAATAAATCCAGATATTCCTTATAAAGAAATGATTATATATCAACCAACTATAGGGGATATTATTAATTTTGGAGAAAAGAGATTGTATTCTGCGGTAAATGTTTTTGTAGCTAATTCAACTATGTATCGATTGCAATTATGGGAACTAGGGCTTGATTGGAATGAGTTATCCGATTTTGAAGTGTTTAGTATGTTGGTAACCAGCTTATCAATTGAAGATACAAAATTATTATTTGGTGATATTGATTTTTCAAAATTTGTTCCAATGGGTAAAAGAATGCCTGATTCAGAAGAAACAGAATTTATTTTATATAATCAAGAACAAGATATTGAAATAAATAAAGATATACACGGAATTCTTTGTAATTATATAAGAACTATGTTTAATATCTTTCCAAAACGAGAATTTGCAAAAGGTAAAGCTACTAAAAAAGCATTGATTTGGGAAGACAGACAGAAATTAGAACGAGATAAAGACAAAACTTACTCCTCTTCTCTTCTGCCGATGATTAGTTCTTGTTTAAATCACCCCGGTTTTAAATATAAAAAAAATGAACTTCGAGAAGTTGGAATTGTAGAATTTATGGATAGTGTGCAACGGTTGCAGATTTATGAATCTACAACCGCTTTATTAAGAGGAATGTATTCAGGATTTATGGATACTTCTAAAATAGATAAGGAACAATTTAATTTTATGCGTGAGATAAAGCTTACTCATTAAATTAAAACAGTAAATATATTAATTATAGTAATTTTGAACTTGCTTATGCAAGTTCTTTTTTATTCGAAAAAATGAAGGAGGAATAAATATGAGTTTTGCTCTTGGCGATTAGCGAAATAGTCGCTTCATATAGTAATATATGTCGAAAAGTCGGTGAACACTTTGTGTGGTGTACAATTCACGTTTAGTGGCCATAGGAAATGATGGTTAAGAATTGTGCTAACAGGGAAACCCTAAGTGAATAAATTAATTCATATGGCAATCCTGTGCCAAGCTTAGATGGCGACATCTTTGAAGGTGCAACGACTAGGATATACCGACTCTCTGAGTTGATGAAATCCGTACTCACATTTTATGTGGGGAAGTGCCGACCGTCCTAAAAATAGGATGATGATATAGTCTAACCCCTTTTAAATATTGCGAAAGCAAGGGTATTAAGTGGTTATCGTTGATAGAATTCAATTTGGATGGGCAGAGAAATTTGACGGAACTCCCATCTATGTTTTAACACAGCTTTCTGAGGGTTCTCTTGAGATTACTGCTGAGTCTAAGGATGCCGTTGATAAAGATGGTACTTTGATTAAGAGATTCTGGCAAGGAAAGACGGGTAAATGAATTGCTCCCTCGCATAGTGATATGCGTTGAATAAGTTAGTGAACACATAAATATGTGGTGTGTGACTCACGTTTAGTAATTATAGGAAATGATAATTAAGAGTCATGCTAACAGGGGAAGCCTAAGTCAGTTTAGCGTTGCTGATATGGTAATCCTGTGCCAAGCTTTAACTATTGTTAAAGAAGGTCAAACGACCATCCCATTGGTACTGAAATGTACTTTAGGAGTAGGGCTAGGTGAAATTCCTAGTGGGTGAGACCCCCTTAAATCGAAGTGCTAACTACCCTATTAAATAGGGTAAAGATATGGTCTATTCCCATCTAAATATTACGAAAGTAAGGGTATTAAAGACATTCACAGCTACTAACGCTATGATTAACCTGTCCATGCTTGCTTCTAACTCTGGTGTAGATCCCGAGGTTGTTTCTGATGGAGTTATTAAGGCTACTGGAAACAATGGAACACTGAGAATGCCGAGAATTATTACTGTAAATTCTGGTCAGGAATATACTCTGACTGGTGTTCAGGAAGGTACTGTTAAGTGTGCTGTTCTGAATCCTAATGGTTCTATGGGTGACACAATGACAGCTGGTACTAATAGTACTGCTACAACCTATGTTCTTTCTGGAACAAGCTTTACTGCTCCTACAATTGCTGGAGCACAGTTTGTTGTTAAGTATGACAGAACTGTAGAGAACGGTGCTATCGTTCATAATAGTGCTGACAAGTTTCCAGCTACTATTCGCCTTATTCTTAAGTGTCTTGCCGTAGATCCTTGTGAGGCAGATACACTGAAGGCAATGTATTTAGAGCTGCCTAGCTTCCAGCCGAGTCCTGAGATTACTGTAGGTCTTCAGACAGACACTACTCTTGATTACAGTGGAGACCTTCAGGTTGATTATTGTTCAGCAAATAAGGCTCTTTACAATATTTACTGGTGTGATGATGACGAGGAGTAATCTCCCGTTATTGTCATAGTTATTAATAATTAAGAGTTTATATTTTTACCCCTATCAAGGGTCAAATCTTGATAGGGGTTTTTAAAACTGAATACCGTTTAAAATACAAAATTTTTTTGTGTTAATGAATGCAACTTATGGTTAATTATTTAAAAGAGCCAAATGGCTCTTATGGAGAAAGGGGTCATTATGGCTACAAAAAGATATAAAAAAATTTGCACAGTGTGCGGAAAAGAATATGAATTTTGTTCAGGTTGTCGTGAATATGCTTTACAGCCATCTTGGAAAAACATTTATGATAATGAGAACTGTAGAAACATTTTTAATACTTTAGTTGATTTTAAGCAAAAGAAAGTATCTGTTGCAGAGGCAAAGGAAAGAATTAATGCTTGTGACCTTTCTTATAAGGATGATATTCGGGTAGATTTACAAGAAGTATTAGATGAACTTCTTACCGCTGATATAACTGAGATTGCAATTCCTGTGGTTGAAGAGGTTGAAAAAGCAGTTGATAATAAAACCGCTATTAATGAAGAAAAAGAAGAATTAGAACAAACCAACGACATTGTTTCGGAAATTTCTGGTTTTAGAAAAGAAACCAAAAAAAGAAAAGCGAATGCTAAAAATAAATAAGTATTTTGAACAGTGATTTTAGTCTTCGGGGGAAGACATTAGATTTCGGTGGGGAGTCTAGCTTTTAAGGGGATATAGCCTAAATATACACTGTTCAGGCTATATCCCCTTTTTTAGTTTTGATTTTAAGGAGTGATAAAAACGTGGAAATAAAATCGAATTTGTCTCCCCGTGATTATACAGAAAAAGAAGTCTGTAGAATTATTAATCCTCTTCAGGCAAAAATGTATATTAAAAATCGAGTTTATCCAATAGATATTTATACATCTTTTGACATGAACGGTAATGATATAATTGTGTATATTTTTCTACGAAAAGACACACAAGATGTATATAAAAAATGGATAAATTATGAATTAAAATAAATAGGGAGAATAAGGATGGGAAAAAGATATTTAGAAAAAAAGAAAAAAGTATTTGTAATTGCTTCTACTGATTGTTTGTATATGAAAAAAACTTTTGGTAAAAGCGATTACAGTTTTATTGATGATATAGAAGGAGCAACCAAATTTATATCTAGAGAGCTGGCTAAAAATTACATTGAATATTATAAACGTGATTTAGGTCAGTATGCTTTAGATGTAATAGTTATTCCATTGGAGATTAGTTATGAACTAATTCAGGAAAACATAAACGAATATAATGAATACTTAAATTAAATAATGAGTTGATTATATGAACGAAACATCTGAATACAAAATTATAATTGATAATGCTTTAGTAGATGAGTATTGTCAATTATATTTTAAACAGCATCCACGAGCAAAGAAGCATCCAATTGACAGACCAATACATCCTAGTTTGAATCAATGGATGATATTGCCAAGAATTCAAATGAACACATTAAAACAAAAATGGAAAGATTTTGGTAAATTTATTATTAAAAAATATGGGTTAGAAAATAAAATGTTAGAAAATTTTGAGATAGAATTTTCGGTATTTATGCCGACTAGAAGAAGGATTGACCCAGATAACACTTGTCCAAAATTTTTGTTGGATGCCTTTACCGAATCTGGTTTTATTGTGGATGACGATAGTAAGCATTTAAAAAAATTAATTTTGAGTGCGGATTATGATAAAGATAATCCACGAACAGAAATTATTGTTGTAATAAATGATAATAAGAAAAAAAGGAGAAAAGATATATTATGACTGTATTAGAATTTATCGAAAAATATAATAGGCTAAGTTCAACATCAGCAAAAAACAAAATGATAGAATCTATTATGAAAAGAACTTATTGTCCAGTTTTAGAAAAGCGGGTAATTTTACAAAAAATGCTAGAAAAATCTATAGCTACTGATTCATCTAATGAGACTATACAATATATTGACATGTTTGTTTTCAAATTAAATTATATTATGTCTATTATAATATTATATACTTCTTTAGCAATAGATACTAAAATAGTAGCTGGAGAAAAAATAGCTAAGACTGAAGAAATATATGATGGGTTAGTTGAATCTAAAATAATAAAAGAAATATATGAGCAAATTGGAGAAGACGAATTAAAGGAATTGAACAATATTAACGAAATGTTAATAAGTAATTTTGATTATACGCATTGTACTGGTTATGCATATTTAACAAAAACACTTAATAATGCGACACAATTAATATCAACAACTATTCAACCTATTATTGGTTATGTTGATCAATTAATGGGTTCGTAACTGTTATAAAAAGAGGGGGTAATTATGGCAGTAGGTTTATCAGATTTTTACGCTGATTGCAAAAAATATGGTGATGTTTTTGCAAGGACAGCTGCTCAAACAGCAAAGGATTTATTATATAAAGAGGCGACTTTAGCTATAGATAATTATTACGGAAGTTATTCCCCTCGAGTTTATGATAGAGAATACAATATTAAAAATAATTCATATATGGGGTTTTATCGTAATAGTGGGAAAGCATGTACTGGCGGTGTAAGAATTACGCCAGAAAGAATGCATGAATATTTTTTACATACAAATTGGAGCAATTCAAAAATAGCAGGAAAAGTTTGGAACGAAGGATATCATACTAGGGGTGTTGTTACAACCCCACCATTACCTTTTGTTGCAAGTCGTTTAGAAGATATTAAACAAATTTGTATCGAAAAAGGAGAACAAGCCGCTAAAAGCGAATCGTATTCTGTAATTAGTTTTTCTTGAAAGTGAGGTGAAAAAATGGCTGCAAATGCTACTGTGCAATTAACTTTTGACCCTAATGAGCGTTCAATGAGAGTAGTTGCAAAAAAATATGACGATTTTATTAAAAGTCTTCAAGATAAAGGAAAAGTAAATATTGTTGCATATTTACAAGAAAATTATGATGAAGCTGTAACAAAAGGAATTGAATCAAAATATATAGATAAAATTAGTGGTTTAGGTAATTTTATTTATAAGAATAAAACTGGAATTCTTGAAGACGAAACAATGGGGTTAGAAGAAAAAATATATAAAATTATTGATTATGGCAAAAAAATGGAAACTTTGTCTTCTATACCTCAAAGAGATTTGGCAAATATGTCAACTTTTACTGGTAAGCAACTTGATGAAGCTATTACTAAATATGAGAAGGTTTTAGATTTAAAAAACCAACTTGAAGAAAAAAAAACTGCGGGGCAAGAAAATGCCAGAAATATATTAAATGATTCTAAACTAAGCAAAAAAGATTTAAGTAACGAGGTTAGAAATAGTAATTTAAATTACACAAAACAAGGATTAACCAATAAAAAAATCGCAGAACAATTATTGGGAGCTTGGGGACTTGAAATAAAATCTTCTGAAAAAGATTTACATTCTATACAAAGTAATCTTGGTGAATATGGTAGAACCATTGAATATTTTCAATCTTTACAAGAAAAATTACTTTCCCCGGATAAAATAACTACAAAACAACAAGCTGAATCGCAACTAAAAACTATACAACATATGCAAGATGCTTATAACCAAATGTTTAAATTAGAAGGTAGTTTTAAAACAAGTTTACAATCTTCAGATGGTTCTGATTTTAAATTGGGTATAGAGCAACTGGGAATAAAAAATCCAAAAGAAGTTATTGGAAGTTATATAAATGCATATGTTAAGACGTTTACAAGTAGTTTAGAAAACCAATTTAATAAAGCACAAACAGATTTTAGTGCAACTATTTCTAAAAGAGCTGCTCAACAAAAGAGCACTGCTGAAAAAGGAGAAAAAAGGGCGTTACAAAGAGAAGAATCAAGAAGAGAAAGAGGGCGTTCTAGTAAATCTTTTGAAGGTGGTACTGGGGGTACTGGAGGTACTGGACAAGCACTGAACAATCAAGATTTAGAAAATACAGAAAGAGAATTTAATAATACCGCTACACAAACAGAAGGTGTAGTAACTGAGGAAGCAATAGAAAATGTTAATCAATACATTTCTTCTCTTGATTCTTGTATAAGCAAAATTAAAGAATTGATGACTGTTTATAATGAACAAGGAGGAGACTTATCTGACCAAGAATGGGCAGAATTAGGAAAATATTATGAAGGAATAAATCGAATTGCTAAAGATGAGGGGATTTCTGAAAAAGAATTAAAAAATAAAATGTCTTCTGCTAAAATTCCTAGTCAATTAATAGATGATTTTTTCTTTTATGCGACTCCTAATGATATTGAGGATATTATTGAAGATGAAAATGTTTTAAAGAATTTTCAAAAAGATATTAAATCAATTCAAACATCTAAAAGACCAGATACTAATGAGTTACAAAGTAAAGTTGACCAAATAGCTTCTTTAATAGATGAATCTTTTAATTATGAACCTGACACTAAAGAATATATAGAAAATTTAGAAAAACAAGCAAGATTATATGGAGAAATAAAAGAAAAATTTGGTGAAGCTATTAAAGACCCTATGCTTGATATTAAATCAGAAGAAGATATAAAAGAATTAGAAAGTGTATTAGCGAGGTTAGAGTCTCAAAAAGAAAAATCTAAAAGCACTCAAAATAGCAATCAAAATCAAACATATGATAAAAAAGAATATGGAAATAACCAAGAATATTATGATAATAATCGTAGTACAGAAGAGTATTTTGATGAAACATCAATGGGAGATTTTGATGAAAAAGGCTTAAATAATTTAAAAGCTATTTTTTCACAAATTTCTTCTTTAATTTTAAATATAAACGAAACAATTTCTTCTACGGGTGATATAGATATATCTTCGAGTATGGAACAATTAAAAAAAAGTGTTTTAGATTTCCAAGATATATTTACAACTATTGGCAATATGCCTTCTCCTGAAAATTTTGACTCTTTAATATCTACAATAAAACAAATTATCCAAGCTATCTCTGATTTATCTACTTCTTATGGTGGTAATCAATTTGCATCTGCTATGAAAAATTGGGAAGAAGCGGATGAGATTTTACGAGAATTTAGAAGAGGTTCAGGTTCAATAGGTTTAACTACAAATGTGGAAGAATTTGGCCCGTTAGAACGTGCGGCACTTGTAGATTCATTAACTGGAAAAATATCTAATACTCATGCTATTGGACATGATGGTTTTACAGAACAAAAAACTATAAGAAGATTACAAAAAGGAAAATCATATGATACTTTCTTACATTCTCATCCTGCTTTCGGACAAACGATAGCAGATGACACTTCAGGCACTTGGTATAAAGGAAAAGGAGCCGACCTTGCTTTTTCTCATGCAGATATATCTCTTTATCGTGATTTCTTAAAAGAGGGCTTTGTTAAAAAAATGATGGCAGAGTCTAAAGGAATGATACGAGAATTAGACCTTTCTTCGCTAGATAAAGATTCGTTAGATAAAATTGCTGATACATTTCTTGCACCATCAAAAAATTTTGATGGTGCAATTACTCGATTTGACGAGTATATGATGGAAGAAAAAGACAAATTGGTATCTTCTTTATACGATTCAAAAACAAAAACTTACGATTATGATTTACAAAGTAAAATTGCTACAGATTTTTTAATGCAAGCTATAAAAGAACACGGAACAATAAACGGAGAAAAAATAACTGACCCAACACAATTTATAAAAGATTATTCAGTTGATAGTCTTCAAATAGACCAAAATGTTTTAGAACAAAATAAGCAAAATATATTATCTTCTATTGCTAATGTTAATGAAATTATGACTGGTTTATCTTCTGTTTTAGGTGAGACGACAATTTCTCAAGGTAGCGAAGTAGATACCGCATCTATTATACAAGGATATCTTGAAAAATATCAGAATACTTTTCAAGCAATAAATAATATGATGAGTTCAATTGCTACGATGTCTTCTGAGTCTTCTTCTATAAATACAGAAGAACTTATAGCATCTATTACAAATTTGGGGGAATGTTTAAAATCTATAACAACTAGTATAACCAATATTATTCCTACCAATGGTGAAATGCCAGATTTTGCAAATAGTGATTACCTTAGTCAATTTACTAGTTTTATTACAGGTATTGAAAATTTTATTAATCAAGTAACATCAGTATTTAGTAGCAATTCTGTTTTAGCAAGTAATGAAGAGGGAACTTCTTTAGATTTTTCTGAAAAATTTACTGATGTATTCAATACTATTGAAAAAATAAATTCAATTAAAACTAGTATGTCTCAAATGTTACAACAAGGAGAAAATTCTACAGATTTTGAAGTGGAAGATTATTTAGGAAAAATAGATTATTTTAAAAATCTATTTATACAAATAAGTAATCTTTTAACTGAGGTGTCTTCTTTATTTGCAGAGAATAATTTTGAAAACATATCTGGTTTAGAGGATATTAGCAGTATAACAGGAATTTTTAACAATCTTTCGGTATTGTTTCAATCTTTGTCATCAATTCAAAGCGAACCAGATACTATAGCTGGATTAGAAAGTTATGTTAATCAATGTCAAAATGTTTTTAAAGCGATTAATAATACAATTGATAAAATAACTTTAATAGGCATAGGGGTAGATACTGGTTCCGTTGGTAATTATGCACAGAATTTAGATTCGATGATGAGTAATCTTAATAACACTATACAGAATGTTGAATATATACTGGCTCAAATGGCCAATAATGAAGATGATATATATTATTTTGATAACAGCTATTTTGAAGGACTTATTACGGTTTTAAATCGTGTCAGTGATTTTGTTCATGATGTTAAAACTATTTTTGGGACATTGGGAGCTGCTTCGGATACGCAGACTGCTGAATTTCAAGGGCTTGAAACATCAATAACTCAAATTACTCAATATATTCAACAAATTGGTGAAATTAATAATCTTATGGCATCTTTGACTCCTCAAGAGTCAACAGATACATTTACACCAGAATCTAATTTAACTATATTGGCAGAAAAATTAACTGCAATTAATACATTTTTTTCTCAGTTAAATACATTTTTTGTAGCAATTTCAACATCAATAAGTAGCTTAAATACGGCTGATATTTCATCACTTTCGGTTCAGTTATCTTCTTCAATAGAAAGTATTAAAAATATTATTTCTGCTATAAACAAAATAAATGAAATTAACATCGAAAGTTTCAATCAAAATCTATCTGCTTTTAAAGAAAATCAGTCATTTAATGTTTCTTCACAAGAAAAAGCAACAACTGAAGGAATTGATGAAAAAGATTTTACTAAAATTCCTAACGAAACTATTGAAATGGGTTCATTAGAACAAGCGGTAGATTCTGTTACAGCCGCTGTAGATAGAAAAACGAGGGCTTTTGTAGAAGAGGGACAAGTTGTTCAAGGTGTTATACAATCAGAATCTAATAGTATAGAAACTTTAACTGGTTGGATTAATATGCTAGTTGAAGAGCTAGAAAAAATGGGGCAAATCAGTGAAAAAATAATGGGCAATACCGATTTGCATCGTTTGATGTCTAATGGAATTAGTGATTCAAATAATACTGGTTTTAATAATGCAGATAATACTCCAACAAAAGATGATTTAAATTCTGGGAAAAAATCTTCTTGGGACGAATACAGTAAAAATGCCTATGCTCTAAAAAGAGATGCCGAAAAATATAGCAACAATATTAAAAAATGGTTTTTAGGTCAAAAATTTGATTCAACTTTTGTATCTGAAACTTCTAAACAAATACGAGAAGCCCAAGATTCGTTTTCCAAAGCTTTAAATTCTGATAATCCTCCCGGACAAAGATGGGAAAATGGCTATAATGCTTTTATAAACGAATTCAAACAAAAAGGAATCGAGTTAGGAAAAACATTATCGGGTTCTTTTGATAATACTATATTAGATTTAAATCCTGATTCAAAGAATTTAGTTCATTTAGAAGAATATGTTTCAAAATTTGACGATTTAAAAGCTAAAGTAGCAGAATTAAAATCTTTATTTAAAGAAGATGATTTTTTATTAAATGGAGATAAATTACGCCAAGCATATGATTTGTCATCAAGTATAAATAAACAATCAGATTATTTAAAAGGCGATAATTTTATTCCAATTGATGAACTTACTCGTTCTAAATATCAAGCTAAAGTTGAAAAATGGGGAAGAAAAAATAGTGCCGCATTAAGAGATGAGAATTTAAAACAAAGTTTTGATGATATAACTGCTAAATTATCATCAAACGAACTATCTAAAGCGGATTTATCTCCAATTATTCAACAATTTAATGAATTAGATGCTGTTACATCGAAAACTGGGAAAAATGGCCTTTCATTTTTTGATATGTGGAAAGGTCGTATACAAAATTTAGGCACATATTTATTATCATATGTATCATTATTTAGAGTTTGGAATACTTTTAAACAAGGTGTTTCTATTGTAAGAGAATTAAATACTGCTTTAACAGAAATGCGAAAAGTTAGCGATGAATCAATGACCTCTTTAAAAAATTATCAATTCGAATCGTTTGATATTGCTGATAAAATAGGTTCGACAGGTCAACAGATTCAAAATTCTACAGCTGATTGGATGCGATTAGGCGAATCTATGACTGAAGCTTCTCATTCAGCAGAAACTTCTAACGTATTATTAAACGTATCTGAATTCCAATCTATTGATGAAGCGACAACAAGTTTAGTGTCCATGAGTCAAGCCTATAAGAATTTGGATAAAATGGATATTGTTGATAAATTAAATAATATTGGTAACAATTATAGTATATCAACAGACCAAATTGCTACAGCTTTACAAAATTCGGCGGCTTCTTTAGTAACTGCTCATAATGATATTGATGAATCAATTGCTCTTATTACTGCTGGTAATGCTATTACTCAAGATGCTTCTAAAACTGGTGCTGGTCTTAGAACTATCGCATTAAGAATTCAAGGAACAGAAGAAGCAAAAGAAGAACTGGAATCTCTTGGCGAGGACACTGATGATTATGTTGTTGCCACGAAATCAAAAATTGACCAACAGGTAAAAGATTTTACAGCAGTCGCTTCTAATGGTTTTAAGGGCATATCTGTTTTAGATGAAAATGGTAATTACCGTTCTACATATCAGATTCTTCAAGATATCGCAGATGTATATGACGAAATTAAAGAAACAGATAAACAGTATGGTACAAATCATGAACAAGGTTTGCTTGAATTGTTGGCAGGAAAAACACGTTCAAATATTGCCGCTAGTATATTGCAAAATGGCGACATGCTTAGAAGTGTTTATGAAAGCTCTCAAAATTCTAAGGGGTCTGCTTTAGAAGAAAATGAAAAATATTTAGATTCTGTTGATGGAAAAATTCAACAACTCCAAAACAGATTGCAAGAATTAGCTTTTACTCTTCTTGATGATGATTTATTAAAAGGTGCGATTAGTGGATTAACTACTATTTTAGAATTGATTAATAATATTGCTTCTGCTATTGGTGGGTTACCAGTATTATTAGCTGGTTTATTTAGTGGAAGAGTCGCTCTTGATAATATAAAAAATGGAACTAAGGGAAAATTAAGAGATTTCTTAGGGTTAAAAGATGATACAATTACAGAAGATTCTTCCTCATCTACAAAAACCGATATTCCAAACGCAGGTTCAAATAAACCAACTTCTGCTAATGTATCTGATGAAATTAATAATGAAACAGATTCAATAATAGAAGAAAATAATGCTATTGTTGAACAAAATGAGGAACTTCAAAAAAATAAAGAACTTAAAGAAGAAAATACAAATCTTATAGATGAAAATCAACAAATAGATGAGCATAAAAGGTCACTAGAATCGGAAGAAGAGTTATATTTTCAAAATGAGTCTAAACCAAGAGGATCAAGACCTGAAACAAAAATTGAAGATTTACAAAAAGAAAGGCAACAAAAATTAAAAGATAAACAAGAAAAAGCTTATCAAAAGAAAAAACAACAAAATGATATTGAATCAACAAAAGCTCAAAAAGAAGTAGAAAATAATATTACAAAAGAAGCTCGAGTTCGACAAGAAGATTATATAAGTGGCTATGTAAATGAGGTTGAAGAAAATACTCTAGATTTATATGACGATTTATATGCTGAAAGTCAAGAAGAACTGGAAAAGAATTTAGAAAGAACTCCAGATTATCATAATCAAGCTGATTTAGAATCTTGGAAAAATAATCGAAAAGCCGAAGCTGAAGCTATGGATGAGGCATTTTTAAGTCGGTATGATGATAATTTTGACACTTATATGGAAAACTTGCCTGACCCAAAAGAATCAGAAAATCGAACAAATGCTTTAAAACAAGCTGACGAAGCTAGAAACAGAATCAAAACAGAAACTGAAGCTCAATTAGACGATTATTTAGGGTCATATATTGATGAAGCGGAAGAAACTACGCTTGATTTATATGATGAATTGTATTCAGAGCCGCCTATAGAACGTAAATCTGGGGAAAAGGCTCTTGCAGATGCTGAAGCCAAAGGTAGGCAACGTGCATATATGCAACCTTATACGAAACCAGATATAATACCAGAAGTCCCGGTTGCTAATGTGGGAGAAGAAGTGGTTGAGAATACAACTGCAATTGTAGAAGGTTTGGAAAATGTTGGTGAAGTGGCTACGGAGGCACAAGTTCCTGTTCAAGGATTCTTTTCTGGTCTTTCAGAAGGTGTTTCAAGTATTGGTGGTAATTTATTAGGAAAATTAGGTTCTTTTGCATCAACTATTGGTTCTATGATTCCTCAAATAGCTGCAATGATGATTGCTACTACTATAATTTCTAAAATAACACAAGCAATTTCTGATTGGGTGCGTGAAGAGGAACTTACTGTTCAAGCAGGTGAAGAAGCACAACAAAATATTAAAGAATCTGTTTCTTCTTATGAACAACTTAATTCTTCTCTTCAAAATTTAGGACAAACCTATTCAGATAACGATACCAAAATCTCTTCTTCTTCTGATGCCATTTCTTCACTTGCGGAGAAATATACTGAATTAAAAGAAGGAGTAAATTCAGTAACAAATGAGAATATAAGCTTATCTGATAGTGATTATCAAGCTTATCTTGATATTTCAAATCAGTTGGCTCAAGCCATGCCCTCTCTTCAATCTGGAACAGATAGTGCTGGGAATGCTATTCTTAATCTTGGAAACAATGCTTCTGATGCTAAAAATAAGTTACAAGAGTTATATAATGTTCAACAACAAATAACTCATGGTGACATATCTCAAAACCTTCAAGATGTTTACAAAGGTATGGTAACTGAGATTACAGGTCGTAAAAATGGTATAGATAAACAAATAAAAGACCTTGAGCAAGCTAACAAAAAAATTACAAATAGTCAGAAGAATTTTGATCAGCAATTACCAAGTTCTGGAAAAGGTACTTTTAATTTTGGAGAAGAAGCTAATAAATCATTAGCAAACAATCTTAGCAAGATAATTGATAATGGTTTAGATCAAGCAAAAAATACTAACAAAGCTTGGGATTATTTTGTAAAAGACAATGCTTTGTTATATGATTCAAATTATAAGCAAATTAGTATTAATTTCAAGGCATTAGAAGATTATTTAGGCAATGATCAACAAGCGTTAAAAATCCTTAGAGACAATATTAATGCAGAATTTGCGAAATATACAGAGAAGAGTAACACAGAACTTCAAAACAACAACAATAAAATTGCCGCTTTAACAGCTCAACGAGAGGCTCAATGGAAGGAAATCGTTCCTACCGTTCAATCTTTCTTAAAAACAGAATCTAATTTCTCAGGTCTTGACAGCACTCTTCAAGAGGGGATATTAAATAATCTTGGAAACATGAATGTCGATTCTGTTATGAACAAAGTTCGAGATTCATATGGTGGAGATTTAGAATTTTATCTTTATGGAGAATTCATTTCTCCTTTACAAAAGACTTCTAAAGAACAGCAAAAAGCTTTGTCTGATTTGTTAACTTTAGATACCAGTAAGCTGAATTTCAATCAATATTCTCAGTCTGTTTCTGACGCATTACAAAAAGCATTTCCAAATGAAGAGAAATTGCAAAATGAATGGCGTTCTAAACTGGGTATTGATTCAATGCTTCAGCAATATAATACTCAAATACAAGCTTTAAGTACAAGAGTATCTGGTTTAGCAAGAGAAGATTTGCTCCAATTATCTCAAGAAGAACTTAATTTAGCAGTTCAAATGACTCTTGAAGACGGGCCGTTTAATGGAACTTTAGCAGAATTAAGAACAAAAATTGAAGAGTTTAAACAAACTGCCCAAGAACCTGTCCCGGTAACGATTCAAGAATATATTCAACAAGAGGATTCAGGTTTTCAAAAAATTCAAAAAGCAACAGAAAGTGCTAATGCAGGAGCTACTTACGATTCGTTTGTTCAAAATCTTAAAACCGCAAAAGAGTTAGTAGAAAGTGGAGATATTGGAACAGATGACTTTAAAGCTATCGCAGAAATGTTTTCTCCTGCTGGTTTAAGTGATTATACGAGTTGGGAAAAGAATCTTCCAAATATTGAAAAATATTTTACTGAGGGTACTGAGGGCGTTACTAATTTCATGGAGAAACTTGATGAGCTTGGTTATGCTAAATTTGGTGACGATGGCAGTTTTAGTTTTATGACTGATAAGGCTCACGATTTAGAAACTATAGCTGATGAAATGGGTCTTTCTTATGAGTCCTTCTTATCTCTTTGGGGTAAACTTGAAGACAAAGGTGTCAATGTTGATTTCTTTGCTACGGCTGAAGAAGGAAAAGAAAAACTTGTTACTTTAAATGGTGAAATACTTCAGGCTCAAATGGAGTTAAACGAAGCTGAGATTAAGTACGGAAAGAATTCTCAAGCTTACAAAAGCAAAGAAGAAGCTTTAGAGTCTTTGAGAGAAAGATATGAAAATCTTGACGAAGCTGTTAAAAATTATAACGAATCTGATGCGGAGAAAAAGAAAAAAGACCAGCAAGATAAAATAGATAATGCCAATAAAAAATTGATTGAAGAATCAATCGATAATTATAACAAGGGCGACAAATACAACGAGTCTTTTGACCCTGAGAAATACAGGACAGATGAAGATTATAAGAAACGGATGGACGCTTATCGTGACCAGTTAATCAAAGCTGGAAAAGAATACGGTTTTGATAAAATGGGACAAACCATAACTGGTACAATGTCTAAAGATGTAGAAAAAAGCAATAAAGAACAGTTAGGTGTTTTATTTAAAGATATACAAGAAGGAGTAACTCGTTCTCAAACAAGTACTTGGTTAAATTCGTTAAATGATTATGCTAAAAACCAAGGAAAAACTTTAGAGGGGTTCTTAAAAGAAAATGGGTATGGTTCAGAAGAATACGCTTCTTTAAAAGATTATATTAATAGTAATGGCTTTCTTTTGGAAGGTGTTACAGACCCTATAACAAATGCCGCTCAAAACGCAAGCGATATATTTACGGCAGGAGTTCAATCTGCCGCTCAAGAATTTAGAAACGCTCTTTTAGGAAAAGATTCCTCTCTCTCTGACAAAGATACAGAAGAAAAGAAAAAACAGCTCCAAAAAGAAAAACAAGATAGAGAAAATAAAAAACCTCATAATGTAGAAACTGATAAAACAAAAGAAGATAAGAAAAAGAAAGTGTTTAAAGAGGTTCAAGAAAGTGGAGGAATGCCTAAACTTCCGGGTTCTTTAATAACTAAGACTGGTCGATGGAATAAGCAATCTGAAGGAACTAGCATCGACTTATCCAATTTAAAAACTTCTGCAAAAGATGGTGTAAAAGGTTTCGTAAAAACTATAGATTTTTTAGGAAAACTTTTCTCAGGTAGCGGACAACCTAATGTTACTATTCCAACAGGAACTTCAACAGAACCTCAATTTGGAGAAAAAACATCTCCTGTTGCAAACATTCCTGTACAATATGATAAAGAAACCGCAGAAGAAAGTCTTGAAACAGTTAATGAAGAAACTTCTGAATCAGCTGAACCAATACAGGTTTCTGCAAAGGTTGGTAAAGTTGATCCAGTAAGTATGCAAGAAGTAATTACCTCAACCGCTTCTTCTATGTCACAAGGTATTTCTGCTGGTATAAATATTAAACCTCAAACTACAGGTAGCGTTCAACATGTTACTCAAGAAGTAGATAGTAGCAATCTTGGTGAAGTAAATGACACAGTTCAAACTGTTCACCAAATAGGTCAACCTGACGAACAAATGACCAATCCTGCCGAAGCTACTCAAAATGTAGAGCAAGAAGTTGTTAATCCTATTCCTACTGTATTAGAAGAAGCTACTCAAGTAGTAAATCAAACTGTTAATAAAGTAGTGGGCAAAAATGAAGACCCAAAAATAAAAGATACCGAAGCTAAAGCGGTTATTACGGGTGATGCATCTAAAGCAGTTGCTGCCGCACAAAAAGCAACTAGTGCAATAAAAGCTATCCCGCCGAGTCATCATACTTCTATTAGTGCTAGTGCTGGTAGTGCGATTTCTACAGCTAAAGGAGTAGCAGACGCTATTGGAAACATTCCGTCTACTAAAGATGTCAATATTCATGTTAAACAAACAGGAGTAAGCCCGGGAAGTGTTGCGTCCAGAATTGGAAAAATAAAAGGTTCTTATATAGGAACAGCTTTCCAAGGTGGTGGAAAGAGTTTCGTAAAACGAGTATCTGGAAGTGCTTACGCATCAGGTACTGTAGATGAAAATAATTTTCCAAACACATGGAAGACTCCTATAGCTGGTACATCTTTGGTCGGCGAACTTGGTAGAGAAATTGTCGTAGACACAAATAATAGTCGTTGGTATACCGTTGGTGATAATGGTGCAGAATTTGCTAGGATTCCAAAAAATGCAATTATTTTCAATAATGACCAAACCGAAGAATTATTGTCTAATGGTTCACTTAGCGGCGATTCTAACGCAAGAGGAACTGCTTTTGGTGGCGGTTCAAGTAGTGGAAAAACTCTTTTAAGAAAATCAAGTAGCTCGTCAAGTAGTTCATCAAGTAAATCAAGTGGTAAAAAGTCAAAGAGTAAATCCTCTGGAAGTTCAAGTAGTAAAAAGTCTTCTAACAAAAACAAAGATTCCAAGAGTGATTCTAAAGCTTCCAAACTCAGCAAATACCTAGAGAACATATTCGACTGGGCAGAATACCGCTTAAAGAATCTCTCCACAATCGCCGACAGATATTCCAAACTTGCTGATTCGGCAGAAGTATGGAGTAAAAAGGTCAGAACAGCAACTAAAGCTATCAATGGTGTAAGAGTTGAATACACTACAGGCGGTGCGGCACAACTTTACAATAAAGCTATCCAAGCTGTTAATAAGCAACTTGCTGGTTCTCAAAAAGCGTTAAACGGCTACCAGAGTTTCTATAAGTCGGTTGTTCAAAAGAGCGGATTAGATAAAGCAACTATTAAGAAGATTCAAAGTTTAACTGCTTCTGGAAAATTCAATGTAGAGGCGTTCAAGGCTTCTAAGAGTTCTGGTAAAAAAGGCTCTTCATCTTCTTCTAAGAACGAAAAATTACAAAACATCGAGAATGTAAGTAAGTGGTATCAGAAAGTACTTGAAACTCAATCTTCCATTGAAGATTTAATGGCACAACGTGCAGAACTCGCACAAAAGAAACTTGATGCAATTGAAGATATTTATGGTGCCAAGTTATCCGTTTATGAAAACACGATGAAACGTGACCAAGCTAAGATGGAATACATCCTCAACACATCAGGAACAACAAGTAAGTATTTTAATGCTGGCAAGTCTGTTGTCAAATCAGGTAAGCAAACAATTGATGCTTCAAGAGAAGAATATAAAATCTACGAAAGACAATTTAATAAACAGGTAAAGAACGGTACGTTAAAGAAAGGTACAAAAGCATATAACACCAATCTAGCTAAACTTCGTGAACTTGAAAGTAAAATTTATGAAGCTTCTTTAGACCTTCAAGAGCAAATTGCAAAAACTTTCGAAAATATTGCAGACCACTTTGAAGAACTTAGAGATAGAAATGACGAAAAACTTGAGGTTAACGAGGGCAATATTGACATTGTGAAACGTAATCAAGCTGGTTATACCTCTGGTCAATTAAGAAATCTTTATAATGAACGTAATAATCTGCAATACAATAATATGCAACTCGCCGCACAGGAACTTGCCGCCCAAAGAGCAAATAAAAATGCATTAATCTCTTCTAATCCTAAAGATGTAACTGCTATTAAAGCTGCGGACAGGGCAATTGAAGAAGCTAATAATAAATATGCTCAAGCGGTAACAGATTACAAACAATATCTCTATGACCACAGAGATGAACTTGTAGAGAACATTGAAAACTATTACGATTCACTTGAGGACTACTTCTCTTCTATTCAAGATGCTGTTGATACGCAGATTGACTTGAAGAAAGCGAAAGGTAAAGTAGTTACTGTTGGGGATTATAATAGTTCTGTCAGAGCGGCAGAAGAAGCTACCAAGATAACCAGACAGAGATTTGAAGCTGTTTATAACGAATACAAAGACCAAATTAAAAAAGGTTATTTAACAATCGGTAGCGAAAAGTATTATCAAGCGTTGGCAAAGGTTAACAGCCTGCAAAACGACATGGTAAAAGCCGAAGAAGCTCGTTTGGAAGTTTATAATAAAATTAGCCAGTTAAAGATTGATAATCTCCAAAATGTTATTGACGGTTTTGAAAGCCTTAACGATACTTTGAGCAACTTTGCTGATTTGCTCAACGACATGGGCAATAAAAAGCAAGTTCTTGGCAAAGTTGACGAATCTTATCTTCGTACTCAAATGGGTCTTTCAGAGCAAACCATCTATGGTTATGATGCACAAAAGACCGAGATTCTCAAACAAATGAAAGGTGTTGAGAAGTATTCAGACCGTTGGAATGAATTAAATGGTCAGCTTCAAGATGCTAATTCCAATATCATTAAAGCCGCTCAAAGCATGGAGGAATTTGCTGATGCGATTCGTGAAGTTCGTTGGGATAAATTCAACAAAGGTATTGAAGCAATTGACTATACTAAAACAGAATTGTCTGACTTAGTAGATATTCTTAATGAGGATAATTTTATCGCTAAGAATGGTGCTTTTACTGCGGAAGGATTAGCCGCAATTGCTCTTCAAGGACAAGCGATTAAGCAAAATGTCGAAGAGGTTGAGGCTCACAGAGTGGCTTTGAGAAAGCTCAAAGAAGAATATGATAACAATGTTATCAGCTTAGATGAGTATACTGACCAAAGCCGTGAGCATATGGACGCTATCCGTGATGGGGTATCTGCTTATCAGGATTTGAGAGATTCTATTGTTGATTTGTATCTTGAAGCTCTTGAGAAAGAGAACGAGTTACTGCAAGAAAATATAGACAAACGGCAAGAGAACCTCCAGAAAACCAAGGATTACTATTCTTACCAGAAGACAATTAGAAACGATACAAGAGACATTCAATATCTTCAGTCCCAGATTGCCGCCCTTTCAGGAACTGAAGGAAACACGAATGCCCAGAGCAAGTTAGCTTCTCTCCGCTCTCAACTCGCAGATGCTACAGAGCAATATAATGATGACAAGCAAAATCACTACTTTGATTTGATGTCAAATGGCTACAACAAACTTGTTGACGATGCTAACAAATCGCTGGATGATATTGAAGATGCTGTAAGACGTTCTACAGAAAAGCAAACTGAAATTATTCGTGATATGCTTGGTGTTGCGGGCAATGAGTATAAAAATGTTTATGCTACAATAAATGGCATTCTTAATGAGAACGGAATAATCTTATCTAATATCACTCAGAAATCTATTACTGATTTTGGTACTGAAAAAGAATCTATTACAAATATTGGCCTTACTTACTCTACCATGACCGCACAAATGAAGACAGATTCTGAAGCCATAACAGGTGCGAAAGGTATCTTGACAACAGCTATCAATAAACTTGGTATGATTGGTGGCGAAAATGGCAAACTCAATGAGATTGTTAAAAAGGCTGGAGAAGTAAAAACTGGTTTTACAAATATCGGAACAGAGATAGAAAACATTACTAAAAAGTTTAACGAGGCTTCTACTTCTATTGTCAAAACAGCAAGCGAGTCATTAGCTCAAATCAAGAAACTTACTGATGAAGTAAACGCAAAAGTTACTGGTGCAAGCAATACAGGAAATAAAAAGACAACCCCAGCTGGTGCCGAAACTAAACAAACAAGTAGTTCATTAAAAGGAAAAGATACATCCAGTAAAAATATTAAAGATGCTACAACAGTTGCTGCAACGGGTAAAAATGCAAAAAATACTACGGCTAAAAAAACTACTGCTAAAAAAACCACTGCTAAAAAGACATATACAACATCAGAAGCTAAAGAATATGCAATAGCATATATTATGCAGAATTCTAAAAAGACGGCTAAGAGTCTTATTAAGAGTGCAAAATACCAGCTTTCTAAAGATATTGCAGCCATAAATGGTGATAAAACATTGTCTAATAAGCAAGTTGAGTATCTTGTGAATCAGGTCAATAAAATGCTCGGAAAGAGCGGAAAAGATGCTATCACCAGTGCTAAATTATTTGCTATGATTAAAGACAACTTAAAGAAAGCTATTGCTGGAAAAGGATTTACAGTAAGTGGCACTAGTGTAATCAAACCTAAAGCTTACGCAAAAGGTAGCGAAGATATTAATGAGAAACAGCTTGCCATTACCAATGAGTCAGGATGGGAGGCTATTTACCGTAAATCTGACGGTGCTATTTTAACTCCGCTTAATATTGGAGATAAAGTATTCACCAATGAGATGAGCGAAAATCTTTGGAAACTGGCTCAAGGCAACACACTTGGAGCAGATATGGTAAGTAAAGCAGCTTCACCTGTTGTTACCAATGTAGAAACCTACAAACCGAATATCACTGTTAGTTTCGAAAACTTCATGACTGTACAAGGCAACGTAGACAGAGACGTTGTTGGCGACCTAAAGGATTTGAAGAACGAATGGATGACAGACTTCTCCAAGCATTTAACCAAAGAGTTTGGTTTACTTGGTAATAAACGGCGTTTTAGCTAGTTATAAAACTAAATTTTAAATATTGATTCAAGGAGCTGGATTTAACAAGTTCAGCTCCTTTCTTATATAAAGGAAAGAAGGTGGAAATATGGGACAGTATGGCAAGTATTTTGATTACAACGGAGAATCTTCCGAAAAGTATAATTTAATCACTGGTGGATATAATGTAGAAGATTATGTATTTGGACTAGAGCGAAATGTAGACCGTTCTGAAATGAATCGTTACAGAAGTTACACTTATACTTATGGTACGGTTTATGATGATGTATTGACTTTTCCGATTTTGTTTATAAAAGACCCTTGTAAATATACTGAAAGTGAAGATTTACGATTCACAAGGCAAGAAATCCGTGAAATCAATGCATGGCTGACTTCTCCGCATTTCCCAAGACTTTTTCATATGCATGACGAAGATGCGGAAGAAGTTGCTTGTCACTGGGACTACGATGAGGAGAGTCATACTTATACGACTACTATCGTAGCCAAAGGGCGAGGATATGAATATTTGTTTATTACAGAGGCAGACTTTACTGTGCAGAATTTATCCACCGAGGAAACACATTCTAATCCTACTGAAAGAATATCTGCCTCAGAAAAAGATGAATTATTGATTACTGTTCAGGCAGTTCCTGTAACAGCTTACATAGATACTGGCGAATTGGATGGAGAAGGTTCGCCAATTAGTGAAGAAGTCACGACTTATCCTATGCCGTCTGTAACAGTTACCGTTGCAGAAAGAGAATATGATTATTTTGGCGTCTTTACTAATGTTACTCCAAAAGACACGGCAATTTATGCTTTAGAATTTGAATTCCAGTGTGATTCTCCTTTTGCTTATACGCAAGAGAAATCTATTACTCTTACAGGACAAGGCGGGACGGTTTATAATCTTGGTGATGAGTATGAGGATTATATTTATCCTACTATTACTGTTGAACCATTAGCGTCTAATTTCTTCCTTTTACAGCAAAATGATTGGACGGTAAATACTGGCGAAGGTACTCTCAGTACGACAATCTCTGGTGATGGCGGTAGTTATAAGATTCGTATGGAGTCAGGATACTCTCTTACAATTACTGGTGGCGGTTCTTCGACAACGATTCAAGGCGGTGCTACAGAGTTGTTTACTACTGCCAAGGGAACGAGTTATACGTTCGCCATTTCATATCACAACGGTATCCCAGAAGATGACTGGAAATACCAAATGTCTATTAAAAGCATCATTAGGCTGATTAATGTTAATGATAGCAATCGTTATATGGAGTTCGCAGTTCAGAACCGTAACACTCTCACGATTGATTGTAAGCGGAATATATTTAAAGATACCGCCAATTCCTTGATTAGTTTGGACGATTTGGGATACGGTGATGAAGATTTTATTTATTGGATGAGACTTGCTCATGGTGTTAACAACATAATTATTGAAGGCACTGGTAATGTTACCTTTACTTATAGAGAGCCTATCAAGGTGGGTGGATACTAATGCCAATGACGGGAAAAGAAAGTTGGAAATCTTTTCAGCGGAGCAAAACTATCTATGACATATTCGGAAGAGCAGAATCCAGTAATATCTACATCGCACAACCGGGGCATCATAAATTGGGTTGTTTAAATGGAATTGACCCTAATTCTTGCGAATTAAAAATAAATTTAATAGACCCTGATGAATTAAGCTTTGATGTCTATCAAATGGTTGATGATGAGTATACCGCTTATTATGATTATGTAGACATTTTAATGGAATTATATGTAGATGGACTTGGGTGGTTCTTTATCAATGAATCGCCTGAGTTACATCATGATGGAGTAAAGGAATATAAAACAGTAACTGCACAAGGTTATGAAATTACACTTCAACAATACGACTTAGAAGTATTTCATGTCGGTACTGCGGATGCGAATGACAGGGCATTATTGGCAACGGATAATGTTTATACAGACGAGACCTCTGGGGTTGATTTAAATCGAGATATTGTGCGATTTTGGCGAGACACCTCTGATTTGGACAATCTGCTTGCTGAAATTGATGAAGACACAAAATACAATCAGTTCTCTTCTATTTTGTATAAATATCCAAATGTAGTGAAGAGTGACTGGCGAATTGATATTTATAATGACTCTACTCTTCGTTCTGCTTTTGTAACGATGAAAGATAATGCTTCAACATATGAACAGGACTATTGGCAAAATTGGATAGATGCTTATGATAATACACCCGAAGGATTAAACACTTCGTTAATCAAAGACATTCTGCCAAACTATCCTGATTTATTAAAATATGTGAAGCTTAAATACACAACGGGAAAAAGTATTAAACAAACGGACGATGACGGTGTTTCTAAGTATGTCATTTCTGAGGATATTGATAAACAATATACGCCTTATGAGTTGATAAAGACAGAACAGAAAAGAATGAAAGAGCTGTCCTTACTGGATTTGGTAATTAGAAATGTACCAGAATGGAAGGTCGGCTATGTTGATACTTATATTGAGCCGTCTTCCTATACGGTTTCTTGGACGGTGACAGAAACCCCGACTTTAGAGAATTATCCAGCGTCTGATTTTGGCGGCGATTCCGAGTCTCATGTTGGTGAGATTGCTTATGATACTGGAAAAGGATACTATTACGAATTTTCTGAAACGGTAGAGGAAGAGTTTTATTGGCGTAGGTTGCCCAAACCTGACGATACGTTCTCTTCTCTTCTGCAAAATCAAGGCGGTCGCTTTGAGATTGATAACCAAGATGTTTATTCTGTGCTGATGCAGGAAATTGCCCCTTATTATAAATGCGTATTTCAGTTTGATACTAAAAATAAGTTAATCAACGTTTATTATCTTCCGAGTCTTGGTGAAGATACACGAATTTTCATTGGATTACGAAACGTCCAGAACGAGGTAACTATCTCTCCTTCTCAGGATTTGTATACGCAGTTTACTGTAGAGAATTCAGAAGGTTTGGGAATTGAACAAGTAAACTTTGGACAGCGTGAAATCGAAGATATTTCTTATTTCTTAAACACCAAATATCTTCCGCAAAAGCTGATTGACAAATACAAAGTATATCTTGCTTATAGAGATACAAAGCGTAATCAATATGTACAGTTATCTCGTGATTACAATAAAAAACTAAAAGAAATAACAGAACTAAGAACAAAAGTTCCCAGTGGAATGTTCAATACAGACCAATACGAAACTTTTTCTGACAGCGAACTACAACAGGAATTAGAGAACTACAATGCTTTAATCAAGGGCATGGAAGATGCTTTTACCGATTATAACGGGACACTCGATGAAGATGCGTTGAGAGCTTCTGTGTATTGGAACGACTATATGATGATTAAGCAGTTCACTATTCCCAATATCAATATTGAGATTGAGAATCGTAAGAAATACAGTTACGAACCCAAAGTGGATTTCATTGACGATTACGAACTTGATTTTGATACTTATGGGTATTTGTATGGTCGTGATGAACTAAAGCATATGAAGGATATGCTCGAAGAAAAAGTGGACGTTTATAGTGATTATAGACGAACTTGGGAGCAGGTAAATGAAGCACAAGACGAATCTACTAAGGAATTCGTTGCTAAATATACTCAAAGTGATTATGAATCAAAACATGATTTATATATCAAATATAAAAACGGTCTGGATTCATGCATTAGAGAATTAAACAAAAGAACGGCTGAATACGAAGCATTAAAAGAAGAACTTCAGGATATTGATATTGAACGCCAAAAGGTTGCTCAATCGGTTATTCTTGAAAACTACAGTTTTGAGAACGGTTATTTGATTTGGAAAAACGAAGAGGATAAATTACTTCTCGATGAACAACCATATTATCTTGGTGACCCAATGCCCGTGGCGGCATTTACTGACCAAGAAATTGCTCGATTAAGCTTATTCTTCAGACATACCGACTATGTGAATGACAATATCAATTTTTATTCCAATGTTGACAGTATAGACGAAGAACTGATTGATGAACAATTGCAAATGTACGATGCCGCAGTTGATGAGTTATACGCTGAATCGCATCCTCAGTATGCGTATACAACCGACATCGACTCTCTTCTTGCCAATAACGAATGGGAAGACTTCGTTCGTTACTGGGAAAACCTTGAAGACGACTATCATTATATCTTCCAAGTTGGCAATTTCATTCGACTTGGGATTAATGAGGGAGTTTCTGGGTTTCAGGTAAAACTCAGATTGACAGCTATCTCTTTCAATCCGATGACTAGAGATATGAACATGGAACTTGAGTTCTCCAATATGATTAATTACAAGGCAAGAAGGAATGATTTTGCCACATTAATCAATAATGCTATTGGAAGTGCCAAGAATCAGATTCAAGCGGCTTATCAACGTAATAGCAAAGATGAGAATAATTTTGAAGTATCTTATGATTTAATTAGAAGCATTCTTCAAAGTGGGGGTTTTTCAAGCTATACAAACAATTTAAAAGGCAATGTATCTGCCGGGGCGATTAATTCAGTAGCGGGCAATTTTGACTCATTGGTTGCTAATTATATGTCAACAAATGTGTTATCTGCAAAATTAGCAGATGTAGATGAATTAGATGCTGATTCTGCTTTTATTAGATATTTGGAAACTAATTTGGTTGTTGCCTCTGAAATTAAAGTGGACGACTTAAAGGCGAAACTTGCACAGATTGATGAATTAGAAGCTGATTCTGCTTTTATTACTTATCTTGAATCTACTTTAATTGATGCGGATACGTTAAAGGCGAGAATCGCAGAGATTGATGATTTAACGGTTCAGAATGCGATTCATGCAGAGAATGCTGACGTTTCGGCTAGGTCTGTATCGGCTGACAGTGCCACATTTGCTACTACCGCAACAACGGCTTTAACTGCTGATTCTATTAAGGCTGAGAATATTGATACTTCTACGGTTACCGCCGAAAGTGGTTTTATGCAATATTTGAAAGCTAATGCTGTTGTAGCAAGTGCTGTTAGTGCTGACAGTGCTACATTTGCAACTACGGCTACTACTGCTCTTACCGCAGGTTCTGTAAAAGCAGAAAATATTGACACTTCAACGGTAACTGCTGATAGTGGTTTCATGACTTATCTCAAGGCGAACGCTGTTGTGGCAAGTGCTTTGAATGCAGATAATGCTACATTTGCACAAGCTTCAGCCAATGCTTTAAACGCAGATAATGCTACGTTTGCACAGGCTTCAGCTACGGCTTTAACGGCAGATTCCGTAAAGGCAGAAAATATTGATACTTCTACTCTTACAACTGATTCTGCGTTTATGCAGTACTTGCAAGCAAACTTAATTACCGCTTCGGAAATTGATGTGGATGATTTAAAAGCAAAACTGGCAACAATTGACACTTTAACCGCTGGCTCTGCTTTTGTTACTTATCTGCAAAGCTTATCTTCTACTACGGCTCAGAGTGTTATTAATGATGCTTACATTTACAATGCTGTTGCCAATAAGATATCTGTAGAAGACTTGGCGGCTGGTAATATTGTTCTGTCTGACACGATGTTAATCACATCTGAAAATGGTAATCTGGTAATGAACGGAACTGCTCTGCAAATTCAAGGTAAATACACAGATGACCAAGGACAGGAACAAACTTACACAGGTGTTCAGCTTGGATATGATAATTCGGGTACTCCAAGTTTGGTGTTAAGAAATCCTGATGGTGCTACTATTCTCACACCTAGCGGAATTACTTCCGATGCCGTTGCTGATGGACTTATTGTAAACAACATGGTTCATGACGGCACGTTAAGTAAGAGTAAGCTAGGATTTCCAATTGTTGATACAGATGAGAATGGCAATATCAGTATTACTAACATTAAAGATGGTACTGGAAATAATTTTGGTGTTGAGTATACGAATTTTAAGAATAATACTCAAACAGCTTTAGATGATATTGAAGCACAAAAAATGTATAGAGTTGTCGTAGAGTCTGACAACGGTAATATATTCAAAAACGGTGATATCAATTGTACATTATCCTGTCGTGTTTATTCATGGGATGATGAAATTACAGATGACATAAATGCGGCTAATTTTACATGGACAAGAAAAAGCAAAAATACGACAAGTGACGACCAATGGAACGCCAATCATTCTGGGGGAACTAAAACTATTACGATTACTCCAGCTGACGTATATGGGCGAAGTGTATTTTATTGCACTGTAACACTTCCTGATGGTTCTATTTTGTCTTCATAATAAAAAAGGAGGTAGAAAATATGGCAATAATTTGCACCTCAGACTATACAATTTCTGATTTTAACGATGCGATAAGTTTATCTGGTTATATATCAAGCAATTTGGCACATACACAAATTTACAACCCAGACAACGATTCTTACACCCCAAATTGGAGTTCTACAAATTTGGTATTAACTCCGCAATTATTCGTAACTTCTACAACTTCTGATGTTATAGCAACAGCGGCAGTAACATCTGTAAAGTGGTATCTTAACAGCGAAAGTTCTGGAAATAGAATAACTAACGGTGGTAATTATGCTTTATCTGGAACAAAAAGCCATATATTAACAGTAAAAGCTAATGTTTTGGCTGGAGTTAATAATGTAAAATATATTTGTGTAATAGAATATCATGATTCTACTACTGATTTAGATTTAACACACAAAATGGATGTTACTTTTACAAGAGTAAGTTCTGGTTCTGGTATCACAACTGCTGTTTGTGTTGCACCAGAAGGTAATATTTTTAAAAATGACACAGTTCAATCTTTGAAAGCAACTTGTGATTTATATCGTGGTAGTACAATTGATACAACAAACGTATCTTATAAATGGGCAATGATGGATTCTTCTGTCACTTCGTCTTCTTCTGATGGGTACGATGCCGATTTTGGAGTCGGATGGAAAAAGTTAACAAACACTACAAATATGTATACTGGTTGTACTACAAGGGAACTTACTATTTATGCTGATGCTGTAGCTAGTCTTGCTGTGTTGAAATGTATTATTACTGATACAGATAGTACGTCTAACACTTATAACGGTAAGTTCTTTGGTACTGTTACATTCACAGATTTGAGCGACCCTGTGCAAATGACTATTGTTTCTAGTGCTGGTGATAGATTTTTAAATGGGCAAGGTTCAACGGTTTTAACTGCAAGATTGTTCCAAGCTGGTGCGGAAATAGACGCAAGTTCGCCCTATTTATATCAGTATAAATGGTACAAGTTTGATGCATCTGGCGTAATGTATTCTGACTTCGGCGGCACTGGCGTATCATATAAAACTGGGAAGACGCTTAATGTTGGTTCTGCGGATGTAACAGGAAAAGCTACTTTTAGATGCGAAGTTGAATAGGCTTTATTTTTTTTGTCTTTAAATGGGGGGAATTAAATGCTAATAGAAGACTATATTGTTGAGGTGGCGGTGTGTCATAAAACCATGAAACATTATAAGTCTTTGGGGTATGATTTACCGACAAAAATAGGGAAAACTGGAAAAGAGGTTCTCATACAAGGAGCGAAAATTAAAGTTAAAGCCGTTGATTTAACTGTTGGTTCTAATGTTTATGTTAAAGCAAAATGCGATTATTGTGGAAAAATATATGATGTTGCATACAATAATTATAACGCCTCTCGCAAAAAAGGAGTTGAAAAAGACGCCTGTAAAGATTGCATAGACAAAAAACGTGAGGATAATGTGCTTTTAAAATATGGAGTTAAAGGCATATTACAAGTAAGAGAGTATAAGGAAAAAGCTGAACAAACATTGATGAATAATTATGGTGTAAAATATCCCGGCGAAAGTAAAGAAATTAGAGAAAAGGTTGAAAAAACGTGTAAGGAAAGATACGGTGTGTCTAATCCTTTTAAATCTAAAGAAGTACAAGAAAAAATAAAAAAGACAAATATTGTGAAATATGGTGTACCATATGTTTCTCAGTCTGATTTAATTAAAGAAAAAGTAAAAAAGACTTGTCTTGAAAAATATGGTGTTGAATATTCTTTACAGTCTGAAGTCATAAGAAATAAAGGTAAAGATACCATGATGAAAAAATATGGTGTTGTTAATGCGGGAAAATCTGATGCTATAAAAAATAAAAGGTATAAAACAAATATTGAAAGATATGGTACAAAAATTCCATCCATGTGCGAAGAGGTAAAAAATAAAATTAAAAAAACTACAAAAGAAAGATATGGATATGAGTGTGTCTTTGATTCTCCTGCAATAAAAAGTAAGATAAATAATATCTTTAGAAAAAAATATGGTGTTGATTACCCACTTCAGAGTCCCATAATACAAGAAAAGGTGCGTAAATCTTTGGGCGAAAATGGCACTCAATGCACTTCTAGACCTCAAAGATACATTAATAAATTGTATAACGGACAACTTAATTATCCAATATCAAAATTTTTTGCGGATATATTTATTGATGATTATAATTGTTGTATAGAATATGATGGCGGTGGTCATGACTTAAAAGTAAAATTTGGCAAAATTACTCAGGAAGAATTTGAGCGGCGTGAATTGATTAGAAATAGAATAGTCAAACAAAGCGGTTATCGGTTAATCCGCATAATCTCCCCAACAGACAAACTTCCATCAGACGAAATTTTACTCCAGATGCTTCATGAGGCTCTGGAGTATTTTAATGCAACAAATCATACTTGGAGACAATATTATGTTGAAGAGGGCATCATGAAAGATGCCGAGCATAAAGATGGCATTGAGTATGACTACGGAACACTTTGGAATGCTAAGACATTGGCAAACCAAGATAAATCAGCTTAATAATTATTTAATTACAAAGCAAGGACTCCGATGCCTTGTTATTTTTATGCCTTTTCATTGATTTTCATTGATTTTCATTGATTTAAATCAAAACTAAAACTAACAAGGCAGAAAGGAGATGATATATAAATGATAGCTATAGGCGAATATACGATATCTGCACTCAATGACCTAGATTATTATGAAGTGACATCTTCTGACTCTATGGTTGTCATTGAGGATGAAAATTTTACGCCAGAGGCTGTTACATTTACAAGTAAACATAGATTGGGAAACGGCAACTTAGAAGCGTATTCTGGAAGATTTAAAATTGAAACAAGTAAAGATGGTGAAACGTGGGAAACTAAATACACATCTTCGGGGAATGAAAGTGCTGTTGAGTATGAGTTGCCGAGTGCGTTAGAGGATAAGGTTCCTTATTTGTTTAGGAAATCTGTCGGTGGTGACAGGGCGATTGAGGAAATTGTCGGTGGTAGTGTTGTTTGGAATCAGTTAGCCGAGCTTCCTATCACTAGAACGCAAAACGGAATTGCTATAACTAATAACGGTGATGGGTCGCTAACGATTGACGGAACGGCATCAGCAGAAGTGAATTCGTTCGCAATAACTTGTCCTTTCGTTTTGGGACACGTTTATATGGTAACTGGCTTTCCTGATGGAATCAGAACTTATGTGCAACTTTGGAAAGGAACATCGTGGAAAAAAAATCTTGACATGAGAAATAATCTCATCAAAAAGTTAGTATCTGATGCGGATGCTGACACAGTTGCTTTCAGTCAACTTATTTTATCTGGAACATCGTTTAGTAACGTGAAATATTACCCTCAAATTTTTGACCTCACAACAATGTTTGGTACGCAAATCGCCGATTATATCTACTCTCTCGAACAATCTTCCGCTAGCAGTGGAATCGCCAAACTAAGAAGTTGGGGGTTCTTCACTAAGGATTATTATCCATATTGTCTGCCTACTATAAGGTCTGTAAGTGGATTGATTGAGAAAAGGTATGTTGGGTTTAACCAGTGGGACGAGGAGTGGGAGTTGTATAATGGGGCATATGTTCAGTCAAAGAACTATATTCCAATCATTCCGAACACCGAATATTACTTAAAGTCATCGCAGAATTTTTCCAATGGCTTTTCGTGGTATGATGGTGACAAAAACCTCATAAAGACAGAATACTATGTGGCGAATCGAGCGTACACTTCGCCAGAGAATGCTCATTATGCAAAATTCATGATGCCTAGTTCCTACGGCACAGCTTATAACAACGACATTTGTATCAACATTTCAAACCCCGCAAAAAACGGAACATACGAACCATACGAAGTTAATACTTATTCATTAGATTCTTCGGTAGAACTTCGAGGTATGTTCAAACTAGATAGCAATAATAATTTGTATGCCGATGGTGATATTTATTCTAGCGATGGAACAGTATCAGAGAATTGTTCAGAAGATGATTTAAGCACACTTGTATGGAGTACGAGATATACAGGTTCTACAAATAAAACTGTGTCTGCTGAACTAAGTGATAAATATATTGGATATCCATCTTCAAGTTTTAAAGGATTAATATCTTCTAGTTATAGTATCGTTGGTGGAACAACTGGTGTTGGTAATTTATCAGACCCAGACAATTGTACGAAGGGAATGTATTATTATAGCAATCCTCAAAGTGCAACAACAAGAACGGTTTATATTGTTTTACCAAAAGGCGATGCCCCAAGCGGCTCTTTATTATATTTTAAAGCAACCCCAACAACATCAACTGCTCTCCCCTACCACAATCCACAAGAGCTTTCCGAATGCGGCACAGAGGAATTCGTAACAACAGGCATAATCCCAGTAGGACACAACACAAAATACCCAGCTAACATAAAAAACATTCGTTGCAGTTTACACAAGCCGAACGAAACACCATCTGCAACAACTCTCTTAGACCAAATTACAGTTCCAATTGTTTCAGGCTTGCAATACCAACCCTTTGTACAAAGAACTGTTTTTGAGTGGACTTTATCATCTTCAAGTACGGAACTGGACGAAAACACAACATGGGCAGAACAAAAACCAAAACCAACACAGGCTCAACCCTATCTTTGGGAAAGAAGCCGTAACGATTACAGTAATGGCACTCATACTTATTCTGATGCCCACTGTGATGTTACGATTTCGGGCGTTATCTCTGATGTTGATAAAATAAATGGACAAATAACCAATAAGATATGGCAAAGTGATATAACGACTTCAATCAACTCTTATGATGGTACAACAGTATCTAATATCCGTGACAGAGTGTCTACAACAGAACAAAATCTTACAGGAATTACAACAAGAGTTGGAGCTGTAGAATCTACAACTGGTAGTTTAGGTACACGAATGACTGCGGCAGAATCATCTATTTCACAAAATGCAGACAATATTGAATTAAAAGTATCAAAAGATGGTGTTATTTCTTCGATTAATCAATCTTCTGAATCTATCACTATCAGTGCGGACAAAGTTAACATAGCTGGTTCAACGGCATTTACTTCGTTAAATAGTCAAGTAACCGCAATTCAAAATGAGACGAATCAAAAATCCGAGTTAATCAGAGGTACTCAAACAGCAGCCACTTACTCTTGGACAGGTACATCAACTACTATCTCACAACTTACGGACGGAATGGAGATTAGGTATTGGTTGCCATTTAGTGTTGCTGGCGGTACAGTTTCAGGCAGTTACAGTTATTATGACGGAAGCAAGACAACCACTGGTACAAATACTGGTGTTGGATTAACTCTCACATTGAAAGACGGAACAATGACGGAAGAGATTCCTGTTTATTACGGCTCTATGTCGAGACTTACATCTCATTATGGATATGGTAATATTATCCGAATGATTTACCGAGAGAATGTTAGGGTGAATAATGGTAATACGACTTACTATACCGTTGAAAAGGGCTTTTGGTGTGATGCGAATTATGATACCAATAGTAATTATACGCAGTTTTCTAGTGCAGTAACTGTGGGTGCTACCAACAGTGTGTATCAGTGGAGTTTGATTATGCGTGATTCCGCAAATACTTGGGTATCAATAGCAACAAGTCATGGTGCAGGTACTTCAAAATCTGCTTATACTGGTGGGTTGTATTATGATAAAATATTATATCATTCTAGTGGAAACAATTACGCTTCTGGAAAATCAACTCAATCAGTTTATGATAGTATTGGATTCGACCTTCGCTATTCAACAAACTGCGGTACAACTTTAACAACTAGAAAGCCAGTATACTTAGTCGGTACAATTAACAACACTGACAAACGCTTTTACTTAGACACAACACAATGGTGGACTCAGACAGTTCCGACTTCTGCTGATGGAAAGACCTACATCTACATAGGTGAAGCTTACTCTTCCTACCAAGTATGGTTGGCAACTGAAAACAAAGCTTATCAATACTATAATGGAAGATTCATAACTCTCGAGGAAATTAAAGACCTTGAAGCAATGAGTTGGATTAATTCCACTGGACAAAATGCGGCAGACATCATCGCAAACTGGGCAACAGATGCGACAAGTGCTACCACAACTATCAACGGTGGATTAATTCAAACTCACACGATTCAGGCTAGTCATTTGGCAACGAACGCAATCATGTCAAATAACTACCAAGCTAGTCAGAATGCAGGTTCACCTTACTCAGTAACTGGTTCTTTCCTAGACTTAGATAACGGTAATTTCTATACGCCTAACTTCGGCTTAGATAATGTAAACGGCAATGCTTATTTTAATGGAGAAATTACGGCAACTTCTGGTCAGATTGGTGATGATACTTCTAATCATTGGCAAATTGGTACGGTTGTTGACTTTAATGGTAACCAATCTGCGGCGATTGAAAGTAACGGAACTTCATATATTCAATCGGGCGATTGGATGATATCCAACAACAGAATCGACACAAGGCATTATGACAATCAGCGAAAGTATACCTATTTATACGAAGACGGAGTATACTGGGATTTCGGATTACATACTCCTAGCCTTACTTCTGATAACGATTATGAAAATAATTTTATTTATATCAGAAATCATGAAAGCACTATACCGACTCTTGAAGGTGCTTGGAATTATGTCTTCAGAGTAGATAGAAACGGTATGATATATATTAATGGTGTGTCACTTGATGATAAGTATGCTTCTATTGACGGTGTATCAGGTGCTTATCTTCCGATGACAGGTGGAAGTTTAACAGGTAATTTATCTGTTGGTGGCAATTTATCTGTTACTGGCACGATTACTGGATTGAAGAATCTTTCTATCAACGGTAAAACTTACAATGGTAGTTCTGCGGTTAATGTTGGTACGATTGGAGCTGCTTATGGCGGTACTGGGCAAACGAGTCTGATTAATTCGGCGAATGCTTTGATTAATGCATTAGATACTGGAAGTAGCACACCAGTTGATAACGATTATTATATCTCTCAATATGTAAATGGCGGTACTACTACAAAGACTTATCATCGTAGACCGATGAGTGCATTATGGTTATATATCAAAGGTAAAATCAATGCGGATACCGATTTATACACAGATAAGTTCGTACCAAAAACTGGCGGTGAATTTACTGGTGCTGTGACTGTTTCTGACGCTTTGATTGCCGATGAAATTACTTCGGGTAATTTGATTGTCAATGGCGTTGGACGGTTTACTAATGGTATTTATGGCGATTTAACTGGTAATGCTAGTACTGCTACTCTTGCGGCGAAAGTTGCAGATAGCGGGAATGGACAGGCTACTACTTTTGGTTATAGTAAATCAAGTCTTAGTACAACGGCTTATTTTGCTGCTTGGGATGGATATGAGTTAAGAAAAATTAGTCCTGCTAATGCGTTGTCAACAATTGGGGGACAACCAGCTGGAGATTATTTGTTGAAATCTGGCGGTACAATGACGGGAGTGCTTAATATTGTCGGTCAAATGGAGAATGCTTATGTTGGTATTAGCAATTCCAATTATAGTATGAAGCTTGGTATTGGTACTGGTGGGACTAATCGTGGTTTATGGGATATGAATCTAAATAAATGGGTTTTATATTCGGATGCTTCTGCTTCTTATTTTAATGGTAATGCTACATCTGCTACGTCTGCGACCACAGCAACTAAATTTTCCTCAAGTCGTACCATTCAGTTAACAGGAGATGTTATAGGTTCTGCATCTTCTAATGGTGAAAGTGGATGGAGTATTGCGACTACTGTTGCAGATAATAGTCATAGCCATGTGCCAAGTAATATAAATACTGGAAATGATTATACAACTGGGAGTCTTGATTGGATAGCATCTGCAAAAATTGGTTCAGCAGCTTCAAATAAATCTTTTGGTTTACCACCAGAAGCTATCGTTGTTGAATATAGTACTGATGGTGGTTCTACATGGTTGGATTATGGTTCATCTGATGCAGAAAAAGCTAATTTGTTTAATGAATTGGGCTGTTATCACCATCTTGGCAAAGCAAAAACAAAAGCAGCAAATACAACTAATTGTCAATTAAGAATAACAATTACTGCAACCGATAGATATGTGTATACAAAAGCTGTTTATTTTTGGGTATCTCAAAACGGTAATGAAATGACCGTAGATTTTGATGTTGCAACTCTTGGAAATCCTACAACATTTTCTAATGTATTTAATAATAGACCTTTACAAGGAAATTCCGGGCCTAATATTCATTATTACGCACCAAGAACATTTGGTGCGTATACTAGTAGTCAAACAGGAAATAGTTATGTATACCGATTTACTTTTAAACAACCATCAATTGCTTCTAATGCTACAACTGCTGGAAGTGTCTCAGATATAAGGTTATTTGGTGATATGGTATGGACATCGCCAAACAATATGGTATCTCGTAACCATATGTATACTTGGGATAAAGATTTTAATGTAACCTTTCCTGCAAAAATTACGGCGACATCTTTTGAAGGCAATGCAACATCCGCTTCAAAACTCAGTTCAACTCGTTCATTCACAATCGGTAAAACCGCAAAGAACGTAGATTGGTCTGGAGCGGTGTCCTTCTCTCAGGCAGAGATTTCAGATAATGCTTCGACATCTGCCGCTGGATGGATGAGTAAAGATGATAAAACCAAATTAAATGGCATCGAAGCAAATGCTCAAGTTAATACAATCACTGGTGTTAAAGGTAATTCAGAAACCACTTATAGAACAGGCGATGTTAATATCACTGCTTCTAACATCGGTCTTGGAAACCTTACAAATAACAAACAAGTTAAAGGTCTTTCATCTGGAACTACTTCGGGACATTTAGTAACTTGGGGTAGCGATGGATATACTGTTGCAGATTCCGGGATTGCCAAAGGAAGTGTAACTACAAAGATTACTCTTTCTGGAAGTGATTATTCAGCATCGTCTAATACAATTACTATAACAAAAGCTAATCTTCAATCTGCTGTTCAAGATACAAGTTTGGTATTGATGACTGCCGCAGAAAGAAGTAAGTTATCTTCTATTCAAGTATCTGAAGGTGGAACGATTGACTTTTCTGGTGTAACTGCATCTGCTCCGATTACGGCAACTGTTAATGAAACTACAAAGGCAGTTAATATTACTCATAATACCAGTGGTGTAACACAAGGTACTTACAGGTCTGTTACTGTAAATACTTATGGTCATGTAACGGCTGGTACGAATCCAACAACTCTTAGTGGTTATGGAATTACTGATGCTAAGATTGCAAACGGAGTTATTACTCTTGGTAGTAATACTATTACTCCTTTGACGGCAAGTAGTACGCTTGATGCTACTAAATTGAGTGGTACAGCTAGTATAGATACTACTGGTAATGCAACTACAGCTACTACTGCATCAAATGTAGAATGGTCTGGTATTACTAGTAATCCTATTGAATTTGGTTATACTTCTTATGGTAGTACTGGTTGGAAACAATTAGGTGGTAGAGATAATGGTTCTTGTATAAAAGTATGGAAACCTAAAGATAGTGTTGCTTGGGGAACAGTAGCACACTCTGCTGTAATGTCTTTTGGTAATGTGGACACTAAAGGAATGCTTGATATTTCGTACAATGCACCATTGGTCAGTATAGCGGGTGGGAATGTAGGTGGTTCTACTGATAATGCACCCAAATGGTATTTTAAGTTATCCGCTACTTCTGGTGCAACTTATACTTTGCCATCTTCTTCTAAAACATTAGCGGCTAGTGATGGTTCAAATGCTTCAGGTACTTGGGGAATTGGAATTTCAGGCAATGCAACCACAGCCACCAAATTTAGCTCAAACCGTTCTATTGCTCTTACTGGTGATGTAACAGGTTCTGCTTCTAGTAATGGAGAAAATGGTTGGAGTATATCAACAACTGTTGGTGATGATTCTCATGGTCATACGCCAGATACTTTATACATACCAAGTGATTTTGGAAAAACTGGAGGTCTAGATTTAATTTCTGGCTCTAAAGTTGGCTCTTATATGTCTAACAAATCATTTGCTATCCCACCAGAGGCAATAACTATTGAATACAGTACTGACAATGGAAGTACATGGAAAGATTATGGAGCTACAGATTCTCATAAAAAAGGTCTGTTTTCAGAAACAAGATATGGTTGTCACACTCATTTGGGAAAAGCTACTACAAAAGAAGCAAATTCTGTTAATAATCAATTAAGAATTACTATTTCCAGAATTAATTTAGGCAGGTGTTGTGCAGTAGATTCCTTTTATACATGGATGACAACAAATGGTAATACGGTATATTGTAAACTTGAACACAGCACTAATTCTAATCCAACATCTTTTCAAACGATTTTTACGGATTTTAAACTTGCTGGATGGTCTGGACATAATATTAAATATTTTTCTGAAAAATATCTTGGTGGCAGTAATAATGACCAAACCTATGCTTTTAGGCTTACAGTTTGGCAAACAGCGATTAATACAGACTATTCTTCCGCAGACCTTTATGACATTAGATTTTTTGGAAGAAATACATATAGCTATGATGCTCCGTATTATAAACTACAAACTAATGAATTATATACTTGGGATAATAATTTAAATGCAATCTTTCCAGCGAAAATTACGGCAACGTCCTTTGAAGGTGTTACTTGGAATAGTATAGCTGATAAACCAATTAATTTAAAGTCTTATAGCGGTAGTTTAGCAACTGGTGGTTGGGCAACATTAAATGGCAAATCTAATTCCCCATCTATTGCAATAGCTTATAATAATAATAACGCTTCTTGGAATAGTGAAAAATATTCGTCTTCTATGGTTTTTGGATGTTATGATGTTAGAGGATTGTTGGATTTGGCATACAATCAACCTATAGTTACATTTGGCGGGTCGTCTTATAGTAGAGCTACTGATGATAATCCGAAATGGTATTTTAAATTAAAAGGTACGAGTGAGCAAACCTATACTTTTCCAAGTACTTCGAAAACTTTGGCGGCAACAGATGGTTCAAATGCAAGTGGAACTTGGGGTATTAGTATTTCGGGCAATGCTAATACTGCCACAACAGCCTCTACAGCAACCAAAGCAACCCAAGACGGCTCTGGCAACACAATAACCTCCTACTATGTCACTCTTTCCACAAATCAAACCATATCAGGCACAAAAACATTTAGTGCGATGCCAGTGGCTTCTGCTGGATTGTGTGTTGGTAATTCTGGTACTGCTGGCGGTTTGAGTCTATGGAACGACAAAGATATAAAGCACTACGGATTAGCCCTAAGAACTACCGCAGATTCAGGTAAGCATGGATATGTACAAGGCGATTATGCAACTTATAATTATATGTATGCCGCTTCCGCATCTGCTTTACCAACTCGTGGATGGATATTTAAAGATTCGGTAAATAATAAAGGAGTTGCTTCAATTTCTGGGGCAGGTAATGCAGTATTTAATGGTTCTATTACTGTTGGTGGTAATGTCACAAACACTTCAGGATGTAGGCAAGAATTTAATGAAGATTTGCAATGTCTTGAATTTATTTTTAATTAAACAATAATTAACATATTAATTTAAGAGCTACTGCTTTTTAGTGGTAGCTCTTATTGTTTAATTTGCAAAGGAGCAAAAGGAATGGTTAAAACATGAAAATGAAAATGAAAATTATTTTGTATTTTAATACGAATTTATATAGAAAGGCAAGGGGATAATATGGGATAGTAAAATATGTTGATTTATCCTCTCTTCCCAAAAAGACAAGTGGTTATATTGATTGGAAAAAGAGTATCGGATACCGATGCTCTTTTTTATATGGTGATATAAACGGGGAAATAGAAATACTTGATTATAAATCGGAAAAAAAAACGATAAATTTATATTTAAAATATAAAGACAGGTATAAATGGATGCAATCTACCCATTTAAAAAATGGAACAATAGGTGGTTTGTTAGGAAAGCATACAAAAGACCATAAATACGAAATTGGCATGATATACCACTCCAATACAAATGACATAAAAATATTGGACAGATATAAAATCCCTTCAAAAGACGGAAGAAATAGAAAATACTATAAATGCAAATGTCTTAAATGTGGATACGAGTATTCTACTTCAGAGCTTTGTATAAAATTAAATACGGGTTGTCCTGCTTGTTCTGGCATAAAATTAGTAGAGGGAATTAATGATATTCCTACAACAAACCCTTGGATGATACCGTATTTTCAAGGCGGCGAAGAAGAAGCAAAACAGTACACCCATTCTTCAACCGCAAAAATTTATCCTAAGTGTCCAATATGTGGAAAAGTGTCTAAAAGAAAAATGAAAATAGGTAGCATTTATCAACACCATTCAATTGGATGCGGGTGCAATACTTATATGAGTTTTCCAGAACAAACTATATATAATTTGTTAGAACAACACGACATAGATTTTATACATCAATTAACGAGGTCGTGCAATGGTTTTGAATGGACTGGGTCAAAGAGATATGATTTTTATATTCCAAGTTTATCTTGCATTATTGAAACTCATGGACTTCAGCATTATGAAAAAACCTTTAGCAAAAACAAAACAGTTAAAGAGCAACAAAAAAAAGATAAAGAAAAAAGAATTCTTGCAAAAAATAATAATATACAAAATTATTTTGAAATTGATTGCAGAAAATCGGATATTGATTGGATATTGGATAGTTGCGAAAAAGAGGGATTGCTTAATTTTTTAGATATTGATAGAAAAGAAATCGATATTAATTGTTTATACAAGTCTGTTTTTAAGAAGGATATTGAGCGATGTAAAGAGGCTATAAATAAATATCCGTATATAAGTGCAGTTGAGTTATCTTCCCTTTTAAACATCCATCTAAATAAAATTTATCAAATTTTAAAATTAATTTGTTTTAAGCCTGTTTATAGGGGTACTGTGATTGATGTATATAAAGACGGAAAATATGTGATGACCTGCTATTCTTATACTAATTTAAAAGATGTATTTATGGATAAATATAATATAAAGATGGGTATTGTTATTAGCAAATATCTTGATAATAATAAACCATATCATGGCTGTTTTACTTTCAGAACAAATAAAGAAATATTTGGTGGTGAAAAAGTATGTTAATGATACATTTACCGTTAAATGGCGATTTACACAATCAAGGGCTTGCAAACATAGAAGTAACAAATAGCGGGGCGACAGTTGACAATAACGGGAAAATTGGGAAATGTTATAGTTTTGATGGGACAAGTAAATATATATCTTTAACAAACCCATTTACGGATGCTTCAGAAATATCATGTTCTATTTGGGTTAAGCCATTAGCCAATACAAGTACTAACGAACAGATTATAAACATAGGAACTAGTGACGGCTGGAATAATATCAGATTTGGGATACTTCAACGGTCAAATAATCAGCTTCTTTTTCATGTGTCTGACGGAACTAATAATATAACATATAGCTGTTATTCTAGTGCCATAAACCTTAATGAGTGGATTCACATAGTATGCACATATAAAAATCGAGAATTAAAAATGTATTTAAATGGCGAATTAGCAAAAACTTATTCTATAAGTTTCGACCCGTCTTTTTCTGGTATATCAAAAATTGGAATAGGAGCAGCTCCTAACGGTGCTGAAAAATTTACTGGCTTTATAAACGATGTAAAAATTTTCTCACATTGTTTATCTCAGAAGGAAATTTCTGAACTAAAAAAGATGCTCATTTTGCATTATCCACTTGATGGAAATAACGGAACTCTAGCGAATCCAAATATTATGCCGAATTCAATGACAATGGCATTAGGTAGTGCAAATGCTTCTACTGGCACTTGGAGATTGGCTGGCAGTTCAAATATGACAAAGACTAGAGTTGCTATAACAGACTCGCCAATAGGTTCTTGTTATGGATTCCAAAATGAAGGGATTCAAACTGTTAATGACGGTTCTTGCTATGGTATAGATAGTTTCCCATTTGAGACAAATGCAGAATATACGATTTCAATGTGGGCAAGAATTGTTTCTGGCACTGAAGGGTATGCGGGATACAATATTTATAACGCTGGTTATGTAACTGGTAGTCATAGTAAAGTGGATAAAAACTATTATGTAACCACTCTTCCTTCAGATGGAAGTTGGGTAAGGTGTTGGTTGAATTTTACTACTAATTCTACGGCTAATAGAAATATTTATATAGGCATTACTACTGGAGATACTGATGTAACTACGCAAATGTGTGGAATAAAAATTGAAAAGGGTAACAAGGTTAGTCCTTGGAGTCCATGTCCAAGAGATAGTATTTATACTGCTCTAGGATATGATGATGGAATTGAATATGATACATCGGGGTATGGACATAATGGAACAAAGGTTGGTACGTTTGATTATTCTACTGATTCTCCAAGGTATTTAGCTAGTACATATATGCCAGAATCTTCATTAATTACTCATCCAAATCCGTTAGGTGGAACAGCAACTGAACAAGAATGGACTTGTGCTATGTGGGTTAAATTAGATACAACCAATACAAATCAATATATGAATAATTTTAATAATGGCAATATTATTATTGCGGCAACTACTCCATTGTTATATTTAAATTCTGGAACTAATGATTATTATATGTATGGGAGTCAAGCAATTGAAGCTGGGGTATGGACTCATATTGCTTTTGTTTTTAGAAATAAAGATGGAATGAGAAATGTATATATTAATGGTATTTTAAAAAATAATTACGGGCCAAATAAAACATCTACACCAAGGGGTATTCCAAATACAGTTAATATGGGCGGGAGACTAGCAGGTTATATAAGCGATTATAGAATTTACGCAACCGCCCTATCCGACACCGAAATCCAAAAACTCTACACCGTCTCCGCATCAATAGACTCTAACGGCAATGCTTATTCAGCAGCCTATGTGGAGGGTTGATGGTTATGGCAACACCTAATTTAAATAAACAAGGGGTTTGGACGATAAGTAATGACGGTACGTTAAATGAAAATCTATTATTATCAGTTCCTAAAACAGCCAATACAACCAGTTACAACGCTTACCAATTCACCATGTTAGAGAATTTGGTAGAAGGACAAACTTATACAATGCAACTTTGGGATGTTGATGTGTCTCATTCAGAAAAAACAGAAGCACAAACTGGAGTATGGGTTTATTGGGGCGGTGGAAGTGTTGGTTTATTCAGTTGGTACGGAACAAATTATTTCACAAATGAACACGCAGATTATTTAGTAAAAACTTTTACGGTTACAAATAGTCAAGCCACACATTCCACTGCTTCGAATTCATGGTTAAATATTTATAATTCTGTGGGTTATGTGGCGGGAACTATGTCAATGCATATTGGTAGATGGAAACTCGAAAAAGGCGACAAAGCAACTCTTTGGACTCCCAACCCATCCGATGCCGACTACATCCCGGTATCACCAACATCAGGAATAATCGAAACAGGCAACATCGTACGAGTCTATTCAAACCGAATGGATGCCCACGAGTTTTACGAAATCTAAAACCAAAGAAACTATCAAAAAGAAAGAAGGAAAAATATGAGAATTACTGCAATCATAAATAACAGTATTACTGTTTATTTAACTGAATTTTCAGCAACAAGATTCAATTCTGATTCCAATCTGAAGATTCAGTCATCTGACTTATCTTATGTTAAAGACATTTTTGAGAATATTGAAAAATTAGAGGTCTTTTACGGAGAATCAAAAGTAGCCGAATATACGGAATATGATGGTTACTCTTCCATCCAATATCTTGGCAAGGTCTTTTGCGAGTCTGAGCAAAGATTTGTGGAGTGTTTACAGATTACTCTGACTAAGACTAGTTTAATTGAACAGGTAAATCGAATTGAGAGAAAGATTGATAATGCTATAGATTTTGATGCCATGACTATGGAGGAGTATAAGCAGTATTTGTTGGATGATATTTCGGCGAAGGGTGAAGCGGAGATATTTGCAGGAACTGGGGTTACGTTGAGTGATGGGACGAGTGAGGTGTTTACTTATAATCTAAGCGACCAGAGTAATTTAAATTCGGCGATTTTCTTGGCTGAAAAGCTTGATGACCTTACTATGTCCTATCCATATCATAGCACAGGTCAAAGATGCCGCCTTTTCCCCGTTATTGATATTTTAACAATTTATATGAATTTAAAAATGATGGCTGTAGAGGTACAGACAAGGGTTAATATGCTGAAGAATTACATCAGAACAATTAATGACAAAGAGACATTAATGACTATCACATATAATACTCCTTTACCCGGAGAATTCAAAGCAGCTTATGATGAGATTATGGTAGCATCTATCCAGATTATGGAAGACTTAAAACACAAATACTTCCCAGAGGATGAAATGCCAGCAGACCCAGATTTTATAAATCCAACAGAACCGACCGAAGAGCCAACAGAACCGACTGAAGAACCGACAGAGCCGACAGAATAAATTAAATAAGGCGGTGAACATATGAAAAACGCCAAAGAAATAACTCTTAAATATCTATTCATCGGCTCTTTCAGTGCTTTTATCTACTGTTCCATCGAACTAATTTTCCGCAATAGGACTCATTGGTTAATGGGGTTACTTGCTTTTATAGTCGGTCTCATTCTCTCAGTTATTAATGACGAAATTCTAGAATACGATGATTATTATGAAGTACAGGTACTATTCGGCACATTAGTCTGCATCCTGTTTGAAGGATTATTTGGAATGATTTTCAATTATGATTATCAGATATGGGATTACAGAAACACATTCGGTTCTTTTTTCAATAACCAATTAAATTTAATATTCTGTGGGGCATGGATGCTAATTACCGCTTTTGGTATACCATTGCTTGATTGGGTACAGTATAAACTGAAATTAGCACCAAAACCTTACTATAGATTTTGGATTTTAGAAACTTTAAAAAAACATTAGACATTCTTACTGATGTAAGAAACGAATAAAAGGAAGGAAAAAATTATGGCAAAGAAAAATATCATGACAATTCAGGCAGTTAATTTTATGGCTTACTACAACAGAGAAGAAACAAAAACTCGCTTCTCTTCTCTCCCGCTGAAAATCCAGTGGACACTTCGTAAAAACGCAAAGGAACTTGATAAGTGTGCAAAGGATTTTGACGAATTCCGCAACGACTTAATCACCAAACGTAATGAAGATTGGTTTGTTGAAGGCAATGGCAAGTGCGAGAAGTATACGCAGAAAAACGCAGATGGTGAAGATGTCGAGATGCTCAGAATCACTGAGGAATATATGGACGAATACAAGAAGTATGAAGACGATTTGAATTCTCAGCTTGAAGAAATCCTGCGTGAAATGAATGAGATTACTTACACTCCTATTGACCTTGATGATTTTGTGGAAAAAGCTGAAGGAACTGACATCACAATGGATGATGTTGACATGATTAGTATGTTTGAAAAAGAAGAAAAAGAAGATGAGTAAGCTCTCTTCTTTTTAGAAGGGAGATGACTTATAACTTATGGCTTATTTAGGTAATACTTTAATAAACGGAAGTTTACGATGTCTGAATAAAGCTTATTTTAATGATTTGAGTATTGGTAGCGATGTCGAGATTTTAGGGAAGACTACTACGAATCAGTTGTTGGTTAATTCAAGTAATAATCCCAGCAGTTTAAGTTCGACCAATTCTAGTACTGGAAATATTCCTGTTATTATTGGCAATCCCACTGGCAGACATATTGCTATAGATGCGGATGAAATTGCTGGGAAAAAAGGCGTAACATCTGTTGATAGTTTATGGATTAATTACGGTGGTGGAACTGTATATTTAAGTACTGGTTCTCAAGTTTATGCAGATAACGGAACGCTTTATGCACCAAGACTTGGAACAAGCACTAAATATATTCCAAACGCTTATATCACTACCTTAACTTCAACCACAAGTAATGTAACCACATTAAACGCCTCTACTGGGACAGTACAAGATTTAGAAGTTAAAAATGTTTTAAAATCCTTCAAATGGGATATTTCCAATGTAGCAAATTTAGCAAATGATTTTATGGTCGCTCCGACTATTGAAATTGCAACTGATGGAAAAGTATCAGTTTCTAAAAGTGGCTCTGATTATATTTTTACATTTGCTGATAGTAATACGATTACATCTGATGAATTTGCTGGCTGTAAATGGCTTGATGGTAGTAAAGTCAGATTTACCACGAAAATTAACGACAAATTATTTTCTGATGTTTACGGAACTGTAACTGGTAATATGAACACAAATTCTGGTAGGTTGGCGGTAAAAACATCACTAACTGAGGACGATTTAACTGGAGTTACTCTAAACCATCCTTACGATGCGGTTGGCTCAACGATTATGTTATACGCCATCACTAAAACAGGTGATACAAATATATATCCAGTTGGCATTCATATGACAGCTTATGGCACTAATAATTCTTATTACATTGATATGTATGGTGGGAATTCTCCGTCAAGTAGCGGCACTCCTGCACAGCCTGTTTTTAGGATTGGTAACTTAAAAGGAATTACTTATAATGGTCAGACTTTTCAAGAAGCAAAATGGGGCGTTTACACCTGTAACGGTTATTTTGAAGGTGCTGTTGTTGCCAAAGAAGGTAAAATCGGTGAGTGGATAATTGATTCAAAAAAAATCTACACAGGCACTTGGGGAAGTAATAATAGTGCAATGATGAGTCCCGGTACGACATCTACTGATGGTAATAAATCAATTGGTGGTTCTGACTCTATAAGCGGTTGGACATTTACATCAGGTGCTAATTTTGGAGTTAATAAAGATGGTTCTTTATATGCTAACAAGGGTAAAATTGGTAATTGGACTATTGAGACAGATAGACTTCATATCGGTGATATTGGCGATACTACAAGTGTTGTATTAAGTACTGGAGTTACATCTACTACGGATATTGGTGGTTCTGGCACAAGAACTTCTGAAAATGCTCTTACATGGGTATTTACTGCTGGAAATAAGTTTGGTGTAACTAATAATGGCGTTTTATATGCTAATGATGTTAATGTAACAGGTGCTGTCAATGCATCTACTCTTCATGTTGGAAATTCTAGTTCTACCAATCATTTGATTTATGAGAATAATGCAATTGATTTGGAAACAGATTGGCTAAGATTTGATAAAGATACAAGTTCTGTAATCATTGGAAAAAATAGAAATCCAAAAGTAGTAATAGATGGTAAAAATTTTTACATGAGAAATACATTTGATGATAATTATTTTAATATTGGTGACCACCGGGTTGATGGATTATATAGTTTTACATCTCGATACCCAGATGTACTAATAGGCGAAGAGGGGGACGATGATAACGGTAATTATGTGTCTTTAACTCGTGGTTACTTAAAAAAATACGGACTTACTATATTAGATTCTGAAAATAAAAACACTCCTATCCCTATTAATAAAGTAACATCAGGTTGTTGTTATAGTAACGAAATTGTACCTGGCAAAAAATATTTTGCAATTTATACTACTGATTCACCAATGTATAGTATGCAATTTATTAATAGTAATAAAAATATTGGCGTTAATGCTGTTTCTTTTTCTGTTACTGGGGTAGCGTCTGGAAAAGGAGCTTTTAATATAGGAGAACAAACAAAAGCAACAGGAGCATATTCTTTTGCTGAAGGATACTTTTGTGAGGCAACCAACATATACACTCATGTCGAAGGATATTTTTCTCATGCAAACGGATTGTACTCTCATGCTGAAGGAAGTTCTACTGCGAACGGAGAATGTTCTCATTCCGAAGGACATTCTTGGGCAAATGGGGTGCGTTCTCATGGTGAAGGATATGTTTGTTTTGCAGACGGTGATTATTCTCATGCAGAGGGAAAAGCAAGTAGCACTCGAGGTGAAGCTTCTCATGCAGAAGGGTGGTCAACTAGTGCATATGGTGATTATTCTCATGCCGAAGGAATAGGATGCTATGCTCGTGGCGAAGGCTCTCATGCTGAAGGATACCGTTGTGAGGCAAATGGGAAATATTCTCATGCGGGTGGAATATACACATTCGCAAGTAGAGATTATCAAACTGTAATTGGAAAACGTAATAAAAAAACAATAACAGTAGTACCCCCTACTTATTGCAATACTACGATTCTGTGTGAAGATGATTTGTTATGTAGTGAAGACGGAAATGATTATGTTTCAGATTCTGGTGACTATGCTTTTATAATTGGTAATGGTGACCCTAATTATTTAAATTTGAATTCAAACGCTTTAACTGTTGATTGGGATGGCAATTTATGGTGTGCTGGTAAAGTAAATGATGTTGATTTACATTGCATAAGTACAGAAGGAACTTTAGCATCATCTAATTATCAGACGGCAATTGGTAAATATAATATTGAAGATACTAATAATACTTATGCTTTAATAATTGGTAATGGTACGGATGAAGATAATCGTTCTAACGCTTTAACTGTTGATTGGAATGGGAATATAAAAATATATAATCCAAATCTTACTGTTGGAACAACTCCAAGTTCTAATAATAACAATATGGCATTATATCTTGGAGATAAAAACGGCAATAGAATGGGCTGTGTTGCCTATAATTATAGTACAAGCGGAGATATTGGTATCATATTGCAAGGATATCGCAATGTTAATAACACTAATTATTACAATACTTTAAATTTGTCGGTTGGTACAAGTGGCGGTTATAAAGTAACAGTTTCTGCTCCTGCGGCATGGAGAAGTGCCTTAGGGCTTGGAAATATTTTAGACTTATTTAGAGTTACTTCTTTTAAAAAGACAAATGTTTCTATCAATGCAAATGGAACTGCGACAGCAGCAGTCCCAATTACTATACCGTCTGGCTTTACTGCGGTTTGTATTGTAAATGCTAGATGTGATGTTACCGATACAACATCTGGTACTAATTATGCTAATTGTTTTGTATATAACAGTTGGATTTCTGGCACAACCGCAAATGTCTCTATTAAAAATGTAGGTTCAAGTGCAGCCAAGGTTACTGCTTGGGCTTATATTCTTTTTGATAGGAATACATTATAAATGATTTATACGATATTAATTAATGTTGATAAAATTATTCGCAATATTATCTGCGGATAATTTTATATAAATAGGAGTAAAAGGAAAAAGGATTCAAAGGAAAAGGACTAAAAGGAACTCATGCATGAGTAGTTAGTTTTAACACTTAATCTTTTACTTATGAAAGGAGACTTTTTCTATGGGAATTTCTACTTCTGATATGTCCGCTGCTGATATCGCTGCTGTAACAGGTAATAATGGTGGATTTGGCAACGGTGACGGTGCTTGGTGGATTATCATTCTCTTCCTATTTGCTCTGATGGGTAACAATTGGGGAAATGGTAACGGTCAAGGCGGTTACGGTTATGGTTATGGTGTTCAGCAAGGTTTTGACCAAGCCGCAGTTATGAGTGGAATTAACGGATTAACCGCCGCTGTAACTAATGGTTTTGGCAACGCAGAAGTGTCTAGATGTAATGCTCAAGCAAACATCCTTCAGACTCTGAACAATAATCAGAATGCAAATACAAATGCATTAAATGCTTTAGGTCTTGCAATTGGTAATGGTTTTGCCGCTCAACAATTACAGACTTGTCAGCTTGGTAATCAGATTGCAACAGAAGCTTGTGCAGACAGAAATGCTATTAACGATGCACTGCGTGATGTTATTGAGAATAACAATGCAGGTGTTCAAAGAATTCTTGACACAATGTATCAGGACAAACTGGATGCTAAGAATGAAAGAATTCAAGAACTTCAGCAACAGCTTACAATGGCAAATCTTTCTGCATCTCAGAATCAGCAGACGGCACAGATTATGGCAGATAATGCGGCTCAAACATTCGCATTAGAACAGTACTTAAATCCTACTCCTGTTCCTGCCTATGTAGTTCCCAATCCAAATTGTTGCGGCAACAATTTTAATAACGGATGCGGTTGTAACACTTCTTTCTAAGATAGTTTCATATTGTATTTATTCATAGGAGGGTGTTTTAGGACACTCTCCTTTTACATTGTCGAAAGATTTTGAAATAAAAGAAAGGAGAAATTATGGCTGAATCTGTAGCAAATGCTTTACAAAGCGTAGATGCAAATCAAAATATTATTTTTACTGATGATGTGATTACTTGTAATCGTGGAAATATTTTACATCGTGGTGGTAGTGGACAGTTCCTGTTAAGAGGTAATGTAGCTAATCCAACAGGGTGCTTTGCAAGATACTTCGTTATCTGTGGAGCAAATATTGCCATTCCTACTGGCGGTACTGTAGAACCTATCTCTTTGTCTATTTCTATTAACGGAGAAGCAATTCCAACTTCTAAAGGTATTGTAACCCCGGCGGCAGTTGGTGATTTTTGGAATGTTAACGAGTTCGCTTATGTAACAGTGCCAAGAGGGTGTTGTTTCACAATAGGCGTACAAAATTCCAGCGGTCAAACGATTGAAGTTCAAAACGCAAACATCGTTATCAATAGAGTAGCATAAGGAGGTATTATGGACGCATTATATTGTTTAAGGGATATGCTTCATACAGAGCTTGAAAATGTAGTAAATAGTTCTCAGGGCAATATCCCACTTGATATTGTTGATAAAATCACTCATTCTTTAAAGTCTGTTGAAACTATCATTGCTATGAAAGAAGGCAATGAATATAAAAATAATAATTATGCTAATAATAACTATAATAGTTATAGTAATGGTAGTTATGGCAATCAGAGTTATGGTGGGTATATGCCCGCTTCTTATGCTAATGCAGGAAGAAACTATAACAACCGATATAACAACTATCGTATGGGTAGAAGCTATGGCAACGGCAAAGAAGAGATGATGAATGAATTGCATGAGATGATGAACGAAGCTAAGTCTGAACAAGAGAAACAGGCTTTCCAACAGTTTATTAATCAAATGCAAAATATGTAGTAAATAACACAAGGGCTATCACTTAATTGTGGTAGCCCTTTTTGAAGAAAAGGAGAAAATATATGGCTTATACAAGAACAACGTGGGTTACCAATCAAACCCCACTATCTGCTGATAATATGAATAATATTGAAGATGGAATTGAAGAAACAAAAACTGTTATTGGGAATGTTGGTTATACCAATGTTTCGGAAAATACTTCTTCAACATCTGTTTCTGCTAATAGTTACGCAACAATAGCTACTCTTAGTCTTCCCGCTGGCATTTATGTGATAACTGGTCATGTTAAATTTGCATCAATTCCTGCAAATAGAATTATAATTGGTGTTGGCACATCAGCATCTCCTAGTGACAGCACGGATGGTACAATTAGCCATTATTCCAATACTGCACTAAGTTCAACAATGGGTTTGCAAACGTCAGCAATTATTACTTTAAGCGATACTAGTACTGTATATCTTTCTGCGTATTCTGGTGCGGCAGTTACTGTGAATTCTGGCATATTAAGAGCAGTACGAATCAAATAAATAAAAAAGAAAGAAGGAAATTCATGATTACTTATCAAACTCCTTCAAGATACGTTTATTTCAATCCCAATCCAAAGAACAACCATGACAGCGGAGACTGTGTTATTCGTGCTATCTCTAAAGTTGTGGACAAAGATTGGGATTCTGTTTATTTAGGCATCACTATGCAAGGATTCATTGATAAGATGATGCCTAGCTTAAATCCCGTTTGGGATAGTTACTTACAAAACAATGGCTTTAAAAAGCAATCTCTTCCAGATTGTCCAAACTGTATTACTGTAGACGAGTTTGCCGCACAATTTCCTAATGGCAGATATATATTGGCTACTGGTAATCATGCGGTAGCAGTTGTAGACGGCAAATATTACGATTCATGGGACAGCGGTAATGAGATTGCAATTTATTATTTTAAGGAGAGTGATTAAATGGCGTTTAATTATAATCCCAATCAAAATTTTGTATATAATCAAGGACTGCAACAGCCGAATCCTAATTGGTATTATCAACCTACTTATTCTGGCGGCTATGTATATAACACAACCACGAATCCTGCGACTGTTCCTGCGAACGCTCCAACAAACACTCCAACGAATACTCCATCTACTAATCCACAAGACAATAGTATCAATTGGGTACAAGGTGAAGCTGGTGCAAAATCCTATCCTGTTGCTCCAAGTCAGAGCGTTATGCTGATGGATTCTGAAAGTGAAGTGTTTTATATCAAAACTGTAGATGCTTCAGGTATGCCACTTCCTCTCCGCATTTTTGATTACAAGGAAAGAAAAGAAAATGAGAAAAAGGTAGAAGAAGTCTCCCAAATAGATATGAGCGAATATATCACTCGTGAAGAGTTTGAGAAACGTATAAACGGAATAAACAATTCAAGGAAGGGAAGGAATAATAATGGCAAATCCTCTGTTCAATCTGCTGAATAATGGAATGATGAATAATATGGGTGGCAATGGGTTTGGCAATAATGGATTTGGTGGTTTTGGAAACCTTACGAATCTTATATCCCAATTTAACAATTTTAAGCAGAATTTTCAAGGCGACCCAAAACAGCAAGTACAAAACATGATTAATTCTGGGCAAATGAGTCAAAGCCAGTTTAATCAACTTGCTCAATTGGCTACCCAGTTTCAAAATCTGCTAAGAAGAAACTGAAGAAAGGGGCGAAATATATGGCAATTCTTGAGAAAAAGAAAACGGACTCTAAATTAAAACCGTTGAAGATTCATGTCCTCAGAAATGATAATGTAAAGCTTTGGATTACTTTGTACAATCAGAAATATCATTCTGTTGACTTTATCAAGAATCACGGATGTTCTATTTTATCGGCATCTTATCTGTGTCAGTACTTAGGACACAAAGCCACACCCACAAAAGTTTACAAGAAAGCTAAAAAATATGTTAAAGGCTCTGGATGTAAGCTTGCAATGGGCGGTGTAAAGCAAATCGTTGACAAAATCTGCGGTGGCAATCATACGAAAGCTTACGCAGTAACCAAAAAAAACATCGACAGCATTATGAAGATTATTGATGACACAATTAATAAAAACGGTATCGTATCTGTTGAGGAGAAAAGTCCTATCCACACTGTAACTGTGGTAGGCAAGGACACAAAAGGGAATTATTTAGTTGCTAATTATGGAAAGATTCAGACATACAGCAAGGCGAAACTTAAAAAGAAATTGAATCGTGGAAATGGCAAGTTGAGCAAATGGTTCTCTAGTTCAGATAAAGATGCGGGAATCGTTGTTTGTCTTGTCTAATCTGCGATTTCATCGTAGAAAGGACGGGACGTTAAAATGGACGCTTTAAAAATACTGCCAAAATTCTTTGCACTGGATTTTCCCAGCTTAATTATGGCAATCGTTATAATCATGATTTGCTATGTAGCTGGGAAAAAACTTTTAGAAACATTTCTTCAAGAACTTGGTATTACACCAGTTTGGATTCGACATAAAATTGCCGAAGAAGAATACAAAAAGAATGTCATTGAAAATTTAGAAGAATTAAAAACTAATCAGCAAGCTCTACAAAGACTTCAAAAAGAAGACACTAAGAAGTTTGATGCTTTAGAGGATTCTTTTGTTGACTTTAGGGCAGATGTTAAGAAAGAGATTAAATCACTTAACGGTAAGATAGAACAAAGAGAACTTGAGAAGGAATTCAAGCGACTTCGTTGGTTTATCATTGAGTTTGCTAATGAACTGCCAACGAAACATAGCGTATCACTTGAAGTTTGGAATGAAATATTTGAGAACATTCGGCGATATGAAGAACTCGTTGAAAAACATGGTTTTATTAACAATCAGACTAACTCCAGTATTCATGTGATTACTGATAGGTATGAACATGATGTCGCATCTGGATTAGTTGTTAAAGAAGATTAGAAAGGATGATGAGATATGAACATTAATTGGAAGCTTAGATTTCAGAATAAAGTAACGCTGACAGCAATTGTTCTTGCAGTAATTGGTCTTGTGTATCAAGTACTGGGCTTATTCGGTGTGGTTGCCCCAATTTCTCAAGAGGCTATTGTTGCGGTGGCAGGTAGTCTTATTAATGTCTTTGTATTATTAGGTATCGTTGTAGACCCGACTTCGGAGAAAGTTAGTGACTCTGCTAGAGCAATGACATACAATTCCCCCGTTCCCAATATTTTAAGTGAAAATACTGGCGATGATGAGGACACACAAATCGAAAAGGCAATTGAACTTGAAGAATTTGAAGACTAAAGGAAGGTGAAACTTATGGGACATTTTCCAAGATATAAACTAACAGACAAACAAATCCGTGGGATAAGCAATATCGTTCTTCACGAACAGGGGACAATCGAGGGCTGGTTTGCAGAGGCGTCTCAGATTGCTAATTTAGCAGAAATCAGATACGGTGGAGACCCTGTTAAGGCAGTTACTTCGGGCTGGTATGCTCACGGAAAATCCAGATATAATGCAGGAACTTCCAATGAGAAAGTTATTGCTATTGTTAAAAAGGTGTTCTGTGATGGATTCCGCACACTGCCTAGATATATAAATGAACACGATTGTATGAGTGACATTGGTTCTGTAAAGAATAACGGCAAATCAGTTCGTTCTGATAAATCCAAATGGGTTCGCCACAATACCGTTATTAAAAACCATATGGGAAGTACTTATATTTTCTACGATTTCCCCGGTGGATACAAAACTGGTGTAGACCCGTTTGGTTATACATCTCGTGCTTTGCGTGAGAAATACGGCGATTTCTGCTATACCGTTGAAGAAGCACTCCACGGAGTCCCTGAAAAACAACATTACACAGGCACATATCCCGCTTTACCGAAGCGTGGTTATTACCGCAGAAATGATGGCAAGGAATTCTTAAAAGATTACACAACTCAAATCAAACGCATTCAGCGGTTGGTTAACTGGGCGTTAGATGCCAATTTAACCGAAGATGGCATTTACGGAGAAAAGACATTCAACGCAGTTAAGAAATTGCAGAAGAAATTCAAACTGCCAATTAACGGATGCTTTGGCAAACTATGCTTAGAGAAGTGTAAAGCTTACAAAAAATAAGGATGGTGATTAGATGCCTACGATACTTAATACACAATCAATCATCACCGTTCCACAAATAGAAACCATAGCAACAGACGGTAGTTCTACCATCTACGTCAACGAAGACAAGCAACAACTTCGCCAAGTTCCTGTGAATAAGTTCCTTGATTCTATTAAGCAGAAAATCTGCGATACTATTTATCCGATAGGTGCGATTTACATGAGTACTAACCCCACAAGTCCTGCTGATTTGTTTGGTGGGACTTGGGAAGCTATTGAAGGCAGATTTTTAGTTGGTGCTAATAGAACTTATACTGTTGGTTCTACTGGCGGTAGTGCAGATGCTGTTGTTGTTTCTCACTCTCATGCATTATCTAGCCACAGCCATACAATCGCATCTCATACGCATAGTATTGGCAATCATACTCATTCTATTGGCAATCACTATCATGAGATATCATTAACTTCGGGTGGTGCAAGTCAAGGACATACGCACAATATTTCATTGACTAGTGGTGGCAATAGTAGAGGACATACGCACACTTGGAGTGGCTCTGATTCACATCGTCATAGTTTTAGTAGCGGTGGAATTGCAATAACCGTGCGTTCAGATAAAAATTATCCATACTACGCTGAAGGACATGGTTACGAGCATTCAACAAGCGGCAGTTGGTGGCGAGAAGCTAATAAATCTGCTGCTTCGATTGATAGTGCTACTGTAAAAATGTCTGGCACTACTAGTGGAGAAAGCCAGAATCATACTCACTCTGTATCTGGTGCGACAGGTGGACAGAGTCAATCACATACACATAGTGTAAGTGGAAGTACAAAAAGTACAGTATCTGGAAATACTGGTTCAGCAGGTTCTACGACCACTACGGGTTCTGGTACACTTACAACAAATTCTGTAGGTGGAGAAACAAGTACTGTTGGACAAAGTGGCACTGGCAAGAATTTACCGCCTTACGTTGCGGTTTATATGTGGAAAAGAATTAGCTAATTAATCTATACATTAGATAAAAATACTACACAAAGACCAAATAATTATTTGATTTTTTTAGCCCGTAAACAGCTAACAACTGTTTACGGGCTTTTTTGCAAGGAGCGTGAACAAAAATGTTTGATGTAAGTTCTAGCGGGGTCATCAAGATTACCCGTGGCGACTCCGCTTATTTCACAATTAATTTAACGGATGCAGATGGCAATCCGTATGTATTAGATTCTGACGAAAAGGTACGAGTACAAGTACGTTCTAAATATAACGATGATGAAAATGAAGGATTCCTATTTGAGGGTGAAGTTGTAGATAACGGCGATGGCACTATTACTTGGCATATCAGACCAGAAGATACTGCCACAGCAGACCCGTCTCTTTCATATTATTATGATGTCCAATATGAAGGAAACGGTGATATTTTTACTTTTATCTCTTCTAAATTTAAAATTACAAACGAAGTCACTTTGCCGTTAGAATCGCCAGAAGTTGGTGGTTGATATGCCAGATATTATAGGAAGTATCTCTCCTAAAAAGAATATCCAAGGGGTTTTGACTCCTCAGAAAAATATCTCTGCCACTATTAATGATTCTTCTTTGCAGTTAATAGGAAAATTATCCAATACCACTCTTCGTGGTTATTCTGCTTATGATGTAGCGGTATTGTACGGTGGTTTTGAAGGCACTGAGGAGGAATGGCTTGCTAGTCTTAAAGGCGAAACTGGAGAAACTGGTGCTGATGGGACTTCTGTTGACGTAGAGATTGTTTCAAATACAGAAAATGAATACATTCTTCGTTTTATTGCGGGAGATTGTAGTTTTACCACTCCAAATCTTAAAGCCGTAATTGAAACTATAAATTATGAAGATATAAACAATAAACCGCAAATAGAGTCAATTCCTCTTACGGGCGATAAATCGTTTTCCGATTTAGGAATTGAACCAATCGACACAGACGATTTATTAGAGATTTTAAATTAAAAGGAGTGAAATTTTTAAAATGATTTATAATTATTTAGATAAAACTGGTTTAGCATTGGTTTGGGAAAAAGTTAAAAATGCTTTATTAGGAAAAGTAGATAAAGTAGATGGAAAAGGATTATCTACTAATGATTACACTTCTGAAGAAAAAACAAAGCTTTCTGGAATTGCTTCAGGCTCACAGGTTAATGTCTTGGAAGGGATTCAGAAAAATGGTAATACAGTAACTATTACAAATAAAATTGCAAATATCACTGTACCAACGACAACTAGTGACTTAACTAATGATAGTGGATTCGTTACGTCATCTGATGTAGATACCGCAATTTCTGCGGCAATGACCACTGTTATGAATTACAAAGGCACTAAAGCAACTGTTGCAGAACTTCCTTCTACTGGAAATGTTAAAGGTGATGTTTGGCACGTTACCGCAAACGGTGGAGAATATGCTTGGGATGGCACTGAATGGCAAGAGTTAGGTTCTACTGTTGATTTATCTGGTTATGTCCAATCTTCAGAGATGGTTGCAATTACAAGTAATGAAATAAATACAATTTGTTCATAAATAGGAGGTTGATTTTATGTCTTATAGTTTTTTAGATAAGACAGGACTCGCTTCTGTTTGGGCAAAAATAAAAGATGCATTGGCAACTAAAGCTAATAGTGCGGATTTGGCAGATATTGCTACAAGTGGCAGCTATGATGATTTGAATGATATGCCTGAAATTCTTACAACAAATGATGATGTAGTTACGGAAGATAAAGTCCCCTACCTCTTCCGCAAATCCCCTGACTCTGACAGGGCTGTGGAAGAGATTGTTGGTGGGACGGTGGGGTGGAATCAGTTGATTGACCCGTCCAAGTTTGTTACGAATTACGGAATAACAGCATCTCTCAATGGTGAAGTAATATCTTTTTCGGGAACTTCTACAGCGGTATATACAGATGCGTTAGGAAGATATGCTCTTCCTACAAATCACATCTGCTTACTGCTGTACAGAATAATAGCTAATCCGAATAATATATCATTTAAGTGCGATTTTAATAACAATATTACTGGCAAAAAGACAACATCAACATCTTGTATAGCGACAGTATCGAGTTCAGACGTAAATATTGGATTGGCAGGTTATACAAGTGGCACTGTTTTTGATGGTGTACAAATAAAAGCCATCGTCTCTGACTTAACCGCTTGCTTCGGCACCACAATAGCCGACTACATCTACTCCCTTGAACAGTCCACAGCAGGAGCAGGAGTAGCTAAGCTGAAGTCATGGGGGTTCTTTACTGAGGATTACTATGAATACTGCGAACCGACTCTGAGGTCTGTGGAAGGGTTAGTGAGCAAGAAGACGGTAGGGTTTAATCAGTGGGATGAGGAGTGGGAAGTTGGTGGATATAGTACATCAACAGGCGAAAAAGGTGTGGACAACTCACGAATCCGCTCTAAAAACGCCATTAAATGCTTGCCAAATACCGTTTACTGCAATAGTTCACCGCAAACGACAATAATGCTCTTCTACGACAAGAACGACAACTATTTGTCATATCTTGGAGTGGTCAGTAATGCTACTTTTACAACACCGGCAAACTGCCATTTTGTAAGGTTTTACATAGCAACGGCCTACGGCACAACCTACAACCATGACGTTTGCATCAACCTCTCCGACCCCACACGAAACGGACAGTACGAACCGTATGAGAATCATTCCTACCCACTCGACTCTTCTGTAGTGCTGAGAGGTGTACCGAAGTTAGATTCCAACAATAACCTCTACTTTGACGGTGATGTCTATAGTGCTGATGGGAATGGGGAGAGAAGGTATACGGAACGTGCTTACCAGAGCGGTGACGAATCCTTGGCGGATGCAATCACGGATGGAACGACCACTGTTGTCAAATTGTCTACCCCCACCACCTTCACCGCTACACCCTACCACAATCCGCAGATTGTAGAGGATACAGAGGAGTTCGTGACTACTGGGTTAGTCCCTGTTGGGCATTCAACAAAATATCATACTAGTTATTATACAACTAATGATTATATTAAAGAAAAAGGATATTTAACAGAAAAAGATATTTTAGGAAAAGTAAACACATCTGATTTGGCAACCGTGGCTATAAGTGGCAGTTATAGTGATTTAGGTGATACACCAACTAAGGTATCAGACTTTGAAAATGATGCCGCTTATATGTCGGGTATGACCATACTAGCATACGGTAAAAATAATTGGACAGATTTTATAACAGCATATACAGAGCAAAAAGTTGTTTATTGTAGAGCGTCTTCAGCTTCTAACCCAGCTTCTGGTTCACAAACAAGACTCGCTTTTATGGCTTATGTTAATAATGCAGACAATCCAACAGAAGTAGAATTTCAATATTACAGAAGTGTAAGTTCGCATTCAAATAATCAACAAGGTGACCAAGTTTATGTTTATAAACTTACCAAAAGCGGTGGTTGGAGTGTAACAGTTAGAGAATCTTACACTAAGGTTGTTGCTGGAACTGGATTAACAAGTAATTGGGCAAATGGAGCAATTACTTTAAGTGCTACATCTTCATCTATAGAAGTAGCAACGACTTCTACGAATGGATTGATGTCATCAACAGATAAAAGTAGACTTGATGCTTTATATGCGGATTATAGTTCTGCATTAACTGCGTTGGGGGTGAATTGATATGAGTAGTACGACACCTTTAACTGACGGTATTAACACTTTAAAAAATCGTATTAATAATGTAACTAGTTTACAAGATTCAACGCTATCCGATGCAATTGATAGTTTAATTGATGTGTGTAATAGTAGTGATAAATATACTCTTGAACAAATAAATGGTGGATTTGATTTGCCAGAAAATCTTGTTTTATTGGGAAATTCTGTTAGAGGAACTTTTTATTCTTATTCATCTACTTTAAAAACAGTAAGTTGTCCAAATGCTACTTCTGTTTCTGGTAAAAATGGGTCTACAAAAGGGGCTTTTTCAAATTGTCCAAATTTAATATCTGTGTCTTTTCCAAGTTGGACAACGAACGATATTAATGAATCTATGTTTGGTAATTGTTCTTCATTAGTATCAGTAAATTTTCCTTTATTAAGCGGTGGAGTTGCTACACAAGCTTTTTTAGATTGTTCCTCTTTAACAACGATTGTGCTTCCAAAAGCACAAGGGACATTATATTCTGCTGCTTTTCAAGGATGTACAAATTTAACTTTTGCAGATTTTTATGATGTTTATTTAGCAAGAGGAGCGATATTTAAAAATACTAATTTAACAACACTTATTTTAAGAAATCCTACTAGATATTATTTAAGAGAATTAAGTATTTTTGAGAATACTCCATTTGCATCAGATGGAAGTGGTGGAATATTATATGTTCCATCATCATCAATTAGTGAATTTCAATCCGCAAATAACTGGTCTACAATTTTAGGATATGAAAATAATCAAATTCTTCCAATAGAAGGCTCAATCTATGAGACCCAATACGCAAACGGGACGCCAATTCCGACCACTTAAAAAGGAGAGATAAATTATGCAATACTTTATAACAGAGCTTCAAACTAGACCTGATGGAATCGTCAATTCTACACTTACGGCTCGTTCATCTTACGCAATGGGATTAGCTTATTATTATCAAAGGGCTGCGGCGGCAGTTGCAAATCAAGATTTAGTATCTGTCGCATTAACACTTCAGAATCAAGACGGTTTCATTATTGAAAATCAAAAATTTGATACTTTATATGAAGAACCAAATGAAGAAAATCCAAGTGAGGAATAAAAATGATATATTGTAAACTTGTTGATGGGCAATTAATTTTTGCTCCTCAAAAAATTTTTATAGAAGACAAAACCGTGCATAATCCAACGGACGAACAACTAGAATCTCAAGGTTGGAAACAGTTGATTACATCTATACCGCCCGAAGTCAGAGAAGGACATTATGCTAAAGTAGCCTATTTCGACACAGGTGATTACATCCTTCAAAACTGGATTGTGGATTAAAGAGAGGTGAATCATGGCTGGATATAAAGTTTATTTAGGATTAAATGGGAATGATTATAAAACGATTATTAAGCAGAAACCTTCGATTGCAGTAATTGAATTTAGCGAATTTACTGATGGGCAAATAAAAAAACTTCTTGCTCAAAATATTAAATTAATCGCTTACTTAAATGTTGGAGCAATCGAAAAGACAAGAGGTTACTATAAGCTGTATAAGCAATATGCTATTGGAAATTATTCTGATTGGGATGAGAAATGGATGGATTTATCCAAAGAGAAATGGCAAGACTTTTTGATATTCCAAGCAGAAGCCTTAAAGAAGCGTGGAGCATTTGGATTGTACATTGACAATTTAGATGTGGTTGAAGAATTCAAAGGAAGGAAATTATATGAACCAGCACGAAAGATTTTAAAAACTATTCGCAAAGAAACGGGCTTATATTTGATTGTTAATGGAGCGGATTATTTCGTGACGAAATGCATTACAGATAAAGTTGTTCATTTTCAAGCGATTCAACAAGAAGAAGTTTTTACGCTTATTAAGAACATCGACAAGAACAAGTGTGGAAATCAGACAAAGTCCGAATGCGAGCGGTTGAAGAAGTACTGCGTGAAAGTTAAGAAAGCTGGTATAGAAGTGTACTTGCTTGAGTATAAGCCCAGTGCGGCAAATAAAATAAAGATAAGTAAGTTCTGCAAGAAATACGGACTTCACGCTTGTAATGCTAAGAACGTGAATTTGGATAAATAAACAAATCGTGATTTCGTGTAAAATATGATAAAAACAAAACGTGATTTCGTGCAAAATCTGATGAATACAAATCGTGATTTGGATAATCATCCGCAAAAGTTATAAAAATGCGGATTTCCGCAAAAATATAAAATATAAAAAGTTTTGCGTTGAGACGTAATTAATTTAAGGGATACCTACGGGTGTCCCTTTTTTAGTTTTGACGCATTAGAAGCCGATTCTAGAGGTTTTATTATATAGGATGATACTTTATGCCTTAAACAATCAAAACCGCTTAAATGGGCAAATAAGAAGGTATGCACACATACAAACTGCCTCCCTTCTTTTGGTTGCCTTTATGGTTGCCCTAAGAACAAAGATAAAAAAAAGAAGTTTCAAAAACCGCATAAATACAAGGCTTCCAAAACTCCTTTACTAGTCGATAGGGGAATCGAACCCTTTGTAAAAACCGTTAAAATCGCATGAATATCTGCTATTTTAACCATTGCGTTTGGTTGCCTTTGGTGGCTTCATTGGTTGCCCTTATACAATTTTAAATTCAACAATGTTGTCAATCATCGCTTGTTTTTGCATATCCGATTTTCTATCAAAGTGATAGTACTGTTCACTGGTCTTTATATCTGTGTGTCCCATAACAGAAATAATAAAATTGTTGTCAAAACCTTGGTCTAATAAAATACTGCAAAAGGTCTTGCGTAATTTATGAGTAGATTTTTCTTCAGTGAATTCGGGCAATTTTCTGCAAATACCATATAAGTGATTCCTTAAAGAATAAGAGCGAATTCGTTTACCATTTTTCGAGCAGACATATTCAGAAAAAGGATTCAATTTTCGTAACTTTTTTACAATCCATGCATATTGTTGCGGAATAAAAGCCGTTCTTATTCCAGCATCTGTCTTAGGTCTATCTGAAACTTCGTACACCCATTTATCACCTTTCTTGTAAAAGGTTTCAGTTCTTTGAACTTTAAATGAAGTGTCGGAAATGAAGTCATCAAATTTTAATGTTGACATTTCTCCAACACGCAATCCAGACAAAAGCATAAACAACAATGAAAGATTGACCACTGTTTGATTGTCAATGACAAATCGTATAAAAGCACGAAGTTCTTTCTCTGTAATGATTTCTTTTGTTATGTCTTTTCTAGTTTTTTGTGGCATTATGTCTACAAAATCGTATACCATAGAATAAGTATAAGTAATTAGTTTTTTCTTGGCTGCTCTTTTTAAAATTCCAGTTGTAACACCTTTAAAGTTTGATAGTGCTTTGGCATTTAGAGAACATCTACCAATTTCATCCTCAATAAAATCAGAAAACTCATCTATATTTATATTCTCTATATTTTTTACATTCCAACCAGTAGAAACATAATGTCTTTTAAAAACAGTCCTATAACGATAAACAGTTGACGGTTTTATTGAATCGTTCTTAACCTTTCTGTCAATATATTCCTCAAATAAATCTTCGATGGTAACCTTTTGAGACTCTTTTACTTCTTTAATAATTGCGTCTTCAAGTGCAGTTAATTTTCTTCGTTTAATCTGTCTTCTGCCCGACTTCTTCGAGCGGTCGGGCAGCCATGTGTAATAGTATCCTTTGTTCTCCCATATAGAATATGGGTGCATATTAAGATATTGTTCTCTCTTCTTTGCCATGATTTCTGCTTGTATGTGTGCAAGTTCTATATTATCATCTTTTGACAAAAAATCCAATATCTCATTTATATCAATTTTTACATCTCTATCAATAAAGCATCACTACCTGTTATCTACATTAAAATAATAACAATATACATCAAAACAATTAACACAATGCCAACGATTCCACCAATTACATCGGTTTTAAAAATATCTATTGAATACTTTAAGAGCATATAAAGATACATAAAAGAAGCTGGAATCACTAGTAACAATAATAATAATTTAAAACTGTCGTTCATTACTTCTCATCAATAACTACAGCCCTATCGGATAATAAACAATATATCGTTTACCATTGTCCAACTACTGGTGTAATCTATCTCCTTTTTTATGTGCTATTTCTTCAGCATAAATCGGCTTCCACTTTTCATTCGGCTCTGTGTCTGTCGAAACGAAATCAAAACAATAATTCTCTTGCTCTTCAGTCAACAACATTTCTAATGCACCAAGAATTCTGTCCTTGACATCTTCTTTACCATAGCTATTACATAACATATCAATGAACCATTCAATCTGTTCAGAACTAATTAAAATACCTTTCATATCTTTTCTCCTTTTATTCTTCAATCCAGCTTGGCAACTCAGGCGTATATGCCCACGCTAAAATAAAATTAACAGGTACTGGCTCTCCATCACGATAATAAAACTTACTATTCCTCACATTAGCGAGTTTTGAAAATACTTTTTTGTGAAATCTTAATAACAGTAAGCACTCTTTATTTTCAATCGGAGTTTCATCAAGCTTATGCCAGAAATCGTTATAAGGAAGAAGTTCACTACGGATATACCAAAACTGATTGTTTTTACCAGTATCTACTTCGTATTCACATTCGCCATTTTCATACTCTTCAATAGCACAAATAATACCAATTTTCCCAACCTCATTAGAATTAAAAACCCCAGATGGTTCTTTCGTGATTATTACTTTATCGCCTGTTTTCATTCTTTCTCCTCTACTTTGTGTTCTTTGATATAAATTGCGTTGTATCTTTGGATATCAATTTCTCCGTTTTTGATTGTGCCTACGGTTACAGACGTTGCATCATCAGGAATCTCAATTATTATCTTCATTTTCTGTCTCCTTCAGCATATCTTCTAAAAGCTTTTCTGTTATTGAATCGTCATAGTTGTACATACCTTCGTATTTTTCTACATCATCTTCTATACCTTCTTTGGTTTCATCTTTGAATTCATCTTTGGTTTCATCTTTGGTTTCATCTTTGGGTTCATCTTTGGTTTCCACAATATTATGCAATCTACAAAAGGTATTAAACATAAAATCAAGACCATCGCTAAACATCTGTCTGCAAATAACCTTTGCGTCCACGTCTGGGGATGTTGCTTCAAGAGTCCCCTGTATATACCCGAAGTTTAAACAGGTTTTATTAAATTCTTTTAAATCATTTACGAAGTTGTTTGTACAATCTGTACAATCATTTTTATAATTACTCATCAATAAACCCCTCTTTTATACCTGTTTTTGTCCAGTCAGTTGCGATTGTTTTTAATTCACCATTCTTCTCTTTCTCAATCCATTCATCAAGTGTAAGTGGAATGTAATCACTATACACACAGAAACAGTTAATCATTTGTATCGGTGTGTATACTGCCTTTTCTTCTCTGTAAATCTTACGTTTATAGTCTTTAGTGATTTCTTTATACTTCTCAACTATTCCAACATCAGGCGAATTGTGGATATGACCATGAAGCATCCATGTTGTGAACTCTCCGTCTTTATTTCTGAACTGTCCGTTATAACAGAAAATAGGATAATGACTGAGAATCACCTTTCTTTTGTTATCGTTCATTTCGTGATATGGAGCAATTAATCTGAAGCAATGATGTTTCTCGTTATCATATTTCTTCAGCCATTTATCATGGTTTCCCACAATTAAGTATTTTTTACCCTTAAGTTGTCTTAGAATATCCATTGTTTGTTCTGTATTTCCAATTGAGAAATCGCCAAGAATAACTACTTCATCACCACGCTGGACTCTGGAATTCCACTGTTTAATCATGTAATCATGCATCTCCTCAAGGGAGTTGAACGGACGGTTGTCCATCCGCTCAATTACTCCTTTGTGGAAGAAGTGATTGTCTGAAATGTAATATCTCATTTAAACCTCCCTAAATAAATTATTATTTTTGTCCAAAAGTAAAAGCATAAATTACTAGTGCTATGCCAATAAATAAACCACAATAATAAGCCAAACTTGTGTTGTTTACTTTTGTTAGTAAGAAATGTGAACAATAGATTACTAACCAAGAGCCGAAAAAAACCTCAATGCTAGACACATTTTTTAAATAAACAGCCAAAGAAAGAGTGATTATGCCAAGTAATAATCCAACAATTGGAAGAATAGTTACAATGTCTTTCATAAATCCTCCTACTGAATTCCTGTGCTACCAAAACCACCACGAGATTTGCTCTTTAAAATATCTACTTCTTCGAAGATAATCGGTGGCTGTGATTTCATAATGCGGAACTGACAAATACGGTCATTCTTATGAATGGTAACATCTCTAGTTGCGTAAACAGGATATTTCCAAATGTCCTCATTACCGTTGTAAGAGTTATCAATTATCAGTTTTGTTACCCTAAAGGCTTTTTATCCTTTAGTTCTTACACTTTGCCATTGTGCAAGCTCGGCGTACATTTTCACTCTATTAATTGCTGAAAGTGCCAGACACTCTTGCCAAAATTATATTTATTCATTTGGTACGCTCTACGGTGCTACACAGCCTTTCGCAATCTGTGTAGTTACCTCGGTATTACCCCTTGATGTAAATAGGAGGGCTTCACCGATTTTGCCCGGTAATCCTCTTGTCACATATCAGCATAGTGGCAAGACGGCATATTTATAATAAAGTACAATTTGCTTATCTCTGGTCTTCTCACTTGTTTCAATATAATTAATAAACCACATTGCGGCATCGTATTTTCGTGTCAAATAGTATTTTCCGCAATCGTTATATATTAATTTTAAAGCTGCGTATAACGAAGTTTTATTGGATATCACCAAACTCCCAAAAACATCTCCAGATTTATTTGTATACTTCTTTCTTTTATCAACTGTAAAAGTTGAAAAAATGTTTTTGGTGCGAAAAAATTGTTGAATCTTTCTCATATTCGATTCAAAACCAGCAATTGAAAATGTAACTTCGGGTATTTTCTTTTTGGTAATGCTACCATCTCCGTCAATATATCCTCGAATAAAAGCAGGCATATATTTTTCATCAATATTTGCAATTGTGTTCCCGTATGTTTTTCTTTCGTGAAGTCCAACATTTTCAATGTCTTCAACGATTTTATTGCTACTTATTTCTAATGACACATATTCTCTTTTACTTTTCTTCTTTGTAAAATACCCTAGTGGCTTATTTGTCTTTAATGCTTCTTGTAATTTTATTAAGACCTCTTCATCATTTTTTTGTATACTGATTCTCAAAATATTTTGCTTATTAGGTGTATTTGGTTTATAAATACAACCGTCAGATGCTATAAATCCTAAAAAATAAGCTTTATCTTGTGAATCTATTTTTTTAAAATAATCTTCATTGTCCAGATAATATATTCTTCTTTCTTTACCGATTAAACCATATTGATACCAAACTTGAGCTATCTTAGATGACGATACATTAAATTGCTTTGCCAATTGAACACTAGTCATTCTTTCATATTGGCTGACTATATATTTTTCTTGCTCCTCGGTTAAAACTGGAACACGGGCGGTATTTATGCCATGTTTTTTTGCATAGTTATAGATGGTCGCTGTGGATACACCATAGTATTTGCTCACTTGTGTCCAAGAGCCGCATCTGTCATACATTTTTAGTAATTCTTCTCTTCCTGGGTCTTCGAAAGTCTTTCTTATAAAAACCCCATGCTTATTTCTATACCCTCTTACCGTAGAAGCTGCAATGCCAAGTTCTTTAGCTAGTTCAGTTGATGATTTATACGGCTTTTTCATGATTTCTTCAATCATTTTATCTGTCAGTTTTTTAATAAGTTTCACCTCTTCTATTATTGAAGAGAAAGCAAATTGTATTAATATAAATTACATACCCGTTGAGTTAACTTGTATAGTTCCGAAATTCTTAAAAGTGCTGCTTCTTGGGGCAACGTGTGCTTCATATCCTTTTGGCAGGCTCATGGAAACACCAAGAGAAATCAACTTGAAATCGCCCTTCTTTAATTCAACGTCTTCAGCGGCTCTAAGGTCAATCCAATCACTGCCCGGTTTTTGCTCCACACGAATCAATTCATCATCGTGGTATTTAATTTTAATCTTCTTACTGGCATTGATTCTTCGTCTTTCTTCTTCTGTGATGTCATCCGCAATAACTCCCTGTTTTACAAGCGACTTCATGATTTTGTTGAAGTTGTGGACAACAATTTTGGCTACCTCGTTGGTGTGAATATCCCCGTTGTAAAATGGCAAATAATCTTCGTTATTAGCATTAGTGACTCTGTACCATAAGTTGTAGCCTTTATCTGCAACATAGATGTATTTAACATTTAATCTAATCAGATTCTCATACAGATATCTCTGAAAGTGATAGTTGTCACCAACTTTGGTGAATCCTGCTTCGGTGAATAATTTTTCAGTTACATAGTTTGGTGATTTGAATTTTAAAATTTCCATGATGTCTCCTTCATTTTGTTAAGTTCTTTTTTAAATAGGTAATGTACTCGTTCCACATACCATTGAAGTGTATGTATTCCTTTAGTTGTCGTGACATTTTGTGCAATCGGATATCTTTGTCAATGTCTTTTATCCGCTTACTTTTTGCCACTTTTTTGTCAATAAATTCCTTTGTAAGTTTTGCTAGTTCGAGTGTTTGGCTCTTATCTATTCGAGCAATTGTCTTCTTGTATTCTTCCAAATCAGAAGGTGGAATGTGGTAATCTGACTTCGGGAGGTTCTTGGTAGAGAACGGACGAACATTCTTACCCATGACCTGTGCTTTCATCTCTTGGGCGAAGAATTCAATATCCTTCGCCCTAAAATAAATGCTACCTTCGCCATCCATCTCTCTTGATTTGACGATGGCGATGTCTTTTTCATTGGCAATTTTAAGCATTTTATTAAACTTGGTGATTGAAGTAACCCACGCTTCTAAGATGTCTCTGCTGTAGTGAGAGATTTCGCCATATTTGCAAGGTATATAAAAATCTTCAGTTTCAATTCTTCCTTCCATATCTCTAGGGAAGTCATTAGTGTTTTGGTCAATAGGAACTAAGATTCTGTATTTGCCGTAGAATTTTTGATATAAGTATTTGCTCATTTATTACTCCATAAGATTATTTTGTCATTGTCAACAGTTTTCTTGACATCAATTACTCTTTGGTTAGAACTTCCTCTGTATGGTAACGTAATATCTTTTTTGTCTATTTCGAATCTTCCGTCAATTAAAATATCAATGCCGTCAGAGATAGACTTTTCAATATCTTCATACAAATATCCAGTCCATACCCACACCTTAATAGACGGATATTTTTGTTTTATTGTGGCGATTAATTTGTTAACAAATCTAATGTTAAGTCCGCATAATGGCTCACCGCCAAGAATTGATAAATTTCTTAGAATACCATTCTTATTAATTGCCCTAATCACTTTGTTTATCAACACTTCTTCATCAATTTCTTTGCCACCGTTGAAATCCCAAGTTTCGGGATTAAAACATCCTTCGCAGTGGTGCGGGCATCCTTGCATAAACAAGGACACCGCTACACCTTCACCACCATTTACAACATCGTTTTCAATTATTCCTGCGTATTTCACTGGTGCTTCACTCTCGCTCTCGTCTCTTCCTGTTTGCCTTTATTAAAAGCGGTAGTATAATTGCCTGTAAGATACCCAGTGACTCGTCTTAACTGTTCAATATTATGACTTCCACACATAGGACATTCATCATTGAATTCGCCAGTAAATCCGCATTCTAAACAGGTATCGTTTGGCACGTTGATTGCGAAGTAAGGAATATCTTTCTCCATTGCATATAAAACAATCTGTTCTAACGCTTTAAGATTATGTTTAACAGCACCGTCAAGTTCTACATATGTGATGCATCCAGCAGACGAATACCCAGTTAACTGAGATTCAATATCAATCTTTTCAAATGGACTCATGTTTTTCCAAACAGGAACGTGCATCGAATTAGTAAAGAATTCTCTATCGGATACATTTTTGATTACACCATATTTATCTTTAAACTTGTTCATAGCGGTATAACAAAGCGATTCGGCGGGAGTATAATAAACACCGAAATTCAGCTTATATTTCTGTTTGAATTCTGCACATCTGTCTTTAAATAACTGCTCGATTCTTTTAGCAAGTTCCATGCCTTTTTCTGTGGTATGGTCTGTACCAATGAGAATCTGAAGAGCTTCGGCTAATCCAAGCTGTCCAATTACGATTGTGCCATGTTTTAAAGCGGAGCGAATTCCCTCTTCGGGTTTGTATCCAAGCATTGTACCATTTTCATACATGAACTTTGCAGATTCAGGAGATTGATTACAAATCCATTCAAATCGCTCAATCAACATATCTTTTGCTTCATGGATTTTCTGGTCAAGCATATCTAAAAAATTTTCAATTAAATTATAAGAAGATTCTTCACTATTAGATAATTTTGCAAAAATTTCAATTTTTTCTTTTGCTTCCATAGCAAGAGTAGGAAGAATAATTGTCACGGGACAAATGTTGCCTCTTCCGTCTTTTGTTTGTGGGTTAACACCTTCTTCTGCGTTGATGTCATTAAGATTGGCAGTCCGACATCCCATCGTGCTAAAATATGTTTTGGGGTCATTGATATCGTACCCAGCGTTACCGCTCCAATCGACATTGGCGTAATTCGGATACAATCTTTTTGCTGTAGACTCCAAAGCTAACTGGAACAAATCGTAGTTTGGGTCGCCTTCTTTTTGATTAACGCCTTTCATACTCTGGAAAATACCACACGGGAAAATCGGAGTCTTATGAAGTTTGCCAACACCCTTGATACTACCTTCAAGCAAGGCTTTTGTAACCATGCGACCCTCTGGAAGTGTACAAGTACCGTAATTAATTGAAGTAAAAGGAAGCTGGTTCCCCGAGCGGCTTTGAAGTGTGTTGAGATTGTGGTATAATCCTTCCACTGCCTGTTCTAATTCTTTTTTGGTCATATCCATTGCATATTTATAAGTGGCAGAATAAATTCCAATTCGTTTAAAGTATTTGTCATCGTCAATGCTTTTATCTTCTTCAACGCATTCAAGCCAAAAACCTTCTGCAGCCGTTTCGTTCCATTGAGATATATAAATTAATCCATCCTTAAAGTGTTTATAAAAACTTTTTCTTACATAAGGAACCATTGTCCAATCAAGATGAGTGGCACTTACACCGCCAAACTGCTGTAAACTTTGAATCTGGAAGATTACAGCAACAAGCTGAAATGCGGTATTGATTGAATTAGCAGGTCTGACATCCGTCTGACGAGTCTTAAATCCATTAGCAAGTAAATCATCAAACGGTACACTTAAACAGTTATGCATCCCAACGGCATAAGAATCTAAATCATGAATATAAATCTCATTATTCAAATGATTATTTCTTGCCATTTCCGACATACAGTTATTTAAGGCATAATCTTTTAATACCATTGAACCAGCTTCACCGATTCTTCCACCAAAGCTATGCTCATCAACATTAGCATTCTGATTGACAACATTGGATGCCTCAATTTTTTCTTTATAATCTTTCATTAGTTTCGTATTGTACTGACGTACTCGATTACGCTTGTCTCTGTATAAGATGTATGCTCTTGCCACATCCTTACGATTGGAAGCCATAAGCTTTTCTTCAACAATGTTCTGAATCTCTTCAACACTCATGGATTCTTTGTTAAGCTTTTCAATGTAGTTAGCAATTTCCGAAGCTTTTCTGCTTGCCGACTCTGTCAATTCGCCATCAACATCTTGAAAAGCATTAAACAATGCTTCTCGTATTCTCTGTTTATTAAATTCTACTTCTCGTCCGTCTCTCTTAATTACTCGCATTCTCTTCATCCTTTTCTACTTTTGAGTTGTCAATTCTTTCAGCGGGAATAATAGTCAAAGCAAAATGCTCTGCAATTCTATCCCCAATCCAAGTTGCTGTATCATTTAAAAGTTCAAGCATCTTCTTATATTTCTGCATCATCTGGATGTGATACTTTGTCTCAATCTTATCTTTAACAAGCTGTTTACCAACTTCTTCAGTATAAGTATCTCTGTCATCACATACCGCTTTACCCTTGATGTGTTTTCTTGCACGAGGATTATCAATGTCTCCGATTATCTTATTAAGTTCGTCAACAATTTCGGCAACTCTATCTGGGGCATAATCCTTTTCTGCGTTAATATTTTTAAGCCATTTCTTGTTGACTTTTCCTTCTACTTTTTTCTTCTTTTTGCTGATTTCAAAAACGATATCATCAAAGCCCACTCTTGATGCAATTGGCTTTTTTCTGCCTGTGTCTTTTAACATAAATTTCTCCTTTTATGATTTAATTTAATCTGTTTCATATGCTCCCACTTTGCGAATCTCATCAATAAAATCTTTCTCCATGTATGGGTCATCGCAATAGTATTTAATGATATTTACATCATGAATTACACCAAGTATCCCTAGCCATGATTTTGCATCTACATAATGATGTTTAGCTATCAGATTGATATTAATATCAGTATATTTAACACAAACATCATGAAATTCCTTTGCTTCGTCTACTGATTCAAATTTAATCTTCCACATCACTTTCTCCTTTCTTTATGCTGTTTTGCAGTGTCCCAGATTGCTTTTGCCAGTTTTTCAGGAGAATGTGTACCGTTATTAACAATTTTGTAATCAACGAGATACTCAATGTCTTTAAAATCGATGTTGTCATTCTGGAGTCTAGTATTGAAATTCTCAGCATCCGTGTTGTCTCGGTTCTCATGCCACTTCTTAATGATTTCTTCTGGGCAATCAATATAGAAAGATACAACGTCTAAATTCGGGTGATTCTCTTTAATCTGTTTTAATCCAGCAGGATTTAAAATGATTACCGCATCAACCGATGGGTGATGTTCTTTGTAGTAATTTAAATAGCTGCCATAATACCACGGTTCACCAGAGACGTTGTAGGCAGTTGCTTCGGCAAACTGGTCGTGATATAACGCCTCACGAAATTCTTCATAAGACAAAAAGAAATAATCCTTACCGTGAATTTCACCCTTTCTTGGTGGTCTTGTTGTACAGGTAACCAGTGGAGCAACTGGATAGTTCTTTGTTAAAGCTTTTTTAATTGCTGTTTTGCCAGATGCTGTTTTTCCAACTAAAATAATAGTCATATTTTTCTCCTTTTTTATTCTTTGCTTTTTTCTTTTTTAGGAATATCTTCAATGCTTTTAATTTCGGTTGTTATGGATGTAATCTCCATGTCTTCATCGTCTTCAAATAGTTCATGAACGTATTTGTCGAATTCTTTTTCCAACATTTCCGCATATTCATTGGGGTTAGGATTTTCAAGAATCCACACCTTGTCGATGTATTTATTCTCGCAATCAAAATTGATATTAATAGTTGTATGAATCTCCGCTTTCAAGCTTTCATCTCCTTCTGTGTTTTTGCTGTCATTTCTTTGTCCTCATACATGATTAACTCTTCTGCATATGGCAATGTCTTGAGCCAGTTAATAAAATCAGTATTCCATTCGGAAAGTTTATGATTCCTACGGTCAAAGTACATGGTGCGAAGCACCTGATAGTTAAGGGTTACTGTTCTCATCTGAAGCCAAGATTCGGGCAGAAGCTGAATCAATGCTCTCCAGTAATTCTTGTCTTTGGTTTCATTGTATCTGACTCGCAGTTCTTCGCAGTTTTTGACAACATCGATGAAATAAGGAATTGCAAAATCATCTATCTCAAAGTTTTCTAATGTAATTGGTGTAGACGCAAGCTTGTGCATGGTTGAACAAGAGTTTGCCGTTGTGCCGACTTTATAAGTGTCGAATTCCTTAAAAAAATAGAGTGCAGCTGTAATATCTACAGTTACAAAAATCTGACGAAGGAATTTGGAATGACTATTCCCACCTTTGATAGAAGACTTAATCAGATTCTGAAGTAGTTTCATATCATTTTTACCAATGGTAAACATTGGTTTAATAGTCCCATTGTCGTTAACGTATCCCCAACCAGAATCAGATTTACTCCATGACTCTAACGGATTTCTTGCTCCACGAATTGCACTTCTAAAATTCATTACTTCTGTGTTTTCAAATTTCATATCGTTTCTCCTTTGTTTATAGGTTTACCAAACATACCGTTTGTTTCTTTAAATATCTTGTCTTCAGTTTTAGGTAATAGATTGCCATCTTCGGAAAAAGCATCACAATCATCTTGAGGATAAAAATTCTCCACTTGGAAATAACTGCACGAATTGCTCATATGTCCCGATTTATAAAAATAACATTTAAAACACTTATTCATATTTCATACATCTCAAATTCTTCCCCGGTGTTAACATCTACAACATAAGGATTGCCATCAATGTCATACGGGCAATCACTGGCAACAATGTCAGCAGCTTCCTCGGGAGAATCAGCTTTTACTTTTTGACTGTAGATACACATATAAGACACGAAGTACTCATTCATATTATTTTTCACTCCAATCAATTTTCTGCCCACATTTAGGGCAGTGTTCAAAGTTATAAATCATGTATGTTCCGCAATTTGGACATAACGGGTCGTTGTTCCAATAGCTTGGGTCATGAGGACGTTTTGGTTTGAGTAATTCAAGTTCTTCAGTGCCATGTGCGTACATCTTGAGAGTTTTATTATTTTTCTTTTGAATAATCTCAAAATAGCACGGCGTATTATCATAGTTGCCTGTTTCAAAATAAAGTTCGTAATCGCCCATTTTGATACTGACGTATTGGTCTTCTAAGAATTGGGATACTTGTTCATTTGTTAATTCAATCTTCATTTTCTACCTCAACATATTCATCTGATAAATGTTGTCCACAACTGTTACACCACTCCATGTCCCAGACTTCTTCACCGCACTCAGGACAAATCGGAATATTTCCTACTAGTTTAAACTTCTTTGGGATTTGTTTTTCTAATGCTTCAATGGCTATTCGAAAAACTTCTTCACCTCTTGCATTAAGTCCACTCCACTCTCTGAATCCATCACGAATATTGTTCAATTCTTTAATAACTTCTTCAATCTTCATTGGACTCCCCTTTCATCTTCTTCAGCATGTCTTCGACTTCATCGAAATGTCTGCCTGTCCAAGCAAGGTTTTCAACCTTTATCATTTTTACAACTGTTCCGTCCTCACACAGAATATCGGCTAACGTCTTATATTGCTTTGGTTGATATAACCTCAACACTATCGCTTTTTCTTTGTTTGGGTCATCTGCATAAACTACCTCATCCCCTACACGAATCTCATACTTCCGCTTTAGCCATGCTTCGTATGAGGCTTTGGCTGACTGGTAAGGAATATCAAGAAGAAGCATATTGGTAATAGTTTCCCAATCATCATCTGTGTAATTAAGAAGTCCTCTAGCAAACTTCCACACCTCATCTTCTATAGCTTCTTGGTCAGGCTCGGTATAAGGTTCTATATCTTCTTTGGATATTCGCAGTGCATAATGTTTACAGTCACCCACCTTATATTCTGGTTCCACAAACACACTAACATGGTCACGACCGCCCATAAAATCTATGGCTTTATCTGGTATATCAATCACATATTTCATTCTTCTGTCTCTACCTTTCTTTTTAGTTCTATTACCTCTTCTTCCAGCACACTTATTCTATCTTGTAATGAATCATTTAATTTACAAGACAAGTTAGACCATTCTTGATTCATCTTGATACAATAGTTAGCCCATTCCTCATTTCTTTTTATACCTTCATCAAACCAATTTTTGTCTGCAATAAACGATGATACAATCATTATTATGTTAAATACAACTAGTGATATTATTACTATATAAGTCATTCTTTATTCCTCTTAAACATGGTATTCCAACAAATTTTCAATGTCTTCCATCAAGCAACATCCGTCACATTCAGCTTCATCATAAAATATTGTTTCTCTTAATAGATTTAAAACATATACAGAATCGTTCTGTTTCATAAGAAGTTCATATGTTGCCCTAAGCAATACTCTTGCACGTTTCAACTCATTTAACCACTCCGCAAGTTGTCTGTGTTCTTCGGCACACTGCATACACTCTTCTGCTTTTTTTAGTGGATACAATGTATAATCGTCCCAAGTTTTTGATGTTGTTTCCCATTTTTTAGATTCAAGTATGTAACTCTTTGCCACATCTTCACAATGTTTAATCGCTTCTTCTAATGTCATCTTCTCTATCCCTTTCAGTATTTATTATCACTGCATCATTAATACACTCAACTGGGACTGCTTCTTCGCCATTTGGCATGGGATTGTCATAAGTAGCCTTTTCTCCGTACCACTCTGACTTGTCAAGCAATTCATTTGCATCAACTAGTTTCGCATCTTTTGGGATTTCTATAAGCGGACAAGCTGGATGGCGTTTATCATATGGGACATCACTTATATTAATCCAATAAATGTTACTAGCACAACAGAAAGCAACTAAATCAAAGTCTTGAATACAGAATTCGCACATGTCACAACAAGTTGGCATGTTAAGTCCTTTTACAATAAATGCCATTATTCTTCCTCCTGTTCTAAAACCGTTGGTGCGTGTTCAATATCGATTATCGGTATAGCAATATCTCCATTTGGCAAATGATAATATTTACTTTTCATTCTATCCGTTAATAACCTATCCGCATCAATCATTCTCCCGTGTGGTGGCAATTCGATGAGTGGACACCAACCATTTATTTTTTTGGGATTTAAAACATCCCTCTTTGTTAGTCCGCAAAAACAATCACCCGGGTCTCCGTTCCATGTTTTGTAGCAAACATAAGCCATGCATTCTTCACAGCTCTTAGGCATCTCCATGCCTTTAACTATCACACTCATTCTCTATTCTCCTATTCCAAATCTTTACAATCTGTTCCATTTTTGCAGTTGGTGTACTCACACCGCATCCTAGACAAGTTATGTACCACTTAGGAAAATCATAAAGTTTTTTTGAAAATCTCTCGTCCTCATACACATGAGCCGCACATCCACAAAATGGACATGGCTTTAATTTATTCATTCCCTATTGCCCCGTTCAGCATCTTCAATAGAACTAATTTCAATGTAACGAATCTCATCAAGATTATAAAAACCTATCCACTGTTTTTCAAAAATTACTACAAAGTATTTACCATCATACCGATAGTCAGTGTACTCGTCTGGTGCATAGTGACAAACTTCTCCGTTTTTAAAATCAATTGTTATCCATTTTTCTTCGCTCATATCTTTCTCCTTATTTGTTGTAATTGTTGGCTGTCTTTCTATGAATTCTAGGATGTCATCGCAATAATCCATTGAGCGAATAATGTCCATCCATAAAGCATTAGCATCAATCAATCTCATATTTTTCTCACCTCAACTGCAAATTTATCAAATACTTCTTGTAAGGCATCTGCTCTTCCATCTTCTTTTCCTATTGAATAACCAACATCATAACCTTTTTCCAAATATCTTCGTAATCCTCAGATGGTAAATTTTTCAAAATGTCTGCGTACCAACTTGGATAATGTGCTTCAGGTGGTTCGCTCATGATTGTATCAATAGTTTTCTTCTTGTTAATTAACTTACTCATAATACACCTTCTCTCATATCTGCTCCGCAGTTCCAACAAAAACTTGCCTTTACTCCTATAGCTGTTGTCATATGCTTGCCACATTCGGAACATATATGCGTTACCGCTCCATCATACTCATCACAATATATCCAATGTCCTTTCTTACGTTCTGGTTCAATTTCTTGCAATGGACAATTAGCATACTGTTCTTCCCAATCCCATGAAGTATCAATCTCTTGTATTAACACACAATCGTCATCGCCATTACACATGGGGCAATGTAAGCAATGATTCGGCTTTTCCATATCAATCTGTATCATTCTGTTCACCTCTCATATCCGCACCGCAGTTGGGGCAGAAGTCATACAAGTCAATCGCCTGCTCCATACAGACAGAACAGTAATTCCATGCTCCATCTATACCATCACTCTTATCTATCCACTTCCCCTTCTTGCGTTCAGGCTCAATGGTGGGTTGTATTTCCACCCAATGCTGAAACTTTCCATCACTCAAATGGTAATGTTCAATATCGTTCATGAGTTTATCCGCATCAATCAATCTCATTCCTCTTCACCTTCTTCCTGATATGGTGATGGGAGTGGTTGCCATGCGAGGACTTCTCTACTACAGTTTACTCTTTGGTTATCATATGAAAGCAACCATGTTCCATAAAAATAGCATCCTTGCTCTACTATTATTGTTTCACTGCGATTCGTTTTGCTTTGTTGCTTTACCGTGCATAAAACTTCAACATTATCTTCTTCAGGCAACCTCTCACTACATGGAATCCAACCGCTCGGAGATTCCGAAGAGTTATCTGTTGCCCTGATATGGTTTACCATAATAGCAACTACGGCATCGAGATCAACAAGCACCATATCGTCACCTTCAAACAGCTTGTATGTCTGTAATCTTTTAATTTCGTCAATCATGTCTTGGATATCATCAAAATCTGCTTTTACTGGAATTTCAAGTTTCATTCTTCTTCACCTTCTCTCATGTCCGCTCCGCAATGTGAACAGAAATTTTGACCTTGATAATATCTCCATTCTCCACACTTGTCACATTCAAAATGTTGCCCTCGATTGTCGTTTATAAGAATCCACTTCCCCTTCTTCCGTTCAGGTTCTATTTGTTCAGAAAGATAGCGATACTCGCACTTTTCATATTTTTCCGTTCTTGTACAGTTGCCATCAAACTGAAAACGACAATAATGAAATCCGCATTGTGGCAAGTCAATCCTCATTCATCTTCACCTTCTCTCATATCCGCTCCGGTGTATGACACCATCTTTGAATCACAGAAAGGACAAGTTTTGAAATCCTCTATAAAATCAATGTTGTCCAAGCCGTAAAAATCATAATACCAAGGAATGAAACCGCCACACTCTGAACAGTACCATCCATCTTGTCCTGACTTTTCTCCGTATATCCACTTCCCCTTCTTCCGTCCCTCTTTCCTCCCTCTCTCATAAGCTATCTTCCACAGCTTGTCTGAGAAGGTGGAGAGGTCAGTGGATGCGGATGGCAAATCATTAATCCACACTTCAACGTCTTCCGTATCCCATATCTGTAACTGGCTTTTACTGTGAAGGTCATCAATAGCATAATCTCTATCAATCAAATCACTCATCTGTTCTCCTTTTTGCCCTACTACAAAAATCATTCGGATATTGATACCTTCCATACCATTCTGCCATGTTGCAATATCCATCAATAACACCTGCATATGACCTATAGTGCTTGCAATCCTTGCATCGGATGATTTCAGGTTCTGTGTATGGCAGTTGTTCTAGACCTTCGTATACATCATCAACCACGAATACTTCATTCTTCGGAAATGTTTTATCTGTATCACAAAGTGTCAACTCTGTTGAAGTATATCTATCCAATGTATTCAACATTCTGATGACCGCATTTATATCAATCAGTCTGCTCATCCGCTATCCTTTCCCATTCATGGCAAAAACCCTCTTCGTCTGTTTCACCGTCCCAATTAAGGCAGTGCCAATACGTTTCACTTCTGCCGTATTTGTCCAAATTGATATGACATCGACTCCATTTGCATTCTCTACAATAATGTCGCTCTAGCTCTGCGGATGGTACACTATATAAAATATCCTCCGCAATTCCATCACCAAGGCTTTCACCTCTTACGATTGTATTTGCAATTGCGTCTATCGCATCCTGTTTATAGATCAATTCACTCATTCTTCTTTACCTCTCGATTCTACACAATGACAAAATCCTTCATCTGTCGTCCAATCGTGAATGATGTTGTTTGTATCAAAATAACCATCACCTTCATCAATCTCTATCCATTCTTCGTAGTACATGGGGCAATCATTACTCTCTCTGTGCTTGCAGTTTTTACAATGGATAATTTTTGGTTCTGCGGATGGCAGAGTAGATAATACATAGTGTTCGGGACACATGATTACCTGCTCATCTTGTGGAGCGTTGTAAACGAATTCGCTTTTATCACAATCATTTCCACAAACAGAACATATTGCATCTATCGCATTCTGTCTATAAATCAAATCACCCATTCTGTTCACCTCTCTCCGTTTGGGCAAAACCATCCATAGCCGTGATATTCTGGTGGTATATTACTATCTACAACATTCAATGTTTCCACTGACCTTCCTTCCCCACTTGCAGTCCTTGCATCTTACAATTTCTGGCTGTGCGGATGGTAGATTCGCTAACGCAATCCTAATCTCCTTATTGCACTTTAGTATTGCGTCTACTTCAAGAATATCATTGTATACTTCGTCTTCCGTTTCGGGGTCGTAATGACTATCGCAGCCACTCATGATTGCATCACATACTTCCTTAACTAAATCAATCGCATCCTGTTTATAAATCAATTCACTCATCATTCTTCACCCACGGCATATACTCAGCCAGCCTTGACACAAACCCCATAAGAGTCTCTCTCTGCTCGTCAGTGCAATCTAGTAAACAGTCAATATAACTTGCCATACGAATAAATTCTCTCTTTAAGCTTAGACAATTTTCAATAGATGCAGCAGATAAAGCATCCATCACCGTTTCCGCAATTTTATAAGCTTTTGTTAGAGACATATCTTCTATTTCCATGAACAATTCTTCGCCCATTATTTCTATAGCGGTCTTATCCTTATCAATCAAAATCTTCATATGTACCTCACTATTTATATTCGATTCTGTTATTTATCCAATTCTTAGAATTATTATTTCTCCAAGTTTTCTTCTTTTTATATCTAATACAATCCCAACCACCAAAAAAAGGATGGGTAATTAAATAGCCGAATTCAGAACAGACATATCTGACAAATCCTTCTTTTAATAATTTTGTGTCTGTTGTACAGTTTTGACATGATGAACAGTGTTTCATATTTTCTCCTCTTTAAAATCGTAATAAACAATCGGCTTCCCAATTTTTCGGGCATAATTAACAGTTAACCATGTACCGCCAACTTCTACTCCATCCCATACGGCAAGAAGTAAATCGCAGTTATCTACCATGTACTTATCTCTGAACCAGTAAACTCTTTTGCCAGTATATGCTTCTGAGATAAATTTGATGTCTTTTGCTTTGCTAAGTATTTTTTGTTCTTCTTGATGAAAAAAGTTTTTTCTGTATGGATAACAGCAAATTAAAGGAATGTCTTTTTCAACGGCTACTTGTGCAAAAATTTGGTCAGCACCTTGTGCCATGCCCGAAATGGCTTCTGTACATTTGTGCTTGTCGAGTTGTAAAGATAACCACTGTTTGATGTTTTCTTGTTGGTTTTTTAATCGGTTGGGTCTGTGACCTGTCACTGCTATTTTCATATATTCTCCTCTTTTATTTAACAAGACTATAAAACGTAAGTCTTTTACCATCTCCAATTTTTCTCATTTCACTTTTAATATCATACCCTTTTTCTCTTAAAACAAAAATTTGTGCAGCTAATCTGGTACAATCAAGATATTTAAATGCTTCAACACTTGAGATAGTATCATGGGTTTTCATGTATTCAAGAACTCTTTCAATCTGTGTAGCTTTTTTCATATTATTTCTCCTTTACATTTTAATTTAATTAATTATAACAAACAAAAAATATTTCCCGGACTCAAACCTCATTAGGCATTATACCACATTAAATTAAATTTGTCAATACCTTGCTTAAAACGATAGAACAGGATGTGCAACCTCATGTAGACATTCGATTAGATGCGTTTGCTTTTGAGTAACACCTTCTTGAGCGACTGCGTATCTAAAAGCACCAGTTTGTGCAATGACATGACAATATTCTTTTGCTCTTGTGATACCAGTATAAAGCAGCTCTCTTGTTAACAAAGCATAAGAACCAAAATCGAGAGCAAAAATGACTCTCTTGCATTCAGAACCTTGAAATTTATGAACGGTAATCGCATATCCTAATTCAATACTACCCCAATATTTCTTTTCAACATAAACAGTTCCAATTCCTAAGAAATCAATAATCATATATTCTTTATCTTCTATCCATTTATATTGCCTTAAGATACCAATATTACCATTATAAATAGGTGGAGAAGTCTTATAGTTATTATTAATGTTCATTACTTTGTCGCCTTCTCTAAGAATATAAGAGCCATTAATACCTTTTAGCACTTCTTCTCTTTTACCGTTTTTAGCAGGGTTATACAATTCTTGCAAGGCATTATTTAAATCATAACACGATGCTTGATTACCTTTTTTACGAGGAGATAAAACCTGTACATTCATAATATTAAAATCAGGTTTTTCTAACTCTTTTTTGAATGCTTCAACAACTTTATGATAGGTATTAGAAGCATCAGAAAAACATGAATATTTTACATCTTTTAATTCTCCTCTAACAACATCTCCTGCCCATCCTTTATTAATTATTTGTTGACCATGACGAATTGCTATAGAATCAGTTACAATCGCACTCTTCTTGGCTTGTCTATGAATTTGTGTTAATTTAACCACTGGTATTTCACCCGAATGAATCATATCATAAGCAACATTGCAAGTGCCTATACTTTCTAACTGACCAATATCTCCTAAACAAATTATTTTACTACCACTAGGAATCGCTCTAAGCAAATTATAAAATAGCTGTCCATCTACCATTGAAATCTCATCCAAGATATAAATCTCATATGGTAATTGTCTTTCATCATGATAATAAAACATACCTTTGTCAGGTGTCCCTACAGGATATCTTAATAACCTATGAATTGTGTATCCTTCTTGACCTGTAATTTCACTTAGTCGTGAAGCAGCTCTACCAGATAAAGCACACTGAACGAAAGAATATCTTTTTAATACTGCAATCATTGCTGAAACAACTGTACTTTTACCCACACCAGCAAGTCCATGAATCACTACTACATTGTTATCCAATGTAGATTTGATACCCATTTTTTGTTCGTCTGTATAATCCCATCCCTGTCTACTTTCTAATCTTTTGATTGTTTCCTTCCAATCACTAGGAGAAAGCACTTCTGACTCGGCATCACGAATACGAATTAGTTCCTTTGCTATTTTTTCTTCAATAACTCTATAACGCTTTAAGCCAATTCTTTCTGTTTTAGAATCTATCCATAGTCTTTCTTTAATATAATTTAATGCATTAGTGATATTCTCATCCGGGATTTCTTCTCCCAACGTATCTAAAATTGCTCCTAAGAGTTCATCATTAGTAATCCAAGAACATCCGTTTTCTGCACGAACTCTTAAGTAATAAAGAATATAAGCAGATACTCTTATTTCTCCATATTTTTCTATTCCACTGGATAAAGCAACTTCATCCGCTCTATTCCAACCAATACCATTTATATCATTACATAATACATACGGATTATCTTTTACTTTTTCGACTACAAGCAATGGATTCTTGTATCTCTCCATAAGTCGCTCTACCATTCGATTTGTTAAATTAAATTCACTTAATTCAGTAAAGATAACTATCAAATCTTTTTTACTATTAAAACGGTCAATCCAATTTGTTGCGGTTTTTATGCCGCATCCTTTTATTTGTACTAAACTACCTACGTCACCTTTTTCAAGTAAATCAAATGGATCGGGGTATGCGTCATACATTGTTTCAACTTGTCGAACCGTAAATAGCGATTCTAAAAATTTTCTTTTGCTGATATCATCATTTAAATTGTAGGCAGGATATGAGGAAATCAAATTGTATTGGTCTCCCCATTTCCTGTCTTCAACATGATAAGCTTTAATCTTTATCATATCTCCTACTTTAGGTTCAGGCATTTCTCCCTTAATAACCGCACGATTATTATAATCAGTAATTACTTCTCCTTCAGTTATGTTGTGAGGAGTTACTACTAAAATTCCCCAACCATCTCTATAAAAACGAACGATATCAATTTCACAAGTCATTTTAATGATGTCTTCATCTATATCGTTATTTATTCTTGAATCTATCATCCTTGTGTCCTTTCTTGCTGAATTACTAAATCTCTTCCATTAACTTCTTTGATTAAGTTTACTGTATGTTTGTAAATTGTATCTTTATAAACCATTGGAATAAATTGGTCACCTCTACGAATACCTGCAATCATAATTAAATTTCCACGTTTTAACCAACTATCCTCTATTTTTTTCTTTTTGTCTGTTTCGGGGTCTACAACAGATATAATTTTGTTGTAAAAACTATAATGCCCCTTGTTGAATTTAACATTAACAGGCCCATATTTGGTCAATAAAGTAACCATAGAATGAAAGTTGTCTGCTTTAAGAACAGTTCCCGCAATACGAGAAATCTTATGTTTAGGAATCTGCTTTCTTTCTCCGTCTATCCAACGAGTATAATAATCATATGGTTCTGGCTCTTCAGGTAACTCAAAATAATTAACTACACCGTATTTTTCTTCGTTTATATGTTCTAACTCATGTTCTGAATCATAATAACAGAGCGATTCCATTGACCAATGAGGAAGAGTTCCACTAGCATATTGATTCCATATTTGTGCATAAAGAGCGTCATTATATTTATCCAATGCCGTCTCCATCCATTCTTTAAAAGGAAGAAGTTCTTTATCAACAGCTTTTTTGAATTGCTTTTCTGATATGATATAAAAACCATTTTTAGCATCAACTACGCCAGCTTCTTCTTCATTTGGAAAAAACTTTTGAAAATATGGTTGTGAGGTACTATCTAGAATATAAAACCTGTCATGGTAACCTTTCTTCGGAATCTTTTTACGTTTTGAATCAATGTAATTTTTATAAAAACCTTCATCATCTAAGATGTATTCTTTTAAGTTAAGTAAATCTAACAAAACATAATATTTTTCAGGTACGATTCCTAACTCTTTCATTTTGTTTAATTGTGCCATTGTCAGCTTCTTACAAGGACGAAAAAGATATTTTCTAAGATACCAATCCATAGTTTCTGTTCTATCTTTAGAATGCAACTCTGTAAAACAGCCGCCTTTAATTAATTGAATCATTCTTGATGGTGAAACAATTTTTGTATCAATCATCCTTTTTGCAAAATCTTCAATAGATTTATAAGGACGATTGGCTATAATTGTTTGCGTTAGTTCTGTGTTAATACCGTTAATACCTTTCAAACCAAAGATGATTCGATTATTCGGTATATCAGGTTTAAAACCAAAATCTGCTTCATTAATCAAGGGCATTGTTACATTTACGGATTCTTTTTGAACAGAAGCTATAGCTACTCCCATCTTACCATAATCTGTAGAATCGTTTGATTCTTCATCAAGAGAACCTGAATCTACTACAAGATTGGCTGTCTGCCAATAAATAGGATTATATTTATAAGAAAGATTAAGTTCTTGCAAACCTACTATTGAATAAGCAAGTGTATGACTTGAATTAAAACCATATCCACGAGAAGTAGCGATTAATGTATTCCAAACATAATCACATAAATTTTTACTACATCCGTTTTCTTTTGTGACTTGGAAGAATTCTTTTGTCAATTGGTCATACTCTTTTGGATTCTTTTTAGCAATACTTTTTCTTAATCTGTCTGCCCAAGAAAGAGAAAAGCCACCACACTCAGGTAACTGAACCAATCTCATAAATTTTTCTTGTGTCTCGCAAATGCCATAAGAAGATTTTAAAATTGGTTCAAGAATTTTCTGTTCCTCTTTTGTTAATCCTGCGTCATCCATCTCTTGATACCATTCGTTGATATCGTTTTTAAATCTGGCAAATTTATTTAAGGGTGTTTCAGCACCTTTTTCTTGTGACATCAATCGAATAACAGAGTTAATAGTAGCTAAATCATCTACGGAATGCGGTTTTGCTAAAGCCAAAGCTTGTTTGCCACTTTCTTTTTCCATCTGAAACAGAGATAAAACTTTATGATTCCAAAGAAGTTTCCACATATCTTCATTATCACGTTCAAGAGTGTAAACCCCTATGTATTTTTCATATGTGTCTCTCAAACTCCCTTGCCATTTAATTACATTATCTTTTAATAAAAGCATTAAAGTTTCATAAATTTTATCTAAGGCATCAATACATAACAAATCAATTTTAATTAATGAAACATCTTCACAGCCATGTAAATCAAACTGGGTGATTACGTCACCTGCTTTGGTTCTCATTAAAGCGGTAGATTCAGTAAACGGCTCATCAACTATAATTACTCCTCCAGCATGACTTCCCACATTGCTGACCAAACCTTCAATCTTTTGAGCAGCCTCCCATAAATCAGGATGTGCGTCCATAGACCGCTTAAATTCGGGGGAAGGAGCATAATCTTCATTTCCGTAATACATTGTGGATAAAGAACGAGCAATTCCTCTGTCCGAAATAACCAAAGAAGCAATGTAAGAAGCAGTATTGTTATCTATACCAAGACCTCTCGCCGCAGTTAGAATTGCCGCTTTAGGTTTTTCTGTTGATAAAGTCATTACTTTACATACCCTATCTTCACCATAAGTATCCTTTAAAGCTTGGATAACCTTATCTCTCATACAAGACATGATGTCTACATCAATATCCAAAACAGACACACGTTCAGGATTCATAAATCTCCAAGGAAATGTTTGCGTTTTCTCTCTCATCGGATTAATTTGCGTTATATTAAGCATATTCAATAAACAGAACCCAACACCTGAACCTCGTCCGGGGTCTACTAAAGTTCCAGTTTTCCAAGCAATATCAACATAATCCGCAACTTGCATTAAATAAGCAGACCATCTTACTTTATTTTTTTCGGACGATTGCTTAATATAATCTAAACATTCGTTTATTTTTTCAAAAGCCTGTTCCGTTCTGTAAAACGGGTCTTTATCCATTCTTTTAAGAATGTCACGAATCATATGTCTGTCCGAATCATATTCTGAATGAAAGAAAAAATCTAATAACTCAACTTTGTCTTTATATTTCTGAAACAATCTTTTATCAGGTTCTTCTTTATTCAAAGGAATATAAGGAATATGTAACGGCTTAGTCAGTTCATAATCTTCAACCATATTATAAATCAATATGGTATTATTGATTCCCTTCTGAACCGCTTCTTCCCCTAAATACTCATCCATATATGAATGAATCTCTTCTTCAGACATCACATAAGTTGTTGCATAAAATTCATCAACTTCTCTATCTCCGTCTTGAGAATTGAGATAAGTTCTATGAATATCTCTGTCTTCTTTTTTTAGATAGTGAGCATCAGTAGTAATAATATATGGTGTATTTGTTACTTCTGATAACTCAACGAGTTTTAAATTAACGTAAATCTGCTCGAGCTGTTCAGATGGTTGCATTTCTAAAAAGAAATATCCTTCTCCAAACCATTCGTTCATAGTATCAATCCAAGTGATAATACTGTTCCAAACATCTTCTGTTGCATGGTCTTTGTATTCCAGTAATCTCCTCGGAATAGCCCCACCCAAACAAGCGGTACTTCCTACTATATGCCCTTTGTATTTTTGAAGCATTTCAGCCAAATCACTATAATAAGTAGGAACTCTATACATCACATGCATAAAAGCATTATCAACCCAAGCTTTAGAACTCAACTCCCTTATTCCTTTATGTCCTTCAGCATCAAGAGCAATAAGAATGAAATGCGGATAATAATTATTGCCAATATTATCCGCAGTTACATTCTCAGGACATAAATAAATTTCATTACCTAAAGCAACTTTAAAACCTTCCCAGCCATTTTTATGTTTAATGGAGTTATAATACTTTAACGCATTAAGATGAGAAGTAATAGATTCGTGTTCTGTTATTACTATCCCCTTATGTCCCAATTCATGAGAATATTCTATTAAATCGGGAACTTTATTAATGGAATCTCTTAATCTTAAATTGGAGCCTTCATCAGTATGATTATGACAACCAAAAAACATTTTTCACCTCGTTTAAAAGACCAACTTTCGTTTTGTTTTGTTCGCTTTATCTTTCTTCTTTGTTTCGACCTCTATTATACCACAATTATTTAATTTAATCAACCTTTTTTCTTTTTCAGCGTCAGCGTTAAATATCTTATTCGTTTTAAAAGTTTTATTTGTCGGTGTCCAGAGCGAATAATAATCACATTCATGCTTATATGTAGTGGCATTTGGATTAGTAGCACTAAAATTGCACCAGTGACATAAAGGACACGGTTTAGGATTCCAAACTCCTTCTTTTTCCATCAAATCAATAGAGTCAAGTATCTTTTCAATTGCTTTTATCAATCGTTTTTCCCAACCTCTGGTTAAAGCATATTGGTGTTCATCAATCAAAATAAATCGGTACATACTCTCAACAGGTAACGTACCAAACTCATTTAAAATCGCCAAACAATATATTCCAAACTGAAGTGAAGTACTCAACTTTGATTGGTCATAAACTTTTTTTGATGTTTTGTAATCAATTACTTTAAAGTCGTTTTCTCGTTTATCTACCCGGTCTATAAATCCATGAATAATACACCTGTTGTTCCACACAAATTCAAAACTATGCTCAAATAAAAACGGTGTCCAATTATCTGTCTCCATCTCCGTATGAACAACATCATCAAAAATTTTCATTTTTTGGTCATAGTTCATACCTGATGCATTGTCTTTGGCGTACCATTCTTCCCAGTATTTCTTTTTTAGTTCTTTTGTTCCTAATAAACCATCAGCACCGTAGATTTCTATGTTCTTTAAAAAATCATAATCTACTTCATCTTGTAACATCTTGCCTTTCATTTCCAATACATAATGACATAACGAACCAAGTTCCAGAGCAATACTTGTATCATTCGTTCTCATTTTCCCATTGTATTTTTTATCATATTGAAAAGGACAAGTCTTAAACACTTCCATCTTACTGTATGAAAATGTAGGTAATATCTTTTTATCTTCTTTTGTTACTTTTCTAATATATGGTTTTAAAATTTCTTCATTCATCTAATAAGCCTCCAGTGGGTACATAATAATTGGATAACCCGATCCGTATCTAAAAGATGAATTATAAGAAATAAAATCAGCGGCCTCTTCATATGTCATATTTTCGAAATCTACCAAATATTCGACCATTTTTTCATAATCATAAACTGCTTCATTATCTATAGTAACGCCAATTAAAGCGGTATCATAAGATGGGTCACTGAAAATTATTACATCTTCAAATCCAGCATCAATAATAATATCACTAGCTTTAACAGGCTGATTGATTAAGTTTTTCTTTTCATCGGTCAACTAGTTTCATCCTCTCTGTAAAATTTCTCTATAATATCATCCATCGTAATGGTTATCTTATTTTCTAGTAACTCAAGTAACACTTCTTTCCCCTTATCCGTTGGAGAATCTTTATACTCTAACTTATTTTCGGTATCTAAAACCAAACTAATTTTAAATTGCAAAACATATGGCTCAATTTTCTTTAAGAGTTTTTGATAATACGCTTCTGCCTCAAACGAATGCGGGTCATGATACTCTTTATCAAAAGCAATAATTATCTCTCCCACTTCTAATTTTTGTAATATTTTTATTTGTGTTTTTGTAATATTACTTCCGCAACAAGCCACGACAAAAGAATCTTCGCCAAAATAAGAATAAGCTTGTAAGCAGCTTTTTTCGCCTTCTACAAGCATTACTTTTCTCATTTTTCGTACATTCTCTTGGACTACATTTAATCCATAAAGATTATTTCCCAAAGCATGAGATAATGTCTTACCCTGAATTACTGCGGGAACATATTTGCCTATTGTTTCTATGTCTTTCTTATCTAAATATCTTAATCGCAATCCTATTAACCTATCATTAATATCATAATGGGGAATAGTGATTGCGTCATGTTCGCCCCAATAACCGATTCCAAATCTTCCAAGTGCTTCTCTTGAAATATTATCATTCAACCATATTTCGTGAGGACGATAATCAAATATCTCTAATACGTTTGGATTAATTTCACTTAATACTGGAACAGGATATTCTTTTTTATTTAAATATTTAGAAATATTTTTTATCCAAGTAACATCTGATTCTTCAGTTTCATCAATAATAGTTTTGTCACCTTTAATCAAATGCCCGGTCATTTGGGCTATTTGATAAAGAGCTTTATACCAAGTCATTACTTTTCCTTGCACTCTTTTTGCCCTAATGTACAGTTCTATTATTCCAAAACTTTCAGAACAACCTGAATAACAATGAAAGGTTCTTCCTTTGTAACCTTTTAATTCGTTTGGTTCGTGATAATAATATAATTTGTAACTATTATTTTCATCAGGAAGATTGTGACAGATAGTTTGAAAAATCATATTCCCTTCTCTATCTGTCTTTGGTTCTCCTGACCCCAATGACATCACTATTTTTTTTATGTCCTCTTTTGTTAAAGAATCTAATATTGCTTTTTTATTTAAATACATGATGTCACCGCCTCTAGAATATAAATTTACTTGGTTTATTATTTGGTTTTATATTTTCTTCTATATCTATTTCTTCTTTTATATCTTCGTTTACTTTCTTATCTTCTGTTTCATTCTCTTCTTGAGACGTATCTATTTTTTTATCTGCTGTAGTGATTGGTACTGAATATTCCTGTACTAATTTTTTGACAGCGGTTGCCTTAGTAATATCTATGTTAATGACATGAGTTATATCATAGTCAGTAATAAACAATGGCTTCTCAGTCATAGTACCTAAATCAACTTTACTCCAAATAATAATTCGAGTATACTTACCTCTTCTTACTTTATAAATCCAGTAAGCCATATTCGGAGTCTCCATTCCAATAAATTTTTGTCTTATTGGTTGAAGTTTTTTTAATTCGCTTGGGCTAGGTTCTACAGTAATTGCTCCAACATCCAATTTATTAGCTAAAGCTTTGCTACCTTGTAAAAGATTTGCATCTTTATGTGTTGAAGCAATTGTTTCTGAATTAACTTGAGAAGCAGTTAAAATAAACACATTTAATTTTTCAGCAATAGCTTTAAGTTCCGTTGCAAAAACTAAAAGCATCTGGTATTCTTTTAAGCCGCCACCTGACTTATTATTTATTTCAGACATCAATCTTAATGAACTATGAATATAATCAAAGATAAAATACTGCACACCATATTGACGATTATATTTCTTTATAATATTAGTAATATCTGTGATACTAAAATCAGGAATGTGTTCTATAAACAAAGGACTATCTTCAATATATCCAATAGATTTAACAACTCTTTCTTTTTCTTCTTTTGTAAGAGTACCGTTCAAAATTGATGCTTCATTTACTTTACTTACCGCAGACATAAATAAAGTCTGAATTTCATCAGGCGGCATTTCTGTTGTGATATATAACGTAGGTTCGGAAAAGCCTGTGTAAATATAATCGTTTTCATCATCTGACCAAACATATGGAACAGCCATTGTACAAGCATCACCTGCGGCTAGTCTTGATTTACCATAACCAGATGGAGCAGAACGCATATATAATTTTCCTAATCTCGCACCTCTTACAATCGAATTAAAAAATTCGTTATTCAATGGTAATCCAATATCAGGCTCTTCCTCAAAAGAATCAAGCAACTCTAACATACCTTCCCCAGCTTGAATACCAACACTCAACGTATTTGTGCAATATCTCATATTGGGAGTAATAACCATTTTGCTTTCAACCCGTTCTACAATTTCTTGCAAACTCATTTCATCAAAAGCAAATTTCTCTTCGGGATGCATTGTTACTTTTTGTGGGTCATAGATACAACGAGTATCAAAACCTTCTTTTTCATAATACCGAAGCAATCCTAACTTACGCAACGAACGATAATATGTAGGATAGTTCTCCACCTTTACCGCTTGAGAAAGAGATAATAAGATTCCTAATCCAGTTGCTTTGGTAAAAACTGCATACTGTTCAGGAAAAGCAGATAAATATCCATCTACTGCTACGGCATCAATATTTTCAGCACCTTGATTCCACAGGTTAAAGATTGCCGCATAGGACATTTTATAAAAAGAATCTGTTTCAAAATCATCTTCTGAAAGCGGATAATCTACGTTATCTATTAAAGAGTTATCCGCTAATAAACATCCAAGAACTTGTCCCATCAGAGCAGTGTCTGATAGTCCTTTCAATTCTGCTACGTTCATTCTCCCTCCTTAATAGATGAAATATCAATCTTTTTACATTTTCTTTTTCTTCTTTTGGGGTTTATTGTAACAGTTCGAGATTGATATAATTGTGAAGTATCTATTGATTCCATTTCTTTTTCGATGCTTTCAATACTATTAAAGTATCTTTCGGTTTCCGAATAATAATATGGAATCAAACCTATTACATTATCAGTTAAAACCTTCTGTAAAATTTCATTTAAGTAAATTAATGTGTTATGCATTTTCTTATATGTAAATTCATATTTTCTGATATAGTCTTCCGTTAACGCATACATTTTTACAGGTAAGTTATCTTCATTAAGTATTGTTCTAATGTAATTGTAATAGGCTTTTTTCTCTTGATATTCTTGTTCTGATAATGCTTTTTTTGGTTCTCGTCTTTCGGGCTTTGGTATCTTTTGTTTTTCTTTTTTCTTTTTTGCTTCTTTTTCTTTTTTCTTTTCTGAATTCATTTGCTTTGTGACATTAACCGCAATATCAAAACATTTTCTATGATAAGTTCGTCCTTTATATTCTATTGAGGGAGCGTCTCTTTCGATTCGCTCCCCACAATATGGACATTTCTTTAAAGCACCTCTAGCCAATTATCTCAGCTCCTATAATGCTCATTATTCTTAAAGTCCTAATTCAGCTACCTTATCCTTAAGATTGTCAAGAATAATAACCATCGCATCTAACTGTCGTTTTGTACACTCGGTTACCTTACGTCCCGGCCCAAGAGTATCTTCAACGATTTCTGTTAACTCCTCCATATGGTCTGCTTCAGCCATTTTCTGACCGTAAACCATTAATTCTTCCATAACTTTGTCATAATCATATTTCTCTGTAGTATTCTGTGCTTTCTGTTCCTGATAAGAGATTGCTTCTACACCAGTTTTATCCACTAAACCCTGAATACCAACATTGATAGCATCTTCTAAAGCAGCGGCTGACCACTCAGGAAGATAAGTCGGGGTTGTATCAAAACGAGAACGTGCAAAGTATCTGTCGGTTTCTGCTAAATAAGCTGAAGAAGGAATTACCTTGCCATCTTCATCAACACCATTAGACTCAACATAAATTACATAATCAACCCAATCAATAATAGGATTAATAGACCTTTTATCTCCCTTGGGGGTAATCTTTCCATCCTTTTCCTGTGCATGAGCAATGAATACTACCGTATAATCACAAGAAAGAAGAGTGTTAACAAGCTTAAAAAATTCCTTTTCATAAGCCTGATAAAGATTTACCTTACCGCCTTCAACGGTATCACCAAGAGTTAACGCACCCTGTCCAATTACATTCTGAATGTACTCCTGACATAAAAGAGCGGTTGCATAAACCTCATCAATAATGATAGTATCGTACATTTCTCTTGCCTTTTTTACTGTCGCAGGACTAGTAAACTGCTTAACGATTTTCTTAATATCACTCCATGAATTAACACGAATATAGGAAACACCTACAGTCGCATTAAGACCACTCTCTGAAGCAATAACAAAAGGCTTTGACATCTTAACTGCCTGAGATGTCTTGCCCACGGAGTTACCCCCGTAGACAAGAATTGATTTACCAGTTAAACCGCTTGAAACTTTACTAATCTGTGGATTAAAAATATCTACAATTGCCATAATTACTCCTTTTATATTATTTAATTTGCTTTGCCTTACTTTAATTTAGTTTGTTATTAATACTGTTTTATACTTTTATTTAAAATCCAGCACTCATTGTGAGCTTTCTACCACGAGAAGCGGCACTAGGCTTAGAAGAAGCTCCAACATTACCTGAAGCCTTTTCAGCATCGATTTTATTCTGTCTTTCCTGAATAGCGGCATTGATAACTGCGGGGTCGTATGGTGCTTTTTCGGTAATACCTTCAGCATAAGCTTCGCTTGCACCAGTAATAACCAATTCATTCTTAAAACTAACTGTCTTTTCAATTTTGGGCTTACCAATTGCAACCGGGATTTCCTTGGTAACTTCAACACGATTATTAACTACATCTCCATAAAAGCAGACTGTCTGCTGTGGAGCAAATACACTGGATACTGCATCAGCGATATTATCATCTTCAGGAGCGACCAATTCAATCGGCTCAATTCCATTAAATGTAGGTAACCAACCTTTAACAATTACCCTTCCTGTCTCCATTCCTTCCTTGTCTACCTCGGGACGAATTCCAGAAATAAACAATTCAATAGAAAACTCGGCTCTTGGATTTGCGTTCTCACGATTATTAATTCTGTTGAAGAAATTGGAGCGGTATCCAACAAACTCTCCACCATTTCTACCACGGTAGGGATTAACATCTCCTGTTACTCTAATGTAATCTGCCTCTTCTGCCCCAACATCTGCAATTGACTTGTATTCATTCATCACTGTAACCAATCCAGCATAAGCCTTATTTTCAGTTCCACGATTTGTCTTCTCTTTACAGATTACAGAAAAGCGAACAAAATTATCTTCGCTTGTTTTTACTGTAAGAGACCCTCTGATAGAATTAATTCCATCATCACCTCTAACGATATTCAAGTCTTTTTCACTTACATATCCTTCTACTACTACTTTTGCATCTGCCTGTCTTAAATTTGTATCTGCCATATTTGTTCTCCTTTTAATTAATAAGAATAAAACCTTGTATCGTTATTTATATCTAAGCCTTCATCATAATAATATTGGACGACAACTGGACAATTACATTCTTTACATTTTACTAGCTTCGTGCTATAACCGTATCCTTTTTCATCCCAATAAATATCATTATAATTAAAGCTAAATACCTGTTTACATTTCTTGCATTTAATCTTGTAATTCTGCATATCTTCTGTTCCCATGACTTCCTCCTTTTAGGGAAGGCATAAGAGGCTATTTCTGTTCATTTGTTTCTTTTGTCTTTTTAGAATACTTCTGAGCAATTTTCTCAGCAGCTATCTGTTTGTTTACCTTATAACATAATCTGTTCCAAATTGAATCCCATCTCTGTAAAGGGAGTCGAGAATCCTTTTTATTCTGCTTAATTATTGCTTCAAGCTGTCGATCCTCATCTTTCCAATTTGCATAAGGACTTTTCTCATAAGAATAATTTTTTCCTTCTTCCCGGCGTTTGGCAAATCGTTCTAACCTTTTCTGATGTCTTTTCTGTTTTTTCTCTTTATTAATTCCTCTTCTGTTCTCTTGTTTATATCTTTCGTATCTCTTTTTGTTGCTAGGGTTTTTAATCTTTGCCATAAAATCTCCTTTTATTTATATTTAATTTAATTAGTTACCACATTCCCACTATCAGGTCGCTCTTGACCTGAACAATGACATTATATCACATATTTTTAATTTTGTCAAGTACTCAATTTTTGTTTCACTTAAGCGATTCAAACAGGTGTATTCACATATGGTTTTTCAATTCTCTTCCAAGCAATTACTTTATACTTATCACTAAACGGGAGCGATCCGCATACTAAAGACCACCATGTTCCGTTCCAATATAAATCCTCAATAGATTTATCTCCATTTTTTCTATTTAAAACTGTAGTCTTATATCTTCCCGACTTCTTTGGAACAGAGCCATCAGTCATCCAATCTATATCAACTACTTCTTCTACTTCATCAAGAAGTCTTGCAACTTCCTTTTTCCATTCTTTTAAAAAAGCATTTAATTTCTGCTCTTCAAGCATTTTATAAACTGTTTCTGTTGTTAAGATATCAAGATTTTTTCTTAGTTCGTTTACCATGTGTAATCTCCTTTTGATTTATTTATAATAAATTAATTGGTTGTTTTGTTTTGCTAAAAATAATTTCTTCAACACTCTTGGCTGATATTTCTGAACTCGTTCAACATTAACCATTTCATTTTTTATTTTTCTTCTTTCAGCTAAAATATCTTTTCTCATCTTAATAATCATATAACCTTCTGAAGCTGAAAAGGTATTAAATTCTATAAAATGGTCAATATCTGTTAGCTCTTTATCTAACTGGGATAATTTATCCTTTAATTTATCTTTTCTTACAATCATGCTTTGCTTTGAATTAATCTCCTCAATTGAAATTACATTGTCATGATTGTTATTTTTAATTGCGGGTCTTTTCTCTTTCTTTTTTTCTTCTTTTTCAATTACTCGCAATCCTTTATTACGATAATTTTTAGGAAGATTCATCAATACATTATCTGCTTTAGTCTTAGTTATAAAACGTGTGGCTAAATTGCCATCTCTAGTAATATGAAAAGTATTTGTTTCTTTTCCCGCTAGATAATCTTCATTCTCGCTTTTTATAATGTAACACATGATATACCTCCTTTAGCATTTTTAATTACCTCACCATTTCTAAAAACTCATTCTCAGAAATAATCTGAACACCAAGTTCCTTTGCCTTCTTATTTTTTCCTGAAGTGGAATTTACATCGTTATTAATAAGATATGAAGTTTTTTTAGTGACTGAACCAGTTACCTTCCCACCTAAAGATTCAATCAATTCTTTGACCTCTTCTCGATTCTTAAAACGATTTACTTTTCCAGTTACTACAAAAATCTTTCCTGAAAGATTAATAGAGTTATTCTCTTTTGCTTTATCAACCTCTTTAAATTTCATATATCTAGCAAGATTGCTAATTTCTGCCTTTCTCTCTGTGGTAAAGTACTTCTTAATACTGTTATTCATTTCACTTCCAAAATTAGGAAGTACAAGCCAGTTATACCCATTAATAACTGCGTCCCAAAATGCACAAAATTCATATTTAAAATGCTTTGCAATTTCCTTACTAGCAGTTCTTCCAATCAACGGAATACTAAGTGAATAAATAAAACGGTCTAACGAACATTCTTTTGAAGATTCAATTGCCTTGAAAATATTTCTAGCACTCTGCGTTCCAAAACCGGGCATATTAATGATGTCTCTTTTATGCTGTGATAAATTATAAATATCTTCAAAACTGTTTAACCATTTTTTATCCATAAATTTCTTAATGGTTTCTTCAGACATACCTTTAATATCCATAGCATTTTTACTACAGAAGTGAACTAACTTTCCAAGTAATTTTCCTTGACAATCAGGTGAACAACAAATCAAAACATCTGTTCCATTGTCATTAATTGTTGTAGTCCTCCCACCACAGATAGGGCATTTTCTAGGTACTTCAAATGCATTTTCTGGGTTCTCTTTCTTTACACTGTTTCTAATTTGAGGAATGATTTGATTTGCCTTGTAAACAGTTATCTTCTGTCCTTCATAAGGAGTTCCAAGTAAAGAGTTCATAACAGAGATATTATGTAAACTGGCTCTAGATACTTCCGTACCTTCAAGTTCAACGGTTTCGAAAACAGCAGTGGGACACAAGCTACCTGTTTTACCCATTGTCCATTCAATATTTAATAAGGAAGTTTCTGCGTCTTCATCTTTTGGTTTCCATGCAATCCCGTTATTAAAATGATGTCCTGTTTTGCCTAATGATTTACCATAAGCAATATTATCATACTTCCATACTACACCATCACAAGGCGTCTCACAAATTTCTGCGGCTTTGATAACTGCTTCATTCTCATTATTAATTTCTGTTTCTGACAAATCTTTTTTCTTAAGACTAACAAAATAAACCGTATTAAAACCAAGTTCTAAAGCTTCATTTAAATTATCTGTCATTGAATTACTTCTGCCACCTTCAATAACATCCCAAACTAAAAATGACAATTTGCGTTCCTTTACAATTTTTGTATCTAAAGAAGCAAGAGTACCAGCCGCAAGATTTCTCGGATTTTTAAATTCTCCTGTTTTATTTATTGCTTCAAAATCATGATAATGTATTATTGCTTCTCCATCCACAATATAAGTTCCCTTCTTATTAATATGAAGGGGTACATTTTTAAACTGCTTTATATGCTCAGTAATATCATTACCTTTTTCACCATTACCTCTAGTCTCCGCAGATACAAGTTCCCCATTTTTATACATAATAGAAACAGTTAATCCATCTGCCTTTACACTAATACACATATCTTTACCTTTAATAAAATTAATCAATTCTCTTGCGGAATGACATTTATCCAAGCTTAGCATCAGATGGTTATGAGTAACTTCAGGTAAATAATTTAATGTTGTAGTTCCCACGTTAATAGTAGGAGAGTTACTAAGGGTTATTCCTGTTTCTTTTTCTAATCTCTGAAGTGCCTCAAACCGTTTATCATATTCTGCATCAGACATAATAGGAACGCCAGTATTGTAATAATAATAATTTGCGTTATTTAAAGAATTAATTAATTTTCTCATTTGTTTGTTATTTAAATCCATCATTCTTATCTCCTTTATATTTTGTTTTGTTTATACACAATCAAAAGTAATAAAATCTTTATTTGAAAAATGTATTACTATTGCTTCTGTTTCTTTATATACCGTATCTTCATTATTGATACAAACACTAAGTTCTCCATCCGAATTCCAAAAAAGAAAATGGTCTCCTTTGGAATCACTTGCACAAGAAAAGTCCCAAGAATTAATTGTCAATCTAAAATTTCGATTCTTTTCATAATCGAAAACCTGAACAACAATCTTCTTATCATCAGCTGTAGCTAAAAAATCAATTAATTCTTTTATCTTTTCGTTATTAGGCATAATCATTCTCCTTTACTTATTATGTTATTATATTTTAGTTTTTAATTTAATTTACTAGTATCTAAAGAGGATTACTCCTCTTTATTTTATTAAGTAATCTTGATATTTTCTTTTAAAAATAGATGGGATAATATTACATCCATATTGATGTTCAACTTCAAATAAGTACCGATTGATATATTCTTCTCCTGTAATGCCACGTTCTTTTGCCTTGATATTAACCATATGAATTTTTCCTGATTCAATAATGGTATTAATCGTATGCCATTTACCAATTCCAATATAATCCAGCACTCTTACCATCAAATGATAAATTTTTCTTCCTTTAGAAAACTCACTAAATTGTCTAGCAGGTGGTACAAATCTAACAACTGTATCACTAGGTATATAAGGCAGTATCCTGTTTGAGCCAAATTTCAAAGGAATATACTGGTCTTCAACTATACTCTCTTCCGCTAAATTTATTAGTTCCCTTGAAACAAAAACTGTTCGGTCAGAAAGAGTCACAGTTTGATTTTCAATATCAAAATCTTCCATTCTAAGATTGGTTAAATCAGAATAATCTTTGTTCCTTCCAACCTCAAAGAAATACAAGATTACAAATTTATCCCTAGCATTTGGCAAAATACGAGATAAACTAATTAATTCTTCTCTTGAAATAATACTGTTATCCATTGCCATTTTGTTAAGACAACTATAAATCGCATCCATAGATACTTCAAGATAATGGTTTTGTCCATCCGGGACTAAATTCTGTTCTAAGCACCATTGAGTATATAAAGAATAAGCAGAGTTCCGTACATTCAAAGCATCAAAGGAACGTAAATTAAACAACTTGTAACATTCCATTATCTCAAAAGCAGTAAACTGAGACAAATCTTTTTGTTTCTCTTCTTCATATTTTTCCATGTAATTAAACAATCTCTTTAAATAATTATTAGCGACTATTGTCGTTTCTTCTTTTGCGTTGATATATCTTTCCTTTTGCTCTTGATTAAACATTTTAAATCACCTCCTCAATCAATTTACAAAAATCTTCTTTTAAAGATTTAGTTACTTGTTTTCTTTTTACCTTTCTATTATCAATTCTAGATAAATTATTTAAAACGTGTTCTACTGTCTCTCCTAGTTTTTTTGATTCCGTTTTATCAGAATTTAAGAAGTAATTAAAAGTACATAATACTCCAAGCAATTCTGCATAAGAATATTTCTTGGTAAAATATTTCTCATCATATTCAGTTAATAAGTTAAAGCATTCCGTTAAATGTTTTTCAATTCGAACAACTTCTTTCATTTTATTTTTATTTGTAACATCAGTAAAGTAAAGAGATTTTATTATCATTGCCATTTCAGCAAAAGGAATGTTCCCTTCATTCCTACTAATAGTTCCCTTAATATTACATCTTGAATCTTCATTTAATCTGGTGACGGTCATAACAGCGGTATCATCGACATTAAAAGAATCAGAATTAATCTTAGACATCTTTGTCTTTTGGTCTTTTTGGAAGATATATCTCTGAGCTTTCTCTTGATTATAATTAGTAATTCTCAATTCCATTTCATAATTAAAATCAGGATTCAAATCCATAATCTGAGATAAAGCTATGTACCGATGATACCCATCAATAATATCAAAAGTTTTTAAAGATTTGATAATCAATCGACAGGTATCATCATCATAATAGAAATCTGCTTCGCTTTCAAAAGGTATGTTTAATGTTAAATCATCAGAAATATAAGTTCCGTTCTTAAAAGCATTAGATATCTCTTTTATTGCTTTTCTATTTAACTTTATTTTGAAAAACTCTTTATCACCACGAATTATCTTTTGCATTGTTCGTTGAGTATTTTCGTTATAAGCTATGAGTTGATTCTTTCTTAATTCCATTAATGTCTTAGCATCAATTCTGCCAATCCACTGGTCATTATTAATATTACTAACTCGAATCATTTTAAAGACCAATGGGAATTTAATGGAAGAGGTTTTATATTTTGCCTTTGAATATGTTTCAATTTCTATTTCGGAAAAATATGATTTAGTTATATTTTTAGCTTCGAGCGTTTTAACGCATCCTTGGAATAAAATGAAGAGAATAAATTCAGAAGCTTCTGATAACGATTGTCTTTTGCCTATGTAATCTGCGGTCAAAGACCGGGGGATGTTGTAGTTGGTAAAGCAATAGTTACAGATAGCTTCTGTTTTCTCTTTGTCTAAGTTAATATTTGTTAAATGGGTTTGTATATTGTTTTCAAGTGACGCCCTGTCTTTTAACATTGGACTCATCTCCTTTCTATTTAAATTTTATTATAATTTAATCTGTTAAAAAAGTCAATTAAATATTAATTAATGCACCCATAATTGCGGATGCTTCTTCCGTTTTATTTTTCTGACCTCTAATATACCTTTCTGTTGTTGTAGGACTTGCATGACTCATACATTCCTGTACGAAATAAATATCTTTTGTAGCATTGTATAACTGTGTTCCATACGTTGCTCTAAGTTTATGAGGAGTAATATTTTTTCCTTCAATATTTTCACCATATTTTTTAACGAGTTTATAAATTGCGGCCTGACTCATACGCTTTTTATTATTCGAAATAAACAATGCAGTTTCTTCTACATTTTCTAATAATTCTTTTCTTTTTACTGCCCATTCTTTAATCAAATAAATAGTTTTTGAATTTAATTTATGCTCTTTTATTTTTCCACCTTTCTCTATAATTGTTAATACTTCTTTTTGAAAGTCAATATTAGACACATCTAATTTAAATAAAGCCGCACATCTAATACCAGTGTTTAAAAAAATCGCCATTATAGCTTTATCTCTTTCTTTCCAATTTTTTTGTCTATTTTTAGCTCGGTTTGTTCCAACACCTGTTTCAATATTAGTTAAGAATTTTAATATTTCATCTTCTTCTAAAAAAGCTTTTTCTCTTTTTTGCATTGTTTCAATATTTTCTTTAAATTTAGGTCTTTCAATATACTGCATATAATCTCGCTCACAAAATTCATTTGCCTTCAAATATTTTGAAAACTTTTTTAAAGCAGAATAACATAAAATTTGATAAGATGAAGTAGTATCACATAATCCACTTAAAAAATAAGTATAATCATCGAACTCTATATTTCGATAATCTTTGTTAATTTTCTTTAAGAAGTTAGCGGTTACTTGAACATAATCATAGATTGTTGTTGGAGCAAGAGACGAACTTAAATAATATTTAAAGCTTTTTAAAATCTTTTCATTTTCATTATTATTATCAATTAATAAATCTGCTTTTTTTCTATAAATATCTTTATAATAATTAATTCCATTCATAATAATGAAACCTCCTTATATTATTCCTTCAAGATTATCTATAATATCTTGCATTGTATCACAACTTTCATTTAAGGTTTCTATTGCTTCTTCAGATTGCTCCCCAATTATTGAAGATTGTAAATTTTCTGGAATTGACTCAAACGCCTCTTCTTCTTCATCTCTTACTTCTTCTATTTGACTAACAATAATATTTAAGTTGGTAATAATATGATTTATTTTTTTTCTTCTAACATTATTCATTTATCATTCCTCCATATAATAAATATTCTTTCTTAGTAATTTGCTCCATTTTTTCAGGTTCTGTTTGAATTTGGCTATCAAAAAAACCTAACCAATAATAAATTCCATTGTCTATAATATTACTATTTTGAATATGTTTTGAAGCAGGAATATGTCTTGTAGCTTCTAATTGATAAAACCGACCAGTATCAATTTCTATCCCTATATAAACTAAACATAAATACCAATCTCCTACTTGTTTTTGATTTATTGTTGTAATTATTTTTCCTTTTTTCTCTTTATTTTTTATTTTTTGCCATTCTATTTTTCTTTTTTCGTGGGATATATTTAAAAATATTTCTGAAATATTATCTGCACTTACAATTAATAAATCCCCATTTTTATCATGTAACATCGCACAAGGCTTATCATTGTTAACATAATAAGATTTTCCTTTAGAATCATAATAAATAAATCCATTATTGCTCATTGCTTTCTTTTTACTTTTTTTTGCAATTTTACGATTATTATTATTATCAGCAGTTTGCCAAAATATTATAAAAATTATAGCTACAATAAAAAGAATTATTTGTATCACCCCCGTATTTTTATTTTTATATTATAATTTTTCCTTCAATAAACTTCCTAGTACAACAACACCTCGGACACCACAAATCTTTAATATGTCCTCTCTTTCTCTGTTTACCTTTCGGTCTTGGCAATGGCATAATCATTCCACATTCAGGACAAACAAAATTTGATATTAAATAAGCTTTCCTCTTGTGCAAACTACATTCCTCCTCTAACATATTACCACAAATTTGCTTTTTTGTCAATTGTTTTTTTAATTTAGTGAACTATAATTTGTTTTGATTCGTGTCCTTAGAATCCTACCACCAAGGACACGAACCTATTCCTCAATACACAGCATTAATCAAAAATAACTCATCAATATTTTCTCCTCCGTTAATGACAGCATATTTTTTTTCACCATCAATAAAAGAAGAACGATTATCATTTAAATGTTCTAATAATTTTTTACGGTAAATATAAGCCAGCTTTTCTTTCGCCTCGTTTTCTTCTTCGTCTGTAAAAACATAAGCTTTTGGCTCGGTAATGTTGTTATAATGCATCACAATTTTCATTTCACTATTACCTCCAAACACATGTTCTTGTAGTTATCTACAAGTGTTATACCATATGTTGTAGGTAATTTCAAGCAGAAAATACAAACATTTGTTTGGCTTTTATCAAGCTCCCTTAACCCAGTAATTACCAACGCATCCACCATATTTAACACAATCCCAAATATCATAATTCTTTCCATCTTTTACAACAGATAAATGATTTGCCATATTAATGATATAAGTACCTTTCTTATGCGTTTTTACAAAATCAGCGACCGTATATTTAGTTCCGTCTGAATGCTTTAACTGTGGTTTTTTAACCCAGCCTTTCTTTTCAAGAAATCTTTCAATTCCTTTTTTATCATTTAATGCGTAACCAGTTTCACACATTAATTTTGCTGTATCCATCACTACCTCGTTATAAGGCATATCCAAAGCTAAACTAAAAGCCCTGAATACACAGTCGGTTGTGATCCTGTTTCTCGGATTTGCGTTATAAAGAACAAATGTATCTGTATCTGGGTATTTCTCTCTACGAGTTCTTCTTTTTCTTGGCATATACTTCTCCTTAAAATCCGAAACTGGTTTTTGTTTTGATAATTGCTTCCTTTGCATCATCGGTTAAAACAACCGTAAACGCTTTGCTTTCTCTTTTTACATCATCCCTTTCTACTGAACGTAAATCCCAACCAGAAGATTTACGTTCAATCATATACTGGGTACTCATTGGCCTTCCTTTGTATGCATTGGGGAAATTCTCAGCATGATGGTCAATAAAAGCCTTGATTCCAACCATATGCATTTTAGGGATGTCTAATTCACGTTCCAAACATTTAATGTCTTTTACGATTGTTTTATAATCAATAGTACGAACTCTTGCTCTGCCTTCTGCCTTAGTAATAAATTCTTCAATCTTCTCTTTATTGGACTCTCTAATAATCATTTGCGTTCCTCCTTTATTATTTGTTATTCTTTAATTTAAACACTTCATCTCGTGCATCTTCAAGTTTCTGCTCGTTTTCTTCAATATATTTATTGTAACGGTCTAAATCCTCTTTAAGTTTATCAATCTTTTTCTGAACTTCGGCAATGTCATCGTTGTACCATTTAATGCTTCGCTTACTATAAAATATTGTTCTTCTTAAATCTCCATAGTGACTATTAGGTACACATCTATCAAGGTAATTTCTTTTACATTTTAAGAAATTCACAAAATCTACTTTCTTAAAATCGTATGTCTTAATAGGAGAACCCCAGTTAAACAGCATCTTTTTATTAGTGCTGTATCCCTTGCTGAAACAAACCATTTTTCCTGTTTCATTATTTTTTACTGACCAGCAATCATAATCACTATAATCAGAATTAAATACAGTATATCCAAGCTGCTCTAAAATTTCCTTATATTTAGGTTCCCTTTTGAGTTTAGTGCTGATTGTCTTGTAAATCATTTCATTAATTGTTAATGCCATAGTATTATCTCCTTTTCATTTAATATTATTTCTTATTACTATCCCACCTTTGGGAGCAATTTTTGGTTCACATCTTTTCAATTAATTTCGCTTATAAAGATACGCCTTTTGAAGTTCATCCCAAGCTTTGGACATCAATTTTGCATATTCATAAACCATCATACAATGCTCGTAATCATTTCTCTCTGGAATTTTCCTAGTTCTACTTTCAATAGAATCAAGTATCTTTTTCATCGACTCGCATGAATTAACAATATGGATTTTGCTATTTCTTGTAAGTCTTTCATACCGGGGCAGGTCAGCTTCTTCCTGTAAAGATAAATTCCTAATTCCATAATATTCAGATATGTTTTTTATTTCTCTTTTTAACATTGTTTCACACCCCCTTTAATTAAATTATACCCGTTCCATCGGTATACTTTATATGCCTTCGTTACTGCCATTACTCTTCACCTTCCTTTTCATAAGGACAATATCCATGACAATCACAACAAGTACAATCATCATTTTCATTATCCCCTAAGTACTTTTCTACATCGTCATAATCCATATAATTTTCAATATATAATAAAATATCATCTGATAAATTCGCCTCTGCTATTTCTAAAAGTTCTGCATAATCAGCAACACTACCAGCTAAGATACCAAACAGATATTCCTTAATACCATAATCTTTATGGTATAAATATACATCATAAATTTTTCCATGCGTATTAATGTAAGTAAAGATTTCCATGAAGAATCCTTCAAGGCTTAATTCATAAGTATCAACTGAAGTAAACACTTTGTCTTTGATTACAACATTCATATTCATCATAATTATTACCTCTCTTTTTATGATTATTATTAATAACAAGCTTTGTAACTATTAATTCCATTCTTATACAGGTAACTCTCACATCCGCTTAAAGTTCCTTGATACATAATTTCGCTTTTACCAAATCTCTTAGTATCGGCAATTACAAAGAATGACTGCTTATACCTGATTCCACACCATAAGTTTGTAATCTTGCAATTGGTCATTCCATAACAATTAATTCTTTTTGTTGCTTTCATAACATTACTCTCCTTTCTATCATATATTATTTAATTTAGTTTGTCAAGATACAAAAGGCACATAAGCCATAATCATATTATTCTTAATCAACACATCATATCCCATTTCTCTTATAAAATCTTCGTACCATTTTCTTTTACAGTTTCTCTGATATTGGTCTTTACCTGTTGCCCGACCAATGCCAGTTCTATCTCCCTCATACACTGTAAAGATTGCGGCAGAACCGGGACGAACACAATCATCAATTACTTCTTTTAATATCTCATCTTCTTTAATTACATTTAATACGTTTGAGCAGATAACATAATCTGCATCATTAAGCTGCTCTAAAGCTATTTCATTATTAGTTTCTGTTTGATTATATTTATCATAACCAAACCACTGGATGTTATGTTCCTTTGCCCAGTTTTGAATATGGTCAGTATAACGACCGCATCCATAATCAATTACTTTGCAATCATTAAACGGGAAGACATTATAAACTCTTGGTAATTTTTTTGAGTTGATTGAAGTGTTCTTTGAAGTAAAAGTTTGATTCATATTTCTCTTCCTTTCTTTTTTTGTTATGTTTACTTACTCTTCTTCTTCAACTTCTTTAGCATACATTTCTTTTGCATATTCAATCTCTGCTTCATGGTCATTAATAAAATCTTCCAGCATGTAGTTTTCTACATACCATTTCACGAAATCCTCTTCGTTTTCCATCTCTTCAACAATTTCCTGCTCATAATAAGAATAAATTGTTCCACCTCTTATTCCAAAATAATCAGCGGTTGTTTCAAAATATTCATCTATCATTTCTACTAATTCCATTGGTTCGTAATGTTTGAACATCTCGTTAAACTCGTAATCACCAAGTTCAACATATGTCTCCTGCCCTTCATTAGCAAGCCATTCGTTATACTCGTCTATCATATCTGCATCGGCCACAAATTCATTTTCCTTAATATAATCAATAATTGCATCCTCATCTAATTCAAATCCACATGCAAAGCTCATTAATTCTGTAGCCATAATTGTATTCATCATAATTTAATCTCCTTTTCTTTTTTGATAAGTAAAAGGCTACCGATTAATTATCAGTAGCCTTTTGTTTTTGTTTATTTAATTTATTTAATCAATTGTAAGTTATTAATATGCCCAGTCCTCATCCTCTTCATCTTCCCTTTCGAGAATTTCATTTGCCGTTTCAATTTCTTCATGATAAGTAGTATTAAACTCCTCAAGAAGACAACATTCACAAATGAAATCGGCAAGAAAATCTCTATCTCCTTCCATTTCTTCAAGAATGTAATCGCTATCGCAAGAACAGATTGCATTATACATATCAATATAATAATACTCGTCATTAATATCAAAATCACGGTCTAAAGCATTGATGATTTCACTTGGAGTATAATTACTAAATTCATAATCCAGCTGTTCCATTTCACAATAAGTGTTCTGACCACACCGTTTTAAATATTCATTATAATCATCAATATAATCTTCGTTAAGCGAATACATCTGGTAATCAATCATATACTCAATAATTGAATCCTCAGTAATTTCTCCACAATCTGCGTAATCATTAACCAATACTCTTACCATTTCCATATCTACATTATCATTCTTATAAGTCATAAGTAAGCTCCTTTTCTTTATTTAAAAAAGTATTTGCAAGTTCGATTTCTATCGAATGAACGTCTTTAAATAAACCAAGATAATTATCACGCACATAATCATATATAAAATGCCTAAAGCATTTATGTATACCTGTTAAATCCAAATCTTTTTTAATAAGGTATTCAATAATTGCATCATCATCAAGTTCAGGAACAATCCCTGTAAAAGGGCGTTTATATTCATTAACAAATATTATTAAATCAAATATTAATCTCAAATCAAAATGCATGGTTACTTTATCACCTCATTCCTGATTCTCAATTGTCTGTTCAATAACATCGAGAAGTTCTTCCGTTGTGTAGTTTTCAAAAAAGGCTCGTATTGTGTCATTATCACATCTCTTAACATGACTTCTAATTCCGTGTTCCGTTACAAACAATGCAACCGCCATATCACCAGTTAAAACCTCAACCATCATTTTCTGCAAAAAGTTCAACTTGTATGTTACATCTCTCATTTAAATCACCCCTCTTTCAATATCCCTTAACGCCTGTTTCCAAATCTTTCTTTCTTTTGCCTTGCTTAAGTTGCCTACATTTTTAACCTCCAGTTTCCATAAACTCTTTGTATACTGACGTTTCAAGGTTTCCCGGGCATTTTCATATGCGAGTCTTAATGCTTCTTCTTCTTTTCTTCTCTTGTTATGTCTCATTTTTTATCTCCTTTCTTTTAATTTAAACTACTTTACATCTTGTCAATACAGTCTGTTTTACATCCTTAAATTCGGAATGCTGTTTAACAGTTCCTTTTAAAGTCTTTACAATGATTTCATCTTCATCATTGCCAATCCATTTACTTGCCTTCCAGATAAAGACATTGCCTTCTTTATCTTTAAACTTATACATATAAGTGTAACCCCATTGAGTTTCCCAAGAGGTTAACAATCTAGCATCTGCTACATCAACAGAGATTCTTTCACCAATCTCTCCAATGTAATCAGATTTCTGTTCCAGTTCCATTTCTCTTTTTCTGCGTTCTGCTCTGATTCTTAACTCTGCCTGATAAGCAAGTTCTTTATCATAAGCGGTCATCAGAGAACAAGCAAGACCTAAATGCTTTGCGTTGACATAATCACTAGAACAAACTACTTTTAAGTTATTCATGTAGTTGTTGTCTTTCTCTTGTGTTCTTACCCACGCAAGAGCATCATCAACGAACTGTTCATTTTTTTTGTAGTTGTAGTTCATGTCAGTTAATTTTTTACGCCAAGCATAAACCTCTTTATCCGACCACATATATGGTTTTCTGTTCTCTTCAATCATCATGGAAAGCCATGCCATATCATAAGTCGCATCAGGCTCTTGCGATTTTCTGTAACCAAATTTGTTACACCATTCTTTACAGTGCATCAAATATCTTTTTAAGTTGTAATAAGTTTCATGGCGAGAACCCTCATAAGGAGCTTCACCTTCAATTAATTCATTGAACATGCTCATGTATGCCGCAACTCCAGCCGCATCAAATCCGTGAGTGAAATCTTTTAAGCAAGACCTGCCTACCTGTTTAAATTCGTTTGTGTTTATGTTGCGGATAATATAAGTATCTTTCCTTCTTCTGTTTGTTTTGCAATGTTCGCAAACAGGCTCTGCATCATAGTACCTCTCAGGTACTTCAACACCCTCTGCATAACCATTAATGATGTTACCATCTGAGGTATGCTCAAGAGTTGCAACAAACTCCCAATCATTCACGATTGCCTTGCCATTCACATGGATAACAATCTGTTTAATGACTTCCTTTTCACCAAGTTTGTTTTCAATCGTTGTATACTCTTCACCAATTTTCTTGTAGGTAAAGTCACAACCATATTTGTTACACTTGTTGCGGATACGAGTAAGTTTCTTCTCGAGGCGATTCATGTTGCCTTCGTAAATGCGGAAGATGTTGTCTTTCTTTTTCTCTGTTGTTGCGTTTGTTACTTCGTTTGTCTTATTTGTTACTTCCATAACCATTCTCCCTTCTACTAATTTAATTTATTCATTTACCAATTAGCAATATACAGTATAAATTTCTACATACAACTCTCCCATGTCATAAGGGTTGGCAAAGATAACTTCGCAGTTCAGAAATTTATCTTCGATTTCACTTGCTTCAAAAATACCAATCTGTTCCTGTTCTTCGTTCCAAAGGTTAACTTCTACATCACTTCTAAACACATCTAATAAATCTGCTAATAACATAAATATCTCCTTTGCTTTGTAGTGCTTATTTAGTATAAATCAATTCTAATAATTTGTCAACATTATTTATAATATTTAATTTAATTTGTTATTAATGATAAGACAAAACAACACTCTGAACATCCTCATCACAATTTGCTTGCTTAAAGGATGAACATCCTTTATTTTCAGCTTTGCACTCGGAACAATTACCGCTACAGAAGTAAGCGTGTTTCAATCTCGTTTCACTTGCAGTGGTAGTTCCATCTGCGTATAAGATATGACTCTCTGGTAAATGATGTGGATTATCCAAAGTCATTCCTTCAAACCCGCTAAGTAACGGATGAATACCGTCCTCAAATTTATCTGAACCAGTTTCTCTTTCTTTTTCATCAAGGTAAGCGTTGCACCCACTATGATTTTTAGTGAAGAAGATAATATCTGTATTCGGAAGTTTCTTTTTTAACTGGTCAACGAAGAAGAAATCCGTATCTGCAAGGTCACCACCTACATTGATTCGAAGTTCTTCAACTCCTAATCGGATACACTCTTCGTATACCTGTTGCCAAAAGATTTCAGGAAAGAGAAGATGCAAAGCTGAATTCCTTGCACGGTCATTCTGTACCGCTGGCTGAAAACATACATTATGAATATCGTAGCAATCAAGCCTACACCCTTCACAATTAGGACAATCAGCCACAGGAATCAAACTAACTGTGTAAACAGTTTTACCTGTTTTTGAATTCCCTTTCTGAAGAACAATTCTGTACATCTCTCCGTTTCGAAGTCGTATTATATATCCTTCACGAAGTTTAAGCATCTGCCCTACTCGCTTCTGAACGGTTTTCATAGACCGCTTTTTCTTTTTCTTCGGCATGATGCTTAAAGCGAATTCCTTAATGTTCATTTTGATTAAACTAAGTTTTAACATAATTTATTCTCCTTTTCTTTTAAATTTGTTTTTTATTTTCCACCAAAAAGGAGACCCGAATCTTGTATTCGAGTCTCCTTTCTTACCCCACTCTCGCTTACTAATCGAGAGAATATCTTACCATCTTCCCTTCTTACTACCATAGATGACGTCCATCTTGGCATAGAAGTCAAAGCGATTCTCTTCGATTACTTCCTTCATTAAGCCAAGGAATTTGTAACCACCGAATCCACAGCAATGTGCGAAGTCAGTAAAGTAATCTTCCCTTCCGCAATACTGCTGTCTTGCAAGTTCAAGATTTCTCTTGCTCCCCTGACCACCCTGACGAAGAACACATCCATGATTCAGAATCATGTTCTCTAAGGTGTAGTAAGCACCACTTGCCTTGAAAGCCTCAACCCAAGCTACGGACTTCTTAGTATCTCTTGGCAAGTTGATAGTGCAATCACGGAAGGACTTAAATGCAATATACATCTTCTTATAATCATCCTTCGTTCTAGCTGTGGCAAAATTATACATTGCCATGTTCATATTAGGTACTAACTCATTTCTAATAAATTCCCTAATATGGATACCTCTACTACATCTTCCGTAAGTTACATTATCTCCCTTTCTAACTGCGGGGTAAACCCAACCATAATTGCCATAATAACCCCTACTAATCTTCTTCTCAAGATATGCTACTGTCTCTGCCTGAATATCACGCATAATTGCGGTTACAACCAACGGATTAAAGAATCCCTTCCTGATTTCAAACTCATCAGGGTCTCTCTTCTGCATCTTAACGAGTGTTCTCAACTCATCTTCCGTTGTCTTAAGGACATACTTGATGTCCTTATCCTTGAGATATCCATTGTATCCTCCTTCATGATTCAAGGCACGGAACATCTGTGCCATTACCCAACGGCGATACTTACCGGGGTAATTAATAGTTCCCTGATTAAGAATACTCTGCTTGAGTTCTTCAAGATTAATTCCGTTGATATAAACAATGGAATCCTTAATCTCTACGTTTGCTCCTGTCTCAACGAGCATCTTAAGTGTATTCTCTCTGTCTGTGCTGGGTTTATTTGCCTTTCTCATAGCGGTATCCTCCTTTGTGTTGTTTGTATTTGCGGTGGTGTTAATTGTTACATTAATATTCATTTCTTTTCTCATAATATTTATCTCCTTTTTAATTTAATTTTGCTTTTTGTTAATAACCTAAAATCCATTCTCTCAAGAGAATTAAATCTTTATCCCTTGGACTTACCCAATACCAATGTTTGGGATTCTTCCAATACATTTTATCTGTTACAATTGCACAAACAATGTATCCTTCAAGAATAGCCTGTGCAAGTGAACGTGATTCACCAACAACGAATTCCTTATCTGTCAGTTCATCATTCGTTTTAGCTTTGAAATAACTTCTCTTGCAATTCTTATCAGGGCGAGAAGTTTTAAATATCTCATAGTTGCTTTCAATGATTTCATAAGGGTCTCTATTAGATAAGTTTATGGTGTATCCATTCTGTATCACCCCTTCCTTAATTAAGTATTTTTTATTCACTTTAATAGTTCTTTTTTTTATGTTGATATAAAACGGTTTCTCTTGCGATACTTCATCAAATAAAGTATCCATAACATCTTTTACTTCTCTTGCTTCTTTCATTTTGTTCCCTTCTTTCTTAGTACTAAAGACATTGATTTTTTCTTTATTTGTTTGATGAAAGTACCTGCGGCTCACGAATTGAACAGCTTCCATGTAAGTGGCTGGAATGTCTGACCAAGATATTCCAGCGACAAGTGGAAGCCAAGTCGTGGGCAGCAGGTATGTCTAAATTATTTGTCTTCTCGTACTTTTCACATACTAAAAGCTTGATGTTATTTCTTTATGCGGTTGATACCTTACTCCAGACGGCCCTGACGTACCGGGCGTCTGAAAGTAACCATCTCCATCAGACGCCAGGTACGTCAGGGCCGTCTGGAGTTGGTTGAATTGTTTGCTTTCTCGTATGTGTTTTTTGCCTTTTGCCTTTCACTTTTATTTCTTTTTTGGCTCGACTTCTCTTAATTTAAGTATACTAAAAGCTTGATTTTTTCTTTATAGGATTGATATCGTTCCCGGATCCCGCCTACGGGCTGGTTCAGGAAAGAGACATCGCATCCTGAACCAGCCCGTAGGCGGGATCCGGGATGAGATGCTAATTCTTTGCTTTCTCGTACACTTCGACCAAATACTAAAAGCTTGATGTTTTCTTTATTTGCTTGATACATATACAGCAGCTCGTGAGGCGACCCTCCTAAATCGGGTGTCCCCGACTGCTGCGGATTTAGAGTGTCAACGATGAATGGCAGCAGTCGGGTTCCCCGATTGGAGGGACGCCTCACGAGCTGCTGTAGAGGTTGAAACTCTTTGCTTTCTCGTATTTAGTCTTTCTTTCTTTTTTCTTTTTTTTAAGCGGCGATTCCTGCATTCACCTCCATTTCTCTTACAATCGCCTTATATAACTCTGGATGAGTTTTTAAGTTCTTTTGCATACATAATGGAGAGTAGTAATTCTCAATATGCTTTACTTTTTTCTTGTTATAATGGCTGTTACCATATCTGTTATAAATTTTTGTTCCGTCTTTTAATTCAAAGGGTTTGTTACTATTAGGTCTGTAAATCACAACTCCTTCGTCATAAGGTTCGTAACCAATTCCTGCAATATCTTTATGATTTGTCTTGCAAGATTTGATACAATCCATGATGAATTCGTTTATTCTTTTTAAATCTTCTTCACAGTTGACAATTGGAAGAATACTTGTTGCCCAAGAATATTCTCCGTTTCCAATATAAAGGATTCGATTGACTGCGTTGACTGCCCCCTTCATTGAGATTTTTTTCTTAAGAGTAGCTTCTTTTATCTGTTCTCTTAATTTCTCTAATCTCTTTCTTGAAATTGTTATTTTACTTCCTTTTATTGAGAATCCTAAGAACGTAATCCATCCGTTTTCATAAACAGATTCAACCTTCTTCGGATTCAATGTTAATCCAAAACTCATAAGTCTTGCCTTGAGATAGCCCAAAGCATACTCATGATTCTTACAAACAAAGAGAATGTCATCTGAATAACGAACATACTGTCCGTTGCAGATTTTGTTCATTTCTTCATCCATGTCATAAAGAAGCACATCAGCTAACCAAGAAGCTACTGCACAGCCTTGCTTTAAAGACTGATAACGATGAACTAATTCACCATCAATATAACAAGTATCTTGATGATAATATTTCCTTAAGATTGTGATGATACAAGACTTTCCAAATTCCCTTTCGAATCTGTCAAAGATTGCATCAATAAACTCAATAGGTACTGAGTCAAAGTATTTAGAAAGGTCTGCTTTCGCTCCAATCTTTCTTCCTTTTTTAATTTGTCTTCTCTGTTTTCTATTGAGTTCTTCAAATCTTTTTCTTCTGAATATTTTTTTACTGCCGTGAATAATCCATTTAGATACTTTCACGACAATTTTACCAGTTCCAATTCCCTTCTGATAAGACAAGCAATGAGGACTTATCCAACCTCCTGCCTTAAGTGTTATAGTGAACAAAGCATTCGTTATAACACTGAGGAATATTCTGTCTTGTCCAGAATTAATAAACACTTTCCTGAATTCTCCGGGCTTGTCTTTTGGTATCTGTTGTACATCTGGAATACCAATTGTATACTGTTCCAAGACAGCTTTTTCAAAAATCTCTTCCGCTCTGTATTCAGGGTTGGAGATTTTATTTAAGATTCCTTGGGGAATCTCTTTTATAATTGCTCCTGTGCGTAAGGCTTCTTCCCAATAAGAATATTTTTTGCATTCCTCAAGAAGAATATCTGCCATGCTTTCTCACTCCTTTCTTTTGTTTTTTGCTTTGGTTAATTAACTCCACAGAGTACCCAACTTTGTATTTATTTCAGTTGGGTACTCAAGCAATTAATTAAATTGTTTTTTATTCGTCTTCGTCTTCAACCATCGCTTTCAATACATTATACAGTTCTTCCAGTTCCTCTCCTGTGAATCCAATACACTTCACAGGAATCTCTCCCTCTCCGTTGGGGTTTTTCTTCCATGTCTGGAAGTAGTACTTTTCAGCGTTTTCGTTGTACTTTCCGTAAGTCAGGCGAACATCTCCCTTCTTACCGAATCTTGCACATTCTTCTTCCATGTGGTAGACGATATTTCTCTTGTTGTTTTTCTTTTCGGTTGTGTTTGATTTTTTAATAGCCATAGTTTGTTCTCCTTTGCTTTAATTTATTTTTATTATTTTGTAATTTACTTCTGAACCGTTTCCATCAGTAATAAAATCTAATACATTAGGAATGGTTTCAGTCAAATTATTAAATTTCTCTTGAATCAGGTAGTCGAACAATATCTGCCCACCATCTTCTTCATCTACTTTACCTTCGACTATATCTTCAATGAGAGTCGTTTCATTATAGATATAATACATAAGGTAATCAACCATTCCTCTTTCCATGTCTTCCATTAACAAATTACTTCCGTTACCTTCTGCGATGTAGATGAAAATATGTTCGTTTGGAAGATGAATTAATACATCATCAAGAAAAGTCATACTGCATCTCCTTCCAGTTTAAATCTTTGTCTGCTTTGTATTTCAATTCTAACTGCATTACATAAAATCTATAATGCTCATCACTGTTCATTGCCTCGTTTAATTTATCAATAATCACCTTCTCTCTTCTTTCGAACTCGGCAAGGCAATCTTTCTTTTTATTATGCCATGAGGTAACAGCCATGCCAGAAGCAATATCTGTTACTTTATAATGATTATCTACTTTGGCAATTCCGAATCGCCAAGTAGCATCGTTTTCGTCATCTACTTTAAAAACAGTTCCGCTTACCTTGGTGAAATGGTAATTAGAACCAAGGTTTTTGTAAAAACAAGTGATGTAGAAATCACCTTTCTTTTTGTCGTAAATCATATTTTTACTTCCCTTCTACGAAATTCTGTTACCGTTGATTTCGATGCCGCCATACCATGATAAAATATCATCAAATACATCATCGCAACCTTTTGCGTCTTCTGTTTTTATATCTCGAATGATGTTTCCATCTTCGCTGATAATCATCAAAGAGTGGCGAATGTTTTCTATTTCCTTCGTCATCACCGTAAACCTGCTTATTTCTGCCCACCCCCAATAAGCGAAAGAATACTTTCTATCATATAATGTAATTGTAGATATGAATTCGGGGGTTGGCATTGTCCAGTCTAATTCTTTGAAATCTTCAGGTGTTAATACTAACCCGATTATTCCATAGTACATAATTTACCTCCCTTTCAGGAGACCGTCATTAGACGGCCTCCTTCATCATTGCGTATGCCTTGTCAATCAATGCGTTACCGTCAATCGTTTTCATAAAACGATTCTCGGCGAAGTTCTTTGTCTTTCTGAATGGAATGGTATGCGTTGCAAAGTCGCTTACAGCGTTCACGAACCTGTAAGCAGATTTTTCAATGTCTACCAAATCCGGGGCTTCATGATAACGAATCCGTAATTCGTTTCTCATGTCCTCGATTCTGCGAATCTTGGTCTGAGAAGTTTCGGTTTCGCTTAAAGGAATGAGCATGTTAATATACTCATCTACCTTGTCATCAGTTAAAGTCATCAACTTTAACTCGCCGAATTCTTCATGGAGTTCTTCCATATAAGCATCAGCATTAATCAGTGTTCGTTTCGCTTCTTCAAGTTTGCCTTTGATGTCACCGACATGAACACAAGACCATTTACGGTCAGCAGACTTTAAAGCAAGATTAAGTGTATTCTGACATACCACTCTGATAGGAGTGATTGCCACGTTAATAGCTCCCTTACCGTCATGAGAGTTTGTGAATACAAGATATGGTGACACTCTCTCACCTGTAATCAATCTGTCTTCCATCTTAGCAAGCATCCAAATTCGTTTGCCTGAAGCAAGTGAGCCAGCCGTTTCATACTTGACCCCTTCACCAAGAAGAGCATCAGTGAATTCGAATGCTTCGATGTTCTGTACAATTCTGTATCTGTCAGTTACCATTCCAAGTACCTGTCTATCAATGTCTCTGATGTTTGCCTTGAATCCCGGGATTAAAGTTTCGTTGTCAGTATAAACATCTGACTGGATTACCTTCCAGTCAAGACCTGCATAAATGATTGCGTCTTTAGAAGTGGGTGCGTATTCAATACTAGTTCCAAGTCCATGCCATGGTGTTTCTCTTCCTACAAAAAACATACTTTCTACATTAGCTGCCATAATTTTTTTTCTCCTTTACTTTTTTATTTGCTTTTATTTTGCTTGTTTGTTTTGTTGTTGCTATTTAATTAAAACAGATATAAATCAACAGGGAGTGTAATATCTCCTTTTTCGTTCTGAATATAAGCATTAACAATATCAAGAAAAGTATCTCTAATGCCTTCAAAAATATCATTGTCTTTTGCATCTTCCCTTATTTCATCTTCTGGTTCTTCATCAGGCAAGCCTTCAGATAACCACCAGAAAAAGTAATCTGCGTGTTTAAGGTCACGAACAAATTTGTCCATTCCCTTGAGAGATTTGATTCTCTCTTCTACTTTGTCCCAGACTTTAGTTCCCTTGACCGTGTTCCAATTCTTGTGAGTGACTCTCACAGAATCGTAATTACCTGTGAAAAATAATGCTTTTGCTACTTCCTCGGCTTTTGTCTTGGAAGGATATGAACCAAACACTCTTTCTTCAAATGAGTGCTTTGGTTCGTGGGTATAAGTTCTGTTGTTTCCTGCTATCACGTTATATTCTCTTGCCATAATTATTCTCCCTTCTAGGCAGCTTTTGCCTTGATAACTTCAATTAACTCGTGACATTGTTCAAGCCATGTCTTAAATCCAATCTCATCTTTAATGGCTTGAAGCATTTCCTCGTCAGTTTCAATATAATCGCAAACAGTGAACTGCTCGTTGTCTTCTTCTCTGCTTACTGTGATGTAGTCTTCAAATATATTGGTATCACAGTAATAATGTTTTCCTTGCAGTTCTACAAGGTTTGTCTTTGTCAGATAAATGCACTCGTAAAACTCATCCATACTATTAAAGAAATACCATAAATGGTCAGTGTAATTACCTCTGACATCTCCATAGCGATGCACCATCAAAGCAATGATGACACCACCTGAAGTGTTCCATGCCTTAAAATCAAAATGGTTTGATACAGGTGAAGACCAGTTATAGGAGTTATCTCCCTTGTAACAATTCGGAGATTCAATATAACCCTGTTCAACTAAACGATCCAATACTACATCAAACTCCGTTGTTTCCCAATTTGTTTCACTGGGGTCTACTTTAGTGATAGACTCTTTGAACTCGTATTCTTTGAGTTCTGTGAGAAGGTTAATAATATCAATTGTGTAGTTGTCTACATCGCTTGGTAAGGTGGTTGGTTGACCAAAAATCCTTACATTTGCTCCTCTTAAATCTTGGATTTCTTTAATTACTTCCTTTGTTGTAGCCATAATTATTCTCCTTCCTTTGTGACGAGAAGCCAAAGCCCCTCGTCTTTATAGATTCTTTCACGGTATTCATTTGCCTCTTTAAAAGTGGCAAAGTGTAACTCTTCCATGTAGTTACCCAAGTGAACGACATACATTGCTTTATCACTTCCTTTCTTCGCCTTTGATTTTATTTAATTTGCGTTGTACTTTTTCTTTATAGCCTTGAGTTCTGCATTGCTAATTATCTTTGCTCTGTATAACATCTCCGCATAAGGAATAGCCTGACAATTATCTGTATCCAAAAGACTTTGTAAATAATTGATTTCATGCTTTCTCTTTTGTTCTGCTACTTGCTTTTTCTTTTCTCTCGTTCTCTTTTTCCCTGTATCGTAATCAAGGGAAGCCGCAAAGTACATTGCAGAATGTGGCGATGGATTTAATTCCTCGCTTAGTTCAAGCTTTCCCTTGACTTCGTAGATGGAGACATCAGATAACCTGTCTCCTGAACAATCGCAAGCCCACCGAAAAGCCTTGAATTTGGCTTCCGTGTAGTTTGCGGCTTCGATTTCGGTATTTGCGGAATAAGGAAAAGAATTCATTATTAATAAATATTTTTTCATGATGTATCATCCTTTCTCTTGTTTTTATTTGCTTAATTAACAGTTACTGATGTACCCAACATTTAATTGTTGGGTACACGGATAACGGTTAATTAGTTTCTGTTGTTTCTGTGTTTGTTACTCATCCGATGTTCATTAACTCACCTACTTTCTTTACCTCGTTTGCCTCGTTTGCCTCGACTTTCGCTTTCTGTTCTCTTTTCCAGTTTGCAAATTCCCTTGCAGGAAGTACACATACTTCTTCGGGATATCCTTTTTTCTTTCTGTTATAATATGTAGATGACCCTTTTGCAGGAGCGGATTTTCCATAACCACCTGAACGAACAGGTGTAGTCAGTGCGTCTTTAAGATTCCATTTGAGTATGTGTATTCTACCCTTAAATGTTGTTACCTTAATTCCGTACCAATCACACATATCTGTGATAGTAGCAAACCAATTCCCTTCATGGTCTTGGATTGCTTTTGCGTTAGAGTAACTTAAGATGTTTCTAACCCCGGTTCCGTTGGGGTCGGCGATTATCTTACCGTTAGTGGCGATTGCCATAGCTGACAGGAAGTTATGCACCTCAATATGTCTCTTGAAATCGTTATCTTCCTTCTCTGCGGTTTCCTGTAAATCATCGTTTACCTCATGCAGTTCCCTTGTAAGGGTTGCAATCTGCTGTTCAATTTCAAACTTCCTTGTTCTCAGCCGTGGTGCTTTCTCTCCCTTTCTGCGTGGGAATGTATCCATAGTTGCGGGTGTGAAGTTCATGTTCATAGCTGTTGTGTTCATCATAATTTTTATTCCTCTCTTTCTTTTATATGGGTTATTTATTTTTTAATTTAGTTTTATATTTTACCTTTGGCTTGCAAGATAAATAGCTTTGTTTGGCATTATGCTAATTCTTTCTAGCTCTTTTATAAGAGCGTGAAATTCTTTTGTGTTGTGTTTATTTTCTTTTAACAAAAGACTTAGAGAATTGAGATAATCATTTCTCAATTCTCTAAGCGATTTCGATGTCATATTATTTACCTCCTTTTTGTTCGTGTATAGGAACTGCACTTCCTAACTCAACATGTACTTCTTTTTGAATCGTACTAAGAGTTTCTAGCATTTCGCAAGTTTCTTCACTACTTATGTTATTGTCTGCACCATACTGATCTATTAAGTTCCCTAAAAACATTAAAAAACCATCTTTAGAAAAAAATTTAATTTCTGTATAAAAATCAGAAAACATTAAATTTTCTGCTTTTATTATTTCAGACATCATTTTAAAATCTAACATATTTTATCTTCCTTTCTATTTTTCTATAGTGTTAAGAACAGCCCAAGCTGTAGCAACCAATACCACAGCGATTCCCAAAGGAATTCCCTTACTTCCATAGCAGAGAGGGATAAGCATCCCTCCTACTATTGAAAGGCAGATTGACAGTGTTTCTAGAATCTGTGCTGGCTTACTCTGTTTTTTCATTTTTATTTCCTTTCTTGTTCTATTTCTTTAATACCTTCTTCGAACATTTCTTGGTCTTTGTCAGACCATTTACGAATACCTTTTGCGTATTCTTCTGCTCGAATTTCTTTATATTCCAATTCAGGTTCAAGAGGATAAGCAATCACACCTTTAGCAAAATAGTAATCTCTTTTCTCTTGGAAAGACGAATTAGCATTAATAGAAGTTGAAGATACAAGTTTATAAGCTACTTCTTTACGTTTCTCTTTTAATTTTTTATCCTGAGATTCAGGGAATTGTGTAAAAGAACGAAGTAAAGAAGTATCTAAATCTATTATATTTTCTTTATTTTTTATTTCTTTCTCTTCTTCACCCCCTTGCGAAGCACCAAAGGACATATTATACTTGTTAGACAATTTTGGTAGTGACGGACAATTCTGTCGGACGAAATTGTCTACCCTAGACAATTCTGTCGGACAGTTTTGTCTACCCCCGACAATATTGTCGGACGAAATTGTCGGACGAAATTGTCTACCCCCGACAATATTGTCTACCCCCCTAGACAATTCTGTCGGACGAAATTGTCTACCCCCGACAATATTGTCTACCCCCTCATTTAGCTTGGAGAGGTTAGGACGTATAATTCTGTCTTTCGTGTCTGCACCTTCACGGCGATAACTCATTTTTAACAGTTCCTTTGTTTCAAGGTCTGTTAAATAACGAGTTATATTACGTTCGCTTACACAAAGGATTCGTGCCAAGTATCCGTTGCTAGGACAGCAGAATCCTTTCCTTTCTGACATGGCAAGGAGTTTTGCGAAAAGCATTATTTCCTTGCCATTTGTTATTTTGATTTCATTTAATGCATGGATTAATTCTGTGTCGATTAAAATGAAATCAGTGTTTTCATTTGCGTTTGCATTTGTATTATTATCCATAATTATCCCCCTAGTATTTTGCTTGATTTAATTTAATTAGTTACGGATTTTACCACAACTATTTAATTTTGTCAAGTAAAGCTAGGGATAAGAATCATCTCCCTTCTTCTCTTGCTTTGGCTCTTTCTCTGAGCCAGTTGTTGAACATTTCCTTTGCCTGCTCGTCATTACAAGCGGGCAATTGTTTTTCAAAGTAACCATCAATGAGGATATAGTATCCCCATTTATCTGTAGCTAAAGAGGCGAAACATTTTCTTGCCAGTTCTTTCATGTTCTCATCTCCTTTTCTTTCCTTGTTTGCCTTGTTAACAGTTATTGATACACCCAACCATCGAATATTAATTCCGTTGGTTTCGGGGTTGGGTGTACGGATAACTATTAACGATATTCATCGAGTTTAATGAGAAATTCTGTATCAAGTTCTCTTAAGAGAGAGCCTAAATAACGATTCGAAGACAGATTTCTAGTTACCTCGAACAAAGGAATTATTTCGTTTCTCTTTGTTTCGGTATAGAAGATATACATTTCCTCATGATGTAAAGAATCGTATTCTTCTCTTACAAAGATTCCACCTTTCATTTCTGTAATATCAAACCAAGCAGGAATCCTTTCTGTAGCTACATTTACTTCATAACCATATTCTTCAGAAATAACCTTGACTACTTCAAACAAAGGTTTTACTTTGTCTTCCTTCTTTTTCATGGCATAAATAAGACTATGAAGAGAAACATATTCGGAATCATAGTCGTCTTCGCTAAAAGGGTCATAGTCATCATCATCGGTTATTGTCATTAAATCTAATAACTGATTTCTGTTGGTGCAAAATTTAAAACGGTCTTTGTAAACTGAATATCCTTTAGCTTTAAGTTGTAGATATTCGTCTACGAGTTCTTCAAGAGAGACATCGTTGATGTCTTCATAATATTCTTCAAGGAATTCTTTTTCTCTTGCTTCATCTTCTACAAGGGAATCGAAATACTTTTTCAGTTCCCTTGCAGAAACTTTGTTCTGTTCCATTCCCTTGTTAGTGTCAGGATACCATTCCTTATGGAATGTTTTGTTATGTTCACTCCATCTACTGGAAAGAACACAACGAGTTCCTGCGTTCTCGGGTCTCTTGGCAAGATATAAAGAAGACTTGCCTTTGGTTTTATTGAGTTTTTTATTTCTCTTCTTTGCGTTCTGTTTTCCGTGATGCCTGTTTCTGCTATCACTTCTATCTTTCACAGTAAAAGTGTTTGCCTCAATCCAAGCGTTTTCACGTTCAAGTTTAGCAAAAGCTTTTTTCACGATGTCGTTTTCTGTCAGTTTTACTTCTCTTTCGGGAAGTCCTAAATCTTTTCTTAATTTAGACTCTCCGAATTTAGAGAACTGAGAATCAATCTTTTCCATAAAAACTTCTTTTGCAAAATCACTCATTTTTATCTCCCTTCTGTTTTTGCTTTTTATTTTTATTTGCCTTGGTGGGCAGAGGTCGCCTGTTACCTTAAAGGCATATTAAGCTCACATCTCAGCAAACAAGACAAACGATTTAACCAACCATTTTCATTTGCCTTGTTTGCTGAGGATGGGTTTAATGGGAACAAGGATTTAAGGGGGTGGACTATTCAGAAAATCATTTTTTTTAAAAATTTTGAGAATGAATTTCGGCCAGTCTATTTAATAAGCAAGAATAGATAAAGAAGCTTTAATAATAAAAATTTATTGTTAAATCTTCTTTTTTAGTTTCTTTATAATATTTGATTTTTTCAATGATTTCTTTTATATTCATCATCTCATAGTTTCCATCACAGAAATCACAATGACCTTTTTCGTTTAATTCTCCGAAGCCCCCACAGCAAGGGCAGAAGGAAAAATCCGCAGAGGTATCGTATGATACTCTATATTTACCGCCTTTACATCTCTTAAAGATGGTGTAATCAATGTAATGACCTCCATTATTATGAAGACCGTTAATGTAATCTGTCCTGTCTTCCACTATAATTTTTACTGGCTGTTTCATAATATATCCTCCTTCTTAATAAAATGAAAAGAGGAACAATGTTTGATTGTTTTAAATCGAATCAAATCATTGTTCCTTAGGTTACTAATCACTTATCCAGTCAGGGACATCCCAATCATCCATTCCTGCATAAGTAATATCAGTGCTTTTAAGCATTTTGTCTAATGTCTTATAGGCAAAAGTGTTTTGATGATTCCAGTAGGATTTATGCACGGTAAACGCATCTACTACGCATACTACTTTATCACCTTGCCTCTCATATCCTCCACTTTCGAGGATACGCATAAAGATGTATGCTTGTCGTTGTTTTTTGGGTGTAAGATACCAATCTTTCGCCCAAATATCGACAAACACACTCTTACCATCTGAAGTCATGACTTATCACCTCCTTCATAATGGTTAAAACGAATGTCAGGTTTCGAACCTGATGCCTAACCTTAAGGATTAGTTGGGGTCACCAAACATAATACAAAATACCACATATTGGCAGAAAATGCTATCAATATGCGGTATTAACATATTATGTGCTTGCCGTGGATAGTATCTTTACTGTGTACTATCCCATTCGTTAACTGATAAGTTGATATTATCCCCTAAGATATTTATAGACTTGTGGTGCTGATATTTTAAGCGTCCAAGTCTTTGTAACACATGACAGCCCTCTCAATACTACAGTCATTAAACAGACGTCATGCATGGACTTTCACCATAGGATTCAGAGTAATAGATAATTATATCATTATACTCCACTTTTCCCGTCATAAGCGTTACCTCATGATATACCGCATCCACCATTGCAGTACGTTCTTTTCACCTGAGTAGCTTCCTCACCCTGACGTTTTGATTCCGCTCTAATCGACTCTGACCCACCTCACCACAAGGTAGTCTCCTCCGAAAAACGGGTGGTTGGGATTGTACTTAGGTCATAGCTAGAATATAATCCTAGTCATAACAGTACATTCCTCGGATAATCCCCTGCGACTTAACGCAAACATTCCTCATCGACCATACGCAAGGTCATTCGGAGCTTTCAAAACATAATGCTCGTATACTAAGAGTTTTCAAGGCTCATGCGGTATACAACATCGCAGATTTACTCACAACCTACTAGTCCTGTTTCAGCCTCAGAATATTCCTGATGTTTTTCACCAGTGTTATCTAGGGACTTCTCCACAGTATCTACGAATTTCACGTAGACCCTCAGGAATCCTATTTGTTCCAAGATACGTGTTTCTGGCGGTAAAATATACCTATAGTTCTGCAAAGCAGTCCTATGGCGTTTTATATTGATGCATCGTTGCGATTGTCCACTATGGCTTAACAGAGTATTCCACGTTGCGGATTTTCACGGTACAATACACCCCTACAAGACGCTATGTCTAGCCAAAGCCAGTCATGCCCGCTTGGTGTACACAATATCTCCCCATACGTCTCCCCATGCTTCACGGAGTCCAGTGTTAATGGGCTACCAGTGCCGTCTACCGTAGACGGTGAGTCTCTCACATGCGTATGGTATTGTCAAGGTACGAACTTAGCCTAGTATCTCAAGATAAACTTCTACCCAGTTTGGTAGGGAGTCCTAGATTCCACAATCCTATATGAGTGCGTTAACACGGTGGTCGTAACCAGAATCACTCACTTGGTGCCACAGTTCGTACCATATATTAGTCGTAACCAGAATCACTCACTTGGTGCCACAGTTCGTACTAATCTTACACTCGGAGATGTATCCCCAAGGACATAGTATATCCCATGATATTCAGCTAAAACTCAACTGTGGTCAGTTGATACGAGCCGTTGGGAGTCGAACCCATATAGCCACCTATTGGCACGGTCGCAGACTAGGGATTGTGGGTCTATGGTATTGTTATAGTTGTGGGTCTGGTGTATAGTCCTACTTCGCCTTCTTCTCCCACTTCTTCACCTTAAAGGTGAACTTACGTGGTGTGATAGCCTTGGCTTCAATCATGAAGTCAATGGCATCACGGAGTAAGCCGTCTCTCCATGTAGCATAAGTCTGAGCTGTCCGCAGGATACCTCTCTGATACCTCTGCTTGCGTGTAGAGTTCTTCTTGCCCATGAAAGCTACAAGTGCCTGCACGGTCTCGATGTGTGCTTCTACACCGTTCTGCTCAAGCCAGTTTGCCAGTGCGACTACCAGTTTGGTGCTGTCCAAGCTATCAATGTACTCCACGTAGGCGTTATACATCTCACGGTTCACCAGTGCCTGTCCGTCTTTCAAGCGGTCATTCTTCACCTTTTGAGCGGCCTGTTTAGCGGTCTTGTACTCCTCGATGTCCGCATAGAGCTTGGTATTTTCTTTCCGCAAGTCCAGTATGGTCGCATTCCTCACGATAGTCTTCTTCTCCTCGAGTTTGGCGATGTCGGCGTTATTCTGCTCAATCATGCCCTTGCGGTTCGCAATGGAGTTGTTGATTTCATTCAGGGTATCATCCAGCTCCAGAATGGCATTGGCATATTTGCCGAGGGTTACACAGAACCCCTTTGCATCCTTACGGTTGAAGTCACACTTGCCAGTCTTGATTTCGCTAATTGTTGTGTATGTTGTCATAATAATCCTCCTATTCTGGGGGCATCCCCCTATGCATATTGTGTGTTTTATTATGACCCACAATCCCTCAATGGTCGTTTGAGTACCCGACAGTAGAAACTTTAGTTAAAGTTAAAAATCTTATCAGCTTCCTTTAATTCATTGATATACTCATCAACAATTTTTTCACTCGCAATTGCCAAAAGACGGTTTTTAAGTTTAACGTAATCCGTTGGCTCTCCCTCGTGTTCGCAAGCGTGTTCTAATATGATAGCATCCATTTCCCATGTAGTCATTTCAATCCCCCCCTAAAAAATCGGTCGGGTGCTCAAATGACCATTGAGTCCTAGCCCGTATGAAATTACCAAGGTACAAGGCGACCGTTTCGGTCTTGGTTTTCAGTTTCGGTCGAAAGGCTGTTGTCTTTCGACTTGACCCTCTTATACACGATATAAATGAAAAGGCAAATCTTTTTTGAAAGCCTCAAAACCCGCATAAACAGTGGCTCTTTAAGGTAAAACAAACTATAATTTGTTTGACTTTAGAGGGGGCTGCTTTCAACCCCGAAAGACCCTTTAAACAAGCCACTCTTGGGATGCGGTCTGCTTCTACACTGACTAAAAAATCAATTCGCAATATTAATCGTTTTTTAACCAATCTCATCTTAAAATTCTTAATCTTTACCCTCATCCATAACTTATCCACAATTTATCCACAATTCCACCAACTCCCCATCTCCCCACCGCACTTGACAAAAATCGATTTTTGTGGTATACTATCCACAACGTCAAACTACGACTATTTAATTTCGTTCGTTTGCTACGTTCCCAAACCACACCAACCCACACCAACCACACCACGAAAGGAAGGTGACATTCCAATGTCCAACGCAACCCTTAGACTTATAACCCAGCCATCGGATACCCTTCATTTAATGGATATCCCCTATGACACAACCTATGTAGCCATTAGACCCCGTTATGAAGACCCAGTAGAAGACTCTGAAACAGATTCCACCACAGATTCCACACCAACCCTTACCCACTACGAAATCCAAGTCGGGCCACCAACTGACTTTACTAAAATCTGGGTTATGGCTACTTACTCCTCTCTTGAAATAGCTACTTATGCTTTTGACTTAATGTTACAAACCGCTTTTAATAATGAAGAAATGTTTTTTCAGTTTCCGACTGAAGACGCTATTTTAGAATTTATTGAAGCAGAACAGGAACTAGAACAGGAATCAGAACAGGAACAGAAGCTGGAACAAAAGCAAGCTAACAAATACCTTAATTAAATAACAGCCGGGGGGGTTATTAAAAACTTCATCGAGAATTACTTTGTTAATTGCATCTTTACCTTATATAAAAGGAGAAAAAATGTCTCAAACTCAAACAAAAACTCAAACAAAAACTCAAACAAAAACTCAGACCCAAACAACAGAACAACTAACAGAACAATTAACCACACCACTACTAACCAAAAACCAAACCCTTTACTTCGCACGAATCCTACCACCATCATTCAACCTCTACGAACTTAAAATTCGCACCGTAGCAGATACTTATTTCGTAGGAACAGACAAACGAACCAAACACGCTTTCTTATTCTCTTATCATGATATAGGTAAATCCGTATTTCTAAATCGTTCTGATGCTTTGGAATTGGTTAAGAAAGCCGAAGCTAGATATAAGGAAGAACATAAGGACGATGTCGTTAATGATGAAGAAGAATGGCTTTGAACGGCTTTAATTCTTTTCTTGTTAATTTATAACTAATTAAATTAAATATCAATCAATTATTTACATTATTTACATTATTTATATTATTTATTAAAAGGAGAAATTCACATGATTATTGAGAACAAAAAAATTTACAAATCCGATGACGGAAAAGAATTCAACACAGAAGAAGCTTGCTTATATTATGAAAAGACACTTGCCGAAAAACGTAAAGCAGAACGTGAACGTAAACTCAAGGCAGAGAAAAAACAGAAAGACTACGAGGCTATTGTAGACTCTATCAAGAAATTCAACAAAGAATACAACACAAATCATCGCCTTTGGATTGATGATACAGCTGCTACTGCTACAGAACTGTTTGATTTGTTATTTAAATAAAGAAATAAGAAAAAGGAGAATTCACATGATTAACATACTTAAAATGCCAAAACCCGACTATCGACATAAAACTGATACGACATACACAAAACCAATTAACCGAGAAGTGACCTGTGATGAGTGTGAAGCCATTCTCTCCTACGAATCCATCGCTGACACTCATGTCGGAGAATTCGGAGCGAGATATATCACCTGTCCTTACTGTGACAACGAAATCTTAACAGAAGAAGAAGGCATTACTGTCACCGTAGACAATTTGGAAGAAGAATATTTCACTGACTTTACCAAAGGTGTAGAGATTGACTTTGACAAGGTAAAAAAGTGGATTGAAATTGCGGTAAAATACCTTGAACAAAACCATGATGAAAGCTATTACTTCTCTTCTTCTGGAAACACTTTTGTTTGCGTATTTCGTGGCGATGGAGATGAATGCGATTATTTCGTGCTTTGGTGTCCTTATGGTTACAAAGAAGTCGAGTTAAAACAGAGATTTTAGTAGGTAAATTATGAACATTGTATTTTATTTTATTGTAATTTTAATTGCTATCTTGTTGTGGGCATTGCTAGGTTTTGTATTCATTCCATTGGGCAAGTTCCTTTATAAACTAATCAAAGACCCAGTGGACATCATGATGCAAAATAGTGAAGACAACAAGGATAACGAAAATAAATAAATAAAAACAAATAAAAACAAACAAAATAATAAAAAAAAATAAGGAGAATAATAAATGAAAAAAGGATTAATCGGTGGAATTAGTTTAGCGGTCATCATTCTTTTTACTCTCATCAGCTTAATCATTTGCACAGAGAGAATCCCAGTAGGATACGTTGGCGTTGTTTACAGCATGTCAGGCGGTGTCAAAGATGAAACCTTATCTCAGGGATGGCATATCATTAGCCCAACTAAGAAGATTAAGTTATTCACTATCAGCAACGAACAGTTACTCTTAACCAAAGACAAGAGAGAAGGCAGTGATTCAGACGAATCATTTAGAGTATCTACTTCTGATGACGCATCACTTGCCATCTCTTTTCAGATGTCCTACAGATTTAATCCAGCTAAAGTCGTAAATACTTATAAGCGATTCAAAGGAATGGACGGCGAAGACATTGTCAATCAGCGTGTAAGAACTGTTCTTAAATCTAAGATTTCTGAAATCACTACTAACTATTCTCTTATGGACATTTACTCAGGCAATCGAGCCGAAATTAACGATAAAATTACGGAATACTTAGACAAGGAATTTGACGAGGAATTTGGAATCGAAGTGATTGATGCTTCTATTATTGATGCTCATCCCGACAAACAGCTCAAGAAAGCAATTAACAACAGAATTGAAGCACTTCAGAAGAAACAGCAAGCACAGGCAGAGCAGGAAACTGCAAAGGTTGAAGCAGGAACTAAATTGATTCAGGCACAGAATGAGGCAGATATTAAAATTACAAAAGCAAAAGCCGAAGCTGAAGCAAATACTATTATCTCCGCTTCTATTACTAATGAATTAATTAAGATGACTGAGGCAGAAGCTAGAAAGAAGCATGGATGGGTTACCACACAGGGTGTCAGTGCTGTTGTGACAGATAAATAGGAGGAAATAAGGAGAGTAAATGAGTTGGTTTTATAAGGTAGAACCAAAATATAAAAAATGCACAAAAGAGGAACTGATAGAATATTTAAGAAAATATCCTAGAACATTTCATAGTGATGTTTTTATGGGTTGTGTTTCTTATTATGATTTTTCAACAGCTCCCTATTGGCCTGAAGCCTTAATGATTGCACAGTACAGCATAGAATATGGAGAATCTGATTGGAGAATATGTACAAATGCAGAAGAGGTATTTGATTCACGCATCGCCAATCGATGGGAAAAGTATGAAAATGGAAAATGGATTAAAACTATTGATGGAAAGGAAATAAAGGAATAAATAAATGAGTTATTGTGCTTACATCACGACAATAAATAGCATCAGTAAGCACCCTAATGCCGACCGTCTTCAGATAGTAGAAGTATTTGGTCTTCATGTTATTGTTGATAATTCTTACTACAAAGGACAAAGAGTTGTTTACTTCCCTGTTGATGGTCAGCTAGATTTAGGTTTTGCTGATGAAAATAATTTGATTAGAAAAAAAGATGAAAATGGTAATAATATTGGCGGTTACATGGATGCTAATAAAAGAAATATTACTGCCATTAAATTACGAGGAGAAAAGTCAGAAGGATTATTACTTCCTATTGAATCTCTGTCTAAATATACTGATATCACTAAATTAAATGATGGTGATACAATTACCATCTTGGGTGACGTTGAAATATGTAAGAAATATATCCCAAGAACGAATAGAAGAATAAGAAATGGTAACAACAATCGCAAAAATAAGAAACACCATGTAGATGTAGCTCCATTATTTGAGCGTCATGTTGAAACAGAACAGCTTGCATATCATTTGAGTGATTTTTATGTTGGTGACCAAATTCAGATTACGCTTAAAATGCATGGTACATCACAAAGGACTGGCTATCTTCCTGTGCTACAGGGGTATAAAAGAACTATTCTTGATAAGCTGTTCCGTAGAGAAGGTAAGCCAATTTATGAATATGGGTATGTTCATGGAACAAGACGTACTGTATTAGACAATTTTGATAACGGGTATTATGGTAATGATTCGTTCCGCAAGCCTTCGGCAGAATTCTTCGAAGGAAAGCTTCATAAAGGTGAAACTGTTTATTATGAAGTAGTTGGTTATGTTAATGAAACTACGCCAATTATGCCGTCTGGAAACAATAAGAAAGTTGGAAAAGATTTTGTCAAACAATATGGTGATACCACTACATTTAATTATAGTTGTGGTAAAGGACAATCTGATTTTTATGTGTATAGGATGACAATGACTAACGAAGATGGAGATGTTTTTGAATACTCTCCTCACCAAATTAAATACCGTTGCGAACAAATGGGTTGTAAATATGTCCCAGTCTTTATGGAATCTTTTATTCCAAATGGTACAATTGTTAGTGCTGGTGAATGGGTAAAACGATGTGCTGAAGAGTATTATGACGGAGCAGACCCAATAGGTAAAAATCACATTAGAGAAGGTGTTGTCATAAGAATTGTTAACTGCCCCAAGTTTACGGCATATAAACACAAGAATTTCAATTTTAAATTATTGGCTGGAATTATTACGGACAACTTGAAGGATTCGCAGATTGAGAAAATGTCAGAAGATTTGTTAAGTGAAATTTAAAATAAAATTTAATAAAGAAAAGAGATTTAAAATGATTAAATTAATTATTGTATTTATTATTGGTTCGTTTTGTGGAGTATTTTTAATCGCCCTTTGTTACAACAGTAAAGTAAGCGAAGAAATCTACGCTGATGTAATAAGTAAATTGGAATCAGAAAATAATGATTTAAATAAGGAGAATTCTAATGAATAAAAAAAGACAGAAATTATTTAATGTTCACATCGTAACTCCCAGTCACCCCGCTTTTGAAAAAGCCGAAAAACATCTTGTTGATTATCACACTCATGGCTTGGAAAAATTAGGTTTAAAAAATGTATGTATGTTTTATGATTGTGGAAACGATGATTTAAAAGTCTCTTCTTATGGAACAACAAGAAATACTGTTTCACGCAAAAGTGTTGAATTATTTTATGATGTCATTGACATGATGATAGATGGAGAAAAATTTGAACCGTACCATGTTCATTTTTTAGACGACCCTATAGATGGCACTTACAAGAGGTTTTGGCTCATTGAAAACGAAGATAGTGACAGCAACGAGATACGATTAAGAATTATGCCTTTATCTGATGATGTTAATGATTTTGTACCTTATGAAATTACAGAAATTGAAAAAGTAATTACTATTTATGAATCTTGGATTGATGGTGTAGGTATAATCCCCGAAGGTTTAACTAAACAGGATATTGTTGAAAGAATTGAAGAATTAACTAATAGAACACCTGATGCCTTACTTGAATACATTAGCTTTCTTAAGTTTATTGAAATGGGAAACGCAATTTAAATTTGATTATTAAAAACTAAAAACTAAAAAAACTGAATAAGTTAAACGAGGTAAACAAATGAAAATAAGAACAATCTACATCGCCAATGACGGCGAAGAATTCGACTCAAAAGAGGAATGTAAAGCTCATGAGGAACTCATTGCTCCACCAAGCAGTGAGTCTCTCTTCATGGCAGATAAAGACCTTAATGTAGTTAAAAACACCGGGAATAATGTAGAATCTAAAGCTTATTATATCCAAATAAAAGACCAAAAAGCTATTGATTGGTTGGCTTGGGTAAGTGAAGAATGGGGCTGCTCTGTTCCTAATAAAATCGGTTGTTTTTATTATGTCGATGGATGGTCTGAGGACGGCTGGAATGACATTCAAGAAAAATTCGATGCTGTAAATAAAATCAAAGAAATATTTAAACTGAAGAACAAATGAAAGGTTATAACAAATGAAAGGTTATAAAGTATTTAACTCCGACTGGACTTGTCGAGGATTTCAATACGAAGTTGGAAAAACATATGAAATGTATGAAACACCAATAATATGTGAAAAAGGTTTTCATTTTTGTACAGAATTAAAGAACTGTTTTAATTATTATCCATTTCGTTTTCTTAAAATAAAGATTGCAGAAGTAGAAGCACTTGGCGATTGTTATAATAAAGATGGTGAAAAATACTGTACAAATAAAATCAAAATTATTCGAGAGATTCCTATTAATAATTTAGAACTAGTTGTTGAACATAAAGTTTTGAGAATGTTTAGTCTAATAGAATATAATGTCGGAGAAATTGTTGATAGTTCTTGTAAAAATATTGTCTATTCTGATTTTCCAATGCTTGAAGAAAGGGTAACAGTATTGTCTAAATTGCGTTACCCTAATTACCATTGGATGTATAAAGTACAAGCTTATGTAATTACAGATGTAAAAATTAAAGAGGAGAACGAGGATGAAGGGATATAAGGTATTCAATTCTGATTGGACTTGTCGAGGTTTTCAGTATGAAGTTGGCAAGACATATGAAATGAATAAAATGCCAGTAATCTGCGAATGCGGCTTTCATTTTTGCACAGACCCAAAAGACTGCTTCAGATATTATCAATTTTGGGACGATGTTAAAATTGCCGAGATTGAAGCACTAGGCGACATCGACAGAGAACACATGAGCGGTAAATATTGCACGAACAAAATAAAAATAATAAGGGAATTATCTTTAAAAGATGCAAAAATAGAGACTGAAACTATAAGAGTAAATCCAATACTTTTTTTAGTCAATTATAATATAATTTTACATCCACCATTGGCTTGTCCAGCAAAACTAGAAGAACATACTTTTATAAATCCAAAAGATGTCAGTTATGTAAAACTAGAAGTAATCAAATCTATTACTTTTTCGGAGGAAGAATAAATGGCATTTAATGACGAACTTGGCAACAGAATGAAACAAAATTATGAAACAATTTCTAAAACAAGATTAATTCGTAGAACACCAGTAGCCATTCGCATTGATGGTAAAGCTTTTCACACTTTTACTAGAGGTTTTAAAAAGCCATTTGATGATATTCTTATCAAATCAATGCAAGAGACCATGAAATATCTTTGTGAGAATATTCAAGGCTGTGTACTTGGTTATACACAGTCAGATGAGATTACATTAATTCTACAGGACTACAAAACTTTTGAGACTCAAGCTTGGTTTGATTATGAAGTCCAGAAGATGTGCAGCGTTTCGGCATCAATGGCAACGATGGTTTTTAACAAAAAGTTTAAAGAGATGGCTTATTGTTTTGTTGATGAAAATGAAGATAATGATAGTATTTGTAATTACTGTGACACTTTAATGAAAGCCGTAGAAAAAGGAGCAATGTTTGACTCTCGCTGTTTCAACATTCCTAAAGAAGAGGTAACCAATCTACTATTTTGGCGACAGCTTGACGCATCCCGAAATTCCGTTCAGATGGTTGGTCGTGCTAATTTTTCTCATAAAGAATTACATGGTAAAAACTCCTCTCAGATTGATGAGATGTTATTAGCAAAAGGAATTGATTTTCATACATACCCTACACATCAAAAACGTGGTTCTTGTTGTATTAAAGATAAAGATGGACATTGGTTTGTTGATAATGAGATTCCTATGTTTAAAGGCGAAGGTAGAGAATATATTGAGAAATTGATTAATTGTGAGGAGGTAACAGCATGAAAACCCTGTTAAATGAGAACACGCCAGAATTTCAGAAGATTTACAAAGAGTGGCAAGAATATGTTACACATATAAAAACTATTGAAGAATTTAATGATTTCTTTAATGATTTAATGAATAATTATTATTTTGATTACGGAACGCAATGTAGAGCAATAGGATTATTAGCTGCAGCTGCCGCTTGGCTTGGTGCTAATACTGAACTTATCACTGGGTTTCAAGCAAGTTGTGCAATGTGGGAATTCATTCGGAATTGGATTTATATAGATAACAAAACAGGATTAAAAATGGTGGATTATGACAATATGCTTTACCCTCAATACGAATATAAATTTGACAAAACAATATCCCCTGAAACTTGGAGTGCCTTACAGAACGAAGCCAGCAGAAAACTTCAAGAATCAAGTGGGTTTGTTCATCCAGATGTTGAGGAGCATTGGAAAAGCATTGTTGATGGAAAAGTGCCTTTTGGTTACAAAGTAAAAAATGAGGAGAATTGATATGGCTAAATTCAGAGAAACACCTTGTATCTATTACATTTGCAAAGGCGAATGCGAAAAGAACCGTGACGCATCTTACAAAGGTTACTGTCAGAAGTGCGACAAGTATACTCCCAGAGCTAAGATGAAACATAAAAACCGTAAGAAAGAATATAACGAGAAACAGCGAGGTAATATTAATGGAAAGGATTATTAAGTATATTGCTTCTGATGGTAAAGAATTTAGTGACGCAAATGAATGTATGAATTATGACATTAATCTTTTTAAACCAAATGAAGATGAGTTGGTTTTATTAGATGTATCTGCAAATGTTCTTCCTATATCTTTCCAAAACGTCTGTGACTGTGAGTATATGTCGATTAAAAGCCACAAGGCTTTGAAATATGTAGAAATGATTGGCGAAGAGTATGGTTTTGCCGTGCCAGATAAATGCGGTAACTTTTTTTGTGATGACACATCGCCTAGCTGGTGGTCTGATGTTAAAAAAATATTTGACGATGCTTTAAAAATTGCAAAGGCTTTTGGGGTAAAGATTAATGAAGAAAAGTAGAAAATCAAGGTACGCTACGAAAGAAGAAGTTAGAGAAGTTATCAAGAAATGGGAAAAATCTGATAAGAAGATGAGTGATAAAGATATATCCATACTTGTTTACTGTGCCAAGGGTTGGTATGCAGACAGAGAATATTCATCTTGGGATTCTGGAGATGATGGAGCTTTCACAGGTTAGGGGGATATATGAATATAAAACCAAAATTAATCATGCTATGCGGATTAAGCGGTAGTGGCAAATCAACCTATGCTAGAGATTTAATAAAACGTAAAAAACCCAACGATGATTCGGATGATGCAAATAACACTTTCCTCTTCTCTTCTGATGATTTGAGACAGGAATTATTTGGTGATGTCAATGACCAATCACATAATCAGGAATTGTTTCAAGAGCTTCGTCGCAGAATTAAAGATTGTCTCAGAAAAGGCAACAATGCAATATATGACGCAACCAATATTAAGTCAAAACTAAGAATTGCTTTCTTGAATGAGTTAAAAAACATTGATTGCTTCAAGTCTTGTCACATCATTTACCGTCCTTATAATGAGTGTTTACTAATGAATCGTGGTCGAACAAGAAGTGTGCCAGACTATGTAATCACAAGACAGTATATGAATTGGTACACGCCTTGGTATTTCGAAGGCTGGGATGAAATCAAATGGATAGGTGATGATACGTTTTCTTGTTACTTTGCAAATGAGATAGCAAAATATAATAATTTTTTACAGCATAATCATCATCATGAATTGACACTTGGACAGCATTGTTTTGAAGCCAAAGAAATAGTTGCGATGAATGTAGAAGATAATTTAAACTTGACAATTGCTGCTTGGTTACATGATATTGGCAAACCTTTTACGAAAACTTTCAAAGATTCTAAAGGCAATCCAACTAAGGATGCCCATTATTACCAGCATCATTGTGTAGGTGCTTATGATGCACTTGGATTGTATTATGGAAGAAATCCAGAAGTTAACAAAATAAAGATATCTGCTTATATCACATACCACATGCATCCTTATTTTTGGAAAAATCCAAAGACAGAAGCAAGATATAGAAAACGATGGGGTAATGAATTTTTTAATGACATCATGTTGTTGCACGAAGCAGATAAATTGGCACATTAGGAGGAGTTATGAGTAATTTTGTTACTGTCTACAAGTGTCCTTTTAAAGAAGAATGCACAGAGGTGTATACACTTAGGTATTTTGGTGATAATTGTGTTAGAAATAGATGTTGTTGCATATTGGAGGTTGACTTAGACCATGAAAACCGTCCAAAAACGGCAGAAAATTTTTTAAAAAGTGTACTAGAGTATTATGGCGACAATTTGACCAAAGACGAGAAAAACTACATAGAATACTGCGTACATAAATTCTATAAAAATCTAAAAGGAGAAAACATGAATAATAAAAAGAAAATCACCTTTACAATAGAAGCTGACGATTTTGATTCGGTTGATAGCATCGAGGTTAATTTCAAAGACAAAAACAGCTATGACCATTTAACTACAAAAACAACTTACGATGAGAATGGCAGACCTGTTCGCATGGTAAGTGAATACGCAAACGAGGAGTAAATATGAGCAACAAAATTATTAAAGATAGAATCTTAGAAACAGATAAAGTCGATGCCGACAATTTAAACAACGAACTACTCAGAATCACTGTCGGTAATCGTACTATGGACTTTAACGAATCAACTTTCCCATACGCTATCAAAATCATTGTAAACCACTGGCTTGATAGAAAGCGGTTTAAAGCTGGTTATTGGAAGAAATGGGAACGAGCAAGAAAGAATAACGGAGGAAATTAAAATGAGAAATCCGAATAGATTAGACGCCTTTTACGATGAATTTAGAGAGTTACATAAAGAATGTTTTCCAGATTGGCGATTTGGTCAGTTAATTATTAATTTTTTTAGTTCCTTTAATAGTGACCCTTGGTTTTATGAAGAAGATAAAATGTTGAAATTATTTAAAGATTATTGCAATAAATATGGGAGATTACAATGAGGTTGTGGACTAAGTGCGACAGATGCGGAAAATACATTGCTGTAAATTTAGACCGTGGAGCAAAGAACGATGTTTATAAAGTTTCTTGCAATGACGTAGAACTTGCTACTCTTTGTGTTACTTGTCATCAGTATTTAAATAACTGGCTTAAAGGTCGTGGAGACTACGGAGTTATAAGAGTTGAAGATAATTAAAAGGAGAAATACGGTAACATGAAATCTGATTTTATAATAAACGAATATGAATTTAAAGCGGTGATTACTGGTAAAATCATCGGCGAAAGCTACATAGATGCATTAGAAAATATGTTTATCCCCGGCATGATGACTGAGGTAAATAAAGTAAAGCTTAAAGAGATTGATAAAGTTGGAGAAAATATAAATGATTAATTATAAATTTAGTTTCAAAGATACTTTAGAACGAGAAAAGCATATGGTGTTTACAAGTGATATGTCAGAACGAACAATGAAAGCATTGGCTCACCATGATAATGTCATTAAAGCGTTAGAAAAACAAATACCTAAGAGACCTATTTGGGAAGGTGACGGATATTCTGACGGAGAGATGGTTTATGACACATGGTATTGTCCTAATTGCGATTATGGTTTTGATGAAGATGAGCCTCACTGGTTTTGTCCAGTGTGCGGACAGGCAATTGATTGGAGCGAAGAAGGAGGCGACAAATGAGAAAAGAAGATGTTGTTTTTCATGAAGACGATGAATATGTTGTAATGGAAGAAGACGGATGGAAGATTTTACTATGTGTAAATCATTTTAAATGCATGTTTGGATACGATGTAGAAAATCCCAATGGTGGTAGCTACGGTTTGTATACATGGGATATCTATGAAGCAATTGAAAAATTAAATGAATTAAAAAAGGAATATAAGAATGAAAGATAATAATCATAATAATGGTAAAAAAATAATATACCTAGATTCGGCGGCAACAACTAAACCAACTCCTCAAGTGATAAACGATTTTGTTTGGGCATCTAAAAACTGTTGGTATAATCCATCTGCTATTTATCAAGGCGGTGTTGAAGCGAGAACACTAATAGAAAATGCTCGTAAAATTTGTGCCGAAAGCATTAATTGCTCCCCAGAAGAGATTTATTTTACATCTGGCGGTACTGAAAGTAATAATTGGGCATTAGCAGACATTAAAACGTACTGCTCATGGATAGAACATCCAAGTGTTTATGACAACTGCTATTATTCGTTATTTAAAGTTGATGAACATGGTTTTATTTACAAAGGTGGTTTATATAGCACTGAAGAAGATGATGTTGTAAGTATCCAATTGGCAAACAATGAGATAGGCACTATACAGGACATCGAATCAATATCTAAAATAGTTCATGATGCAAATGCTATTCTTCATGTTGATGCTGTACAGGCTTATATGCATATTCCAATTGACGTAAAAGAATTGGGCATTGATATGATGAGTGTATCTGGACATAAATTCGGAGCATTAAAAGGGACTGGTTTTTTATATGTAAATAAACATATTAATTTTGAACCAATGTTACTTGGTGGCCATCAAGAGATGAATATGAGAGCTGGCACAGAGAATGTTGCAGGAATTTACGCAATGGGTAACAGAGTAAAGTACATCATGGAACATGGTTACAATGTAGTTCATGTGGCAAATATCACTCGTAAACTTAGCAAAGCTATTTACGAAAAATGCGGTGACTTATGTGAGATAATTGCTAACGGTGCTGAAGATACTAAATGGCGGTTGCCTAACAATCTAAGTCTCACCTTCCGAGGAATCAATGCAGAAGCTCTTTTGATTATGTTATCCGAACAAGGTATCTATTGTAGTGCTGGTTCTGCTTGCAGTGCCGGGTTGCCCGAGCCGAGCCGTGTGCTTAAAGCGATTGGATTAAGTGATGAAGATGCTAAGAGTACTTTAAGATTTACAGTTACTGAAGATTTGACTGATGAAGATATTGATTATGTTGCTGATACATTGAAACGATTGATTCCAATGGCTAAAAAATAATATTATTATCACACTAAATTAAATTTATCACTAGAATTTATTACTTATCAAGGGGTGGACAATGGGAAAATATGGTTACAAAATACACAACTATGCCGCAGGTTCTATTTACGAGAAAATGACAGGTGTTCGTGAAATTTACGATTGCAAAGACGCTATGCTCACAAACAGTCTATTTTTAGACTACATAAAAACATTACCAGATTTTGAAGCAATTAACGATGAGTCCACTCGTGATATTATCTGTATTGAGTTTAATTACGGTTCTAGAACTTACGAACAAGAAAAGAAGCATTTAGAAAAATTAATTAAAGAAACTGAATTAGATACTAAACGTACTGAAGATAAAAAGGCGGCACGATTAGAACGGCTACATGAATTGTTAGATTCGTGTGAAACCAATAAGGATAAATACGACAAAAAATCTGCCGCCGAAATTCGTAAAATCTTCTACAACGAAGGCGTGACCATCGAGTATAAGCACGTTAATAAGTTTAAGAAAGAGACATTTACTTATATTAATTATAAGATGCTCTATCGTACTCCCGGCAAGGCGAAAAAAGGTAGCTGTATGTTTATCAAGGATTCCCTGTATGAGAAGGCTAGAAATTTTTTATACATGGGAATCCAGTTGCCTGAGAAGAATGCTCCCATTGTCGAAATTGGTGCTTACTCTTCCCTCGCAACTTCTACTATTATTGATAAGATACAGATAAAACCAGAAGAGATTCTCATTGTTGAAGATGTAGATTCAGTTTTTAAAACAAAGGTAGTATCTGTAGAATTGGATGAAGATAAATGGTGTCAGGCGGTAACAAGAAACGATTACACGGTTAAGAATACTCTTTTTGATGGTCAGGCATTAATTGATTCTTCTATCTTTCCTGATTGGGGCAATGGGTACGTTTTATTAAGACAGCACTTTTTTAAAGCCGCTGCTTTTTGCTCCCATATTCAGAAGTTTTTTAAAGACTATTATGGTGATGATTACGAAACTGCCACTGTTAAAGATATGTGGGGTCGAGAAATACCTGTTAAAAATATTAAGTTTATAACTACTGACAATGCTATCAAATGGCTTAAGTTTGACATTAGCTTTAACTATTGGAGTGAATGGGTAAGATTAAACGGTAGCTATTTCGGTATTGTTAAAACAGCTCATCCAAGTAAATTAGGCGATGTCCAGCGTATGAGTTATCAAATGATAAATGCGTTAGATATTGACACAATGGATAAAGTTGTTGAAACATCTGTTGATTATATTCACAGTCTTAAAAAAGATAATGATGTCTTCTTAGACTATTTAGATAAAAATAAGAACTTTTCTAATGATTATGAAGCATTGGTCGCTTTAGTTCATCAAGATAGGGATTTTCTTAGAAG